TCATAGTTCTTTTACAATTTTCCTTCTAAAAGCCCGAATATGCTCTGGTCCGGTACCGCAGCAACCGCCGATGATCTGAGCACCAGCCTGTAATAGCTCCGGTACAACAACCGCCATATCTTCAGCACTCTGATTATAGATTGTCTGCTGCTGTTTATCCAACTTCGGAATACCAGCGTTTGGATAAGCCATCATGGGTTTAATCGGGTTAATGCCTCTTGCCTTCATTGCCTCACGAAGTTCGATAATCCCCTGACAAACATATGGCATACCCGTATGTTCAACTCGATGTTGCTCCGCACCGCAGTTGATTCCAAGCACATGAACGAAGTCTAAAAGACTAACGCCATCAGAATATTCGCCGCCGGACAGGAAATCAAGTAACGAAGTTGCGGAGTGACCCCAGTCTGTTTTGTAGACGATTTTTCCCGTGGCCCGGTCTTTGGTATATTTATATGTACAGTTGACAGCAATTGGCAGGTTGAATCGTCGGATGACATCAACTGCAATAGCTGCTTCCGTAGCAGAGAACATCGTTTCCAAACAGAACAGATCAATACCGGCCTCAGCCATTCTTTCCGCCACCCGTTCGTGTGCATCGCGCACTTTCTGATTTGGAATGCCGAAATCCGTGCCTCCAGCATCTGTCTCGATAGCTCCGGGTGAGGGTCCAATCGAACCAGCAACGTAGATATCTCTATCGCTGGCATCGGCTGAAGCCCTAGCAATCTCGACGGCACTGGTGACCAGTCCGTCAGAATCATCGGCATCATGATCCGCCATCTCCAAGTGTAGTGGCGAAGCCACGAATGTGTTCGTTCCGATAATATCAGAACCAGCAGCAACGTAGGAATCGTGTACATCCCGTACCGCTTCAGGATACAACTTAGTCGCCAAAGCACTGTTTGGCAGCTTAATGCCGCGATTGAAAAGCTCAGTGCCAAAAGCGCCATCAAAAAGAATCGGAGTCACATCCTGTAGGCGTTCAAGAAAGGTTTGCATATTTTTGATATTTGATACGACATTCATTACATCTAGTATGAAGATCTACCATACCCATATGTTCATTCATTAATGAATTTCTTACAAAGTCAGATAAAGAATCTAAAACACAAGATTCTACTATTAATGGGGATTTATGATTATATCCCCTATTAACTAATTCAATAGCCAAATCATCATGTCTTTTTTGTAATGATCTAACTTCTAAATAATGCTTGTTAACATACCCATCCATTTTTGTGCCTTTTTTCATTGCCCCATAAAACATATGACATTCGCAATGTTCACCTAATAAATGTTGTCGGCACATTGTAGACGGGTCTACCATCCATAATCGCATCTATTTCTCCAAGTTAAAGCGGATCCAGTAGGAGTCGAACCCACAGTCATAAGTTTTAGAAAGTCGTCCCAATGGAAGACTCTATTCTATGTAGACAGTTCACAAAGTACCTTTCGTGTTCAACTCTTTAAGACTACGAGCTTTCTGTTTCTCTTGACGGATTTTGGCGCGCCGTCACATAGGTATTCAATCTCTACAATAATTTCACTTTTTTCTTCATAGATCATATCCACTATGCCGTTGACTGGGTGTGGTCCAAATTTGAATGTAACCTTATCTCCGCGAGTTAGTTTGTCTACTTCGGATCTAGTCATTTCTCCCCCTTTCTTTTTTTCTTATTCATTGTCTTGTTACCGTTCTCCTGGTTGCCGTTTCTTCTTTGGTGCATATATAATCGGTGGTGGTTCTATCGTTTCATTCGCATACCATGCCCCTATCCAATCTACTGCACTCTTTGGTAGCTTCCAGCACTTCGTGCGTCCATCTCCTTTCGGCCTATCATCTATGGCAATAATGTAGCCACCCTCTTGGTAGACGCTTATGTTACTAAATCCCCTACGTGTCAGACACTGCGCTATTGGATCGTGTCCTCTCTCTTGTGTTGCCTCTACCATATCTTGCTTTGTGACTAATATCCTCATTTCTTCTCACCTATGCGCCAATCAATATTCATTAGTTCATCACTTCCATTTAGAGTTCAGTTGCTCTTAACTCTGCTTCGTCTCGAGACTCAGTACAATGGTGGGACCGGCAGGACTCGAACCTGCAACCAACTGATTATGAGTCAGTTGCTCTAACCATTGAGCTACGGTCCCGTTTAAATCTTAACGAGCTCTTGTGTTATTTGATTCTTGTCTTATGGTTCTTTTACTTCTAGATGTAACTGGACTACTAGTTTGTAGTATCTGCAGGTGTTTCAGCCGGAACTTCAACTGCATCGGTGTTTGCTGGCGCGTCTGATTCTTCAGCTTGGTTTTGGTTGCATCCTGTGAATGTTAATGCGATTGCTATGAAAAATAATGCTATGGCCTTCTTCATTGTATTTGTCCTTATGTTGATTAGTGATTTTAACGATCTTATTGTTTTATTTTAGGAATAAATTTAAGTTAATTCTTTTATTGCTTTCGTTGGAAACTTGAATGTAAATTTTGTTCTTTCGCTGTTTTTGATCCTGCTTCTTGGAAATAAAATGGCCCGCCGACCAAGGGATTCGTCAATGAAATTACATACTTTTAACGAGTAAGTAGTTTGCATAACCCTAAGCCGGCAGAACCAAACTCATGAAATGGTAGGCGGTGAGGGACTCGAACCCCCGACCTCTTCGGAGTAAACGAAATGCTCTAGCCAACTGAGCTAACCGCCCATTCTGTACTCTTTATCTTTTTCGTCCTAATATGCTCTAGATATGAAATTGTATTAATCATACCTGGATGTGATTGCATACCAACGATAAACATGTAATGTTTACTTTCCGACCCAAACAAGTTTGCCAGTTCTATCTTTGTTATTGTTCCGTCAGGATCTTCAAGTCGATCTATAAGTCAGGGAAGTGTCTCTGTGAATTGCCCACTGTCACATTCAACTATTAGTTAGCTATGTGTACTCACAAAAATTAGATTATGTTATTCTTGAAATATGAGTAGAACTTCCTTTACTTAGTCTTCTCTTTGCCAAAAAGTCTTTTCACAAGAGCAGTACAAACGTTTCACTTTAAGATCTTTAGTACAATATATCCACATCTTACGATGATCTTTCTTGAACCAAAGAAACTTACAATGAAACAACCGTTTTATCCGTGCGCTAAGAACACCAATAGCATTCAATATACAAATCCTCGATCTAGGAGTAAGGAAGAATTTAACTTCCATTATCAGATGACAAATTTGATTCCTTTCAATTTTACTCCAGTTTAGAAGATGTTCACTCATAGATAAATATATATAACTCACCCGAGATATATATGGCAATCAAAGTATAGATACGTGACAATATAAGTACTAGAATACAATACTTTCTTAGTCAGAAAAAGCTCTAATTTATAATCTATTTCCTGTCACTAATCTCATCTTCCCTTTAATTTTATTCTGGTTTAGATAGTAATAATGATAACAATAATATGTCAGCAACATTGTCATCATTACATGTATTTTTTATCTTATCTATAGATGTTACTAGTTTATTTAATTCTGTTTTATTATTCGCTAATGCATGAATATCGTTTATCCTATTTTGCAAATTACTAGAAAGCAGAGAAATTTTAGGTTTCCTCTTTGGTCTAACATTGCGTTTTGGTCTAGGAGCTGGTACTTCTAATTCTGATGACATAATTTCATTTATTCCCCTTGTAATAATGCTTTTAAAGTAATAGCAACTTCAATCTTTTTAGATAGATTACTTGCTTCATCCATATTTTTATAGTTTTTGAATTTTATCCATTGTTTAATAACTTCCTCAAGTCTAGACAAAACTAAAATTTCTTGAGTTTCAAATTCAGATTTTTTATTATTGCAGAGTCTACACATCACTTGATAATTATTTTGAGTGTTACTTCCGTCCTTACCTTTACATATTACATGATCTTTAGTAAAGAGAACTTCATCTCCATCATCATCAATCCCATATAAATTTAAATGAAACTTGTCTTGTTTGTCGTGGCACTCTGCTGCAAAAAATGTACCTTCTAAATTACACGCGCAGCAAACAGTTCCCTTTTCAGCAAACAGTTTCAATCTTTGTGAAGCCATGTTAATATCTATACCATGAAAATTCATTCTTTGTTTAGGAATATTAACAGTTCGAATTATAGTTAATACTTCTTCTATTGTGAATGTACATTGTCGGGTTAGATTTTGTTTCTTTCTATTATCTCTATTTCGCCCCCGACCACCATGAACTCCTCTCCGTCTTTTACTCATAATTAACACAAGGCACATTAACACCTACATTTAAAATTAATACTAAATCATATTTCCTTTTATGGGTGGAATAGTGGGGTTCGAACCCACGACCTCCTGGGCCACAACCGGGCGCTCTAACCAACTGAGCTATATTCCACATCTATAAAAATTTCCATTTTAAGAACACCTAGGATCAACTTATGTATGTTCGCGTATCCTATCATTATATCTATATATTATTGATTATATACAGTTTATTAATCTCTAACCTAACTACTATTATTTTTTCTTTTATTTTTGATTTGATATCTTCAAACTCAAAATCTTCCATCATTTGGTCAAGTATTAATTTTAATATCAAAAGACCTGGATATCCTAACTCGTCTACTGGTTTAGTTAACAGGTTTCTTTTCTGACCTGAGGTCATTTCTATTAGCTCCATTCATCCAAGGTTGAGAGTCCATTGTTTTCAGCCAACTACCCAATGTTGGAATGAATCCTAAATCTTCAATTATATGATCCTCGGCAAGTTGACGTACTGATACCTCTTTGTTATCAGAGTTTATCAATATATGCCCAAATACTTTCTCAACAATAAAAGTACCAAATGCATGATGAAGGACTACACGATGACTGATTTCAGGAAAAGCAGACTTACTAGAATCCATAAAATCATGTATCTCTATATAATCTTCCCATTTCCCACCATATTTTACCACACTGTTATCCGCATGTATTTTTGGTTTTGACATAACCTACTCCAATAATTCAGATGTATCAACTACGGTTTCTTGTACGAAATAAAACGGAGAAATCATATTATCATATATCTCATCCCAACGTTCTATTGGCATATTGGAGTTTATTGAGTCTAGTGGTGACTCAGGATCTTCTTCTACGTATATTTTTTCATGCGGACCAGGACCAATTAATCCTTCATTTTTATGTTGTTCGTAGATAGTCATAGACTTGAAAAATTCAGAAGGTTCATAATAAAAATTATCTAAGTTGCCATCATAGTCAGATACAACATAATCAAATGACCTCTTTGACGCTTCTTTTATTGCTGTTTTATGCTTAGTAAATATTATTTCACATGACCCTGAATCGCCAGAATCACAATAATATATTTCGTCATTATACTCATATTGTCGGGCACATAACACATACATCTTTGGTGATTCGGGCATTAAATTAATCCTTTTGAACAAGTTAATAAAGTGATACTGTCTGATGTATAAACTTCAACATTATCAACAACAGTTTCTATCATTACTGATTCTTCTAGCCATCGTTGCATCAAAGAATTGGTGATCATATATACACCTACATCGCCATTAGTACTAACTATTGATGTATCTACTAATAAATCTATTACATCTGGAGCATAGATTAAAATTTGATTGAAATCACATTCCTCAAATTCTGTACATATGATTTCTTTATTCTTCTTAAGCCATCTAACAAAATCTATGGCAGTTATACTCTCTCTATTTCCTGTTAATGCAAGCAGTGTCACATATGCCATATTAAGTTCCTTTCTATTACTATTACCACATATGGTTGGGATACTCGGATTTGGACCGAAGACTTTCTCCGTGCAAGGAAGACTCTAACCGCTGAGATATACCCCATCTTATTGTTTTGTTTAGGTTATACTAATATTAGAAAGGTTCATTCCCCTAGCGGTCATCCGCATAATGTAATTCAAATGCGTTCCAATCCGTTTCTCCGTATTCAGAATCAACAAACCACGTTATCTGTGCTGGTTTTGCGTTACGACCATTTGCGTGATCATATTCAGAACAGCCCGATAAACTACCATTCACCATGAAAAACTCTGTGTTCATGGGAACATGAAAATGACCAATTATCATCTTATGAAACTGGTGCTCCGTAAACATGCGAGACTTGGCCTCTCTCGATGTTTCTCTCTCTGCGCCGTACCATGGAAATCCTGCCCACCCTTGAATCGTGTGTCCGTGTTCAACCAAATACTTAACATTTTGAATTTGAATGACTTTCTTGATTGGTACTTCCAAGTGAAAATTAATATTGTCTATTTCTGCCAATTTCAATTGAGCCATATAGCCAACTAAATAATTATATGAATTGACACCAGCTTGTTTCATCTGGTTCTTCTTGGTTCTTCTAGAATGATTATCCGGAACTAAGAATTCAACTCTTACTGTTTCAAAATGAGGAGAAATTGTAGCAACAAATTCAGAGAATAATGCTGCGGCATTAGTGCATTGTAATGGTATAGGAAACTCATTTGTTACTCTTAATTCATCATGAATATCACCGGAGATCATGTCCCCATTGCAGATGATAACACATTCGTCAATATTATGAGTATGTCGTTTCCCTTCCACTTTCTCTAAGAATCGTTCAATTAGAAAGCCAGCTCTTTTTGTGGCAATTTCAAGATTGAATGAATTGAATCCTTCGATCTCATCTTGTTCAATGTCAGCCCCAATATGCCAATCTGATACCTGTAAAACTGCACTGCATGTTTTATCTATATCAGTATTGGCTACATATTCTATTTCAGGGGCATCAATGATATCTAGGTGTTCTACTATTTGACCAAAGAAATCTTCCTGTTGTCCAAGTTGTAATTTTAACTCATCTACTTTAGATCTAAGTTTTTTAGCATCCGCTCTAAGTTTCCTTACTATTGGATCTGGATCTATTTCATTTTTGAATTCTGCTGCTGATATTGAACTATTTAATGTGTCAGTTGACTCCATAATTGTCTATCCGATTTTAAAAGTTAAGCGACGTCTATAACTTCTTGTAGTGAAGTCAGGACACCTTCTTTTCCCCAAATTACATACTGTCTATTTTTCTGTTTGACTTCTAATTGATTAGAAGTCAAATCATCATGTGTAACTGCTTTCTTCCATTTGTCTATAGGTATACCTAATTCTCTACGGAAGTCTGCATCTTTTATAATATTATTTCCTAGTCTCTCTAATCCATTTTTAATTTTTTGTGGAACATCAAATTCGGCCTTGAATGATTCAACCGACATGGCATTTTGAAGTGCACCTTTAGATTTTTTCCGTTTCTTATTAACTGATGAACCATTTACCTTTTTGAGCATCTTATACGTTGCAGAATAAGAAACATTTAAAGCGGTCATGCAATCTTTTATGAGAAGTGTATTACTTTCATATTTATGTTTATTTATATTAATCCATTGTCTTGTTGTAATTTTAGTTTCCAATTTATTCCTCAATTGTTATTTTGTTCTATCATAAATTCATATTAAATCTCAGAAACTCAACCAGTTATATTTTTATTCAGATTCCAAATCTCCAATATTAGGCTGGAAGATTACATTAGTTTGATCTGATGTGGTTGATCTCTCACTTGTAAAATCATATTCATAATTTTCTAACAATTCTAAAATCTTTTCATTCAGTTTTATCTCCCTTTTGATTTCATTTATATGTTTGTTAGTAACTTCTATTTTAGCATCTAACATATGGACTAATGTGTTATCTTTCTTTTCTATTTTATGAGAAATCTTTTCTTTGATCTTCCCATATTTCATTATAGCCCTGTCTGCGTTCTTGATTTTCTTGTTTAAAGATAAAACATTATTAGTTATATGATTGGTCATTGTCGTGACAACATTCATATCAAATGACATATCCATATTTGAGTCAACTATTGAACCAAACAGTTGACACATTCCCGATACCGCCATTGATTCTAATGATGTTTCAGATAAGAACTCTAATGGTTCCCCTGAATCATATCTAGCTTTTTTATCAGCATCACTTAAGACTTCATATGCCTGACTTAATTCTTTAAATTCTTCTTCTTTGTCAGGATGTCGATCAGGATGACACTCCATACTTCGACACCTATATGCCTTTTTGATTTCATCTTCTGATGCATCAACTTCAACTCCTAATATTTCATATAACTTCATCTATTATATCATGTCATCATGTGTTCGATTAACCTTTTCGTTTAGCTCATCTATGGTTTCAGCGAGAGTTTCCCCGCAATTAGCACATTGGTAGCGATCAACCTCGCCACCAATGTAATGTGTTAATTGATCACCATATTCAGGGTAACCATCATTAACCTCGGTGACCTCAGAGGATACGGTAACATCCGTCATAATCTCTTCGACAGACGTGTTTTCCGTATTGCATTTTGTGCAAGTGATACCTTCCATTCGTCAATGTCTCCGTAGTCTTGTGCGATTCTGGTGCAGAGTTCGATCAACATGTCGCGTCCATAGAACGGGCTACCTGCTTGATCATCATACTTCTCCTTGTTAGAATAGTAGCTCCGATTGGGTCCGGCACTGAATTAGTTTGCTATATCCTCCTTTTCGGGATAAAGCCCATTCTTTTCATCTCGGCGTTGCTGCTCGTCTAAATCCTTTTCCCGCTCATCTATCTCCCGCTCTCGGTCTCCAAAATTTTTCATCCATGAGCAAAGCAATTCCCTAGCTTTATTTTTAGTTACAAAAAACTCAGTGATGATGTATTTATCAGCTGCAAACATATTGGTTATACCTGATTCGCGCAGTTCATCTAAGAACACATTCACTTCCTCTTTGAAACTATTTTCCATATCATCGACATGCTGCATGGGAGTACGCCTCGACTGTCCTTCATGCCATGCTGCATTGCATCTTGTAGTAGTGGCAGCTTCGTCTTGCTCCTTCTTACGTTTTTGGGCATCCTTGTATATCTGTACCCCCTCTGCCGGCCAGCCATCTATCCAGCGCCGCCCCTGTGTGTACTGGGGAGTCTCGTATCGAGTAGTCATATTGTCCCCCTTGTCTACGTCAGGGGTCTGTCGGTAGTCCACTCTAATGCAGTTATCCAGTACATCTTCTGCGATTGCTGCCTGTACGTCGAGGGATGTCACACTGAGATACTCGGTCGGGTGAACGATGGCTACTTCTTGTACGCTGTCATCGCTATCTTCCCGCATCAGAACTACTCGTCCACTTCCGTCAACGTGCATCTCTGTGTAGTAGTCTATTGTCTTTTTCACTGGTTACTCTCCTTGGTTGTTAGCTATTACATGCTAAATGAGTTTTCCGAAAATTATTAATTAACTTTTTGATGCTCGCAAACCTTGAAGTCAAGATTCGTATGTTGTGACTTCTAAACGGAGTTTGTACATACCCAAAACCAATTTCCGTGTGAATCCTTCATTACTTCCTTGTTACATTTAGAACAGATCGCATGATACCTACGCCCATCATGGTATTTTCGGCCTTCACCGTTTCCATTGTGACAACTAAATAATGTACAAGATAATTTAGTGCCACACATTTTGTCTATTAAACAAAAAACGAAAGGTAACAATATTAGTAAACAAACTAAAATTCCTATAACTATAAGCCATTGATTTAACATGAAAATATCTCCTTTAGTGTTAGAATGTGGTGGGTGGGAAAGGGGAGATTCGAACTCCCAACGGTTCTAAAGTAACGGGTTATAACCCGCCGAGGTACATCACCAGTCTCCTAAGCTTTCCCATATGTATTTAAACTGATCTTGTATTTGAAAGGTCCAGAAGAATTCGAACCTTCAACCACCAGGATCAAAACCTGGTGTTCTGCCAGTTGAACTATGGAACCATTTATAACTACTCTGGAAATCTTACCATCACTTCGTCATCATCTAACTTTGTCCACCTAAAACCATATTTGATATACCAATCCGTTAATTCATGGTATGTCATTCGTCCATATGACAAGGGGATACAAATTACTGTAATATGATTTTTATCAAGAATCGTCAACAACTCTGTCATCAACAGGGTTCCATCGCCCTGACTCTCGATTTTAGATTTTATCCTAGAAAACCAAAACACTTTCCCGGGTAGCTCACTATTAGTTATGTCCATGGTAAGACTACATATGGCACCGGACTCGGTTATCATTTCGATAGTTGTAGAAGTTATTTTTGTTGGAAAAACCAACGTTGGCGTGTAATAACAACTCACATATTTTCTACTATTAACTGAGTACAATCTAAATAAAGGTCAGATATTGCATCATCCGATCTAACATAAATGTCATACGGAGTTTGTACATGTCGAATGTCAAACTTATCTGTTAACGGATATTGCCATTCGACAGTATCAGCAGCCATTATTTCTTTATCCTTTTTAGTTACTAAAATATGATCACCATTACCTTGTCTTAATAGTTCACTTGTAACAGGATAAACACTATGTACCCTTTTGTATATTTTAGCATCTGATTTAAATCCTAACAGGAATGTAGCATCATTAATCTTAGGCTCTCTCCACTTTCCATTATATGGACAGTTAACAAGCTGCCAATTGAAACGTCCACTTACTGCTCCCTGTGTAGGTTTCTTTTTTCTTCCCTTATATAATTTAACCATTTGATTTCTGAGTTCTAATGGATAGTTATCCCTAGTTTTTAAGAAAGCAATTAAGGGCTTTATCAATGTTGGATTTGTTTGATATGTAGTTATGGCGGTTAATAGCTGATTTATAGTTGACAAGTTATAAACTTTAAAATGTACAGCTCCAGATATACTTGCCAACTCTTCCCAGTAATCATTGTTCTCAGGTTTGGTCATTATTTGAATTATAAATAATTTAGCCAAATCATTTTCCGCTAATTTCTGAGCTTCAACTCTCCAATCCAATTTATTAACATTTAATGGGTGATTTATCGAATTAGGTTTATTTTCCCCAATCATCACTAATGCACGTCTCTGGTATATGGAAGTAGATAAAGAATGGTTGAATTTACTCAATACTAACTCATAACATGACGAGTCGGAATTAATTTCAGGGAATCTAAGGTCAGTGATCGCTTGGGAAAGAAATGAAGTTGGGCATCTTAGTGGTGACTGGCAAATTGTAAATGGATCTCCTTCATGTTCATAATTGGTATGAATTATGAATGATGTAGATGTATGACATCCATTGGAACACATCGAGGCATAATAATCCCCTGCCCAATCTGCACAATTTAAAAATTTAAATGATTGACATCCTATGTGGGTAGACATGTCAAATGAATAATATATCCCATGTGAGTTGTCTAGTTTCTCCATAGCTATCCTTGAAGCTAATTTAGAATACTGATACTTCATATGTGAGTTGCTCCGAATTCCTGGCATGTTGGTAATTATTTCCTTTAGTTATAATGTTTATTTAAAACTATTTAATTTCCTTTTAAAAAATAAAAAAGAGAATAACTCCAATTTGTAAATGGCAGAGAGGGTGGGATTCGAACCCACGAATCACTTGCACGATTTTCAGTTTTCAAGACTGACGCCTTTTATCCACTCAGCCACCTCTCCATATAATTTATATTATTTAGAAAACTCCTGTTCTCTTCTCATATAGGAATATATATAGAAATAGTTTTCTATATAAAAAAAATCAACCACTGGCCAGTTGGTCAATTTTTACTTCTTATAGTTCCTTCGTTAACACATCCTAAATAACAATTCATTACATTTATAGTTCCTAAATTTTCTTTGGTCGGGGCGACACGATTTGAACATGCGACATTTTCGTCCCAAACGAAATGCTCTACCAGCCTGAGCTACGCCCCGATAACTTATTTATCTTTTATTCACAATGTTTCTAACAACATTCAACTCATACCATAGAGATAGTAGATGAATCTATAAACACTTTCATGTTGTTAACATGATAATATGGTAATATGAAACTACATGATTTTACCTTCAATCGTTTAGCTTTTTCTTTATATTCAGTCGGAAAAGATAAAACCTTAAATGTTACATATGGGCCAGGATATTGTCCGGTTTCAGATTTAATTTTCATAACTTTAAGATAAGTTCCTGCCAGAATCTGTGCCGCGTACATTGGTAATAATCTAAATGGTTATATTTTATTTTAATTTTAAATTTTTATTCATGGTATCAATGCAGTCCGGACACATGTATATCGGTGGAGAAATAGGTGATCTGTGATCAACTATAACATTTACAAGATTCCCACCAATTCCACACATATAACATTTAAGAGATTCCATTCTTCTCATGAAATTTCTATGATTTCTAATACATAACAATACATATACTACAAAACAGCCTATTGCATACCATCCTACTAATTCCATATGAGTCACAATCTACTCCGATGCTAGTTGTTTAATTATTGATGTTCTATCTAATTCTGTTTGTAGTATCTTACATCTCATACAAGTAGAACGATCTCTTAATGGATCTACAAAATACAGTGTCCCATGATCACATAGAGGTATTATATAATCATGTACTGATACAATTTGTTTAGCGGGTGTTACAATGGAGTTGTATGTGAAGGTAGGGTGTACATACATGTAACAACCATGCTTCTTTTTAGGTATTCGTATCTTATATGTCACATTTTGTGATCTCTCTGAACTACTAGAAGATACCCCTATCAACATGGACATAGTTATACATTTACTACATACTAGTTGTCCTGTTATCTTTGTTGATTCATAATCAACTTCTTTCTTTTCCCTATCTATAAATATATAATCACAAAATGAGAAATAACTAAAACTACCATCTATATTGATTTCTTTATAATAAAAATGACAATCAGAATTAGTCATAGTTATATAACACTTCTTACAAAAAAAGTGGTTTCTTCTATAAGATTAGATATAATGTGAAAGTGATTATGCTCACAAATAGATGAACATGACAAACATATATTACATTCTTGTGCAAGAGATTGATCTCTATCTAGTTCTACTGCCTCACAAAATGATGGGCATCTACTTTTTATTAAATTAGATCCCAATACAAAATAACATATATAAATCATTCTTTAACCTACTCGTCTAGTTTAACATTCCAATAAGCAATATCAATGAATTGCTCCCACGACTTAGGAATTTCTTCCCCTCTGGTTTTGTTTTGAACGTACTGAGGTCTAACTGGATTCTTAATCAATATCATGCCTGCCTGAATAGGAGTTCTATCTCCCTTAACTGAGTTACATGGGATACATGACACTACAACATTCTTCCATGTAGATTTGCCACCTTGACTTCTTGGCAACACATGGTCGATGTTTAATTTATTATATAAAAGTTGCTTCCCGCAGTACTGACACGTATTGTTATCTCTCAGGAATACATTCTTCCTACTAAACTTAACGTTCATTGGTCTGAAAATTTTAACTCTAGTAAAAATAATGATCTCAGGGATCATAAAGCATATAGATGAGTTACCAATAAATCTCTGTTTTTGATCCTTAGAAATTGAAGTTATGTCACTCCAATTATCTACCCATGATTCAAAATCATGTAAAGAAAAATCATGACGTACAATTTTAGCTTTACCTGCTACAACTTTCTTTAGTGCTTTGAACACTGGCGTCACATTGATTGGTTGCCATGATTTGTTCAGTACTAGTACGTTGTGCCTTAATAAAGCATTCGAGTTCATTTTAAATCCTAATTTCTTTTAGGTTGTTTCAATTTAGTGACTCCGACCAGATTTGAACTGGCGTTACTGCTGCGAAAGAGCAGAGTCCTGACCAACTAGACGACAGAATCACTATAAATTAAGGGGCGTGTTTAGTTTCATTCCATAACTGATGAATGATCATAAACTTATCCGTTTTATCAAAATCTCTAATATATCGTTTGGGCATTGTTCTAACTTTAAACAATTCTACTCCATTAAATCGGAATGTCCATTTTTGCTTTTTTCTTTGTTTTACAATATACCATCCTGGCCTATTGATTAGCCACGTACTAACTTTTCTTTTATTGGAATATACTACATAATTACCATGACATACAGATAATTCTGTAAATCTTCTTCTAACGGATTGTACTGATCCTTTTATTACAACTGGCCCTGTTACAGGATAAGCATATACAACTGCCCATGTACCAGAAGATTCATTAAGACGTTGTTTGCGTTTTAGATGTGTTAGTAATGAATTAATCCCATTACTTGGGCCCCAGGTGTTCGCGGGCGACTTCGACCTGTTGTGCGATCCCATAGCAACTATTGCCATATATTTCTCCTTGTAATAAAAAATGAACTGGTTCTCAACTTTGTTATCGTGTCGTCTGGTTTAGACTAAAGGTACTTGTCTAAACCATTAATTATCTAATTTTTAATATCCCTAAATGATATTTAATATGACACCAAACTATAAGTCTTACCAATGCGTCCCAAGATACAAATAATTTTAAATTAGTGTAATGCATCCAAGAACCAGTTCATATCTTATAACAAGAAAAAGTAGTTGATCAAAGACTTAAACCTCATGATCCCCTGCGTTGACTGATATAAATAAAAAAGATCTTCTGACAGGATTCGAACCTGCAAAGACTTACGCCGGGTGTGAGGTCCCTGCTTTTTCCATAATTAGCATTACAGAAGATCTATTGGTACCCGAGGAGGGACTCGAACCCACACACCCTTGCGGATAACGGATTTTAAGTCCGTTGCGTCTGCCATTCCGCCACTCGGGCACAACTTAAGTCTCTTAGCTCTACTATAGTTCCCCCTTTTGCAACAAGTCCACATTTCAATAAAGCCTGTCTAATATTTGAAGTTGAATTTAAAGCTTTGTTAAGAAGGGGGGTAAGGGGCAATAGGTATCTCGGATTCATTTATGATATTTATAAAATCTGAGATACCTATCTATGATATAAGACATATTACGCAGCGAATGCATTGGTCATACTACAGGTAGCCTTTTCAAGAGTTTAGACGTATGCTGGCCCGGATGAACCATGGATGAATTGATTGCATCAATCGCATCATCGTTATCATCCGAGATAGAAGTGGTTCGCCGGAAAGTGGGACACTTTCGATGATTAGTCCCAACTTTTTTTTTTCTCCGACTGCGCTGGCTTCCACCATTCCGTGCACTCTTCTTCATCAGTTCCTCTCTCTTAGTTTAAGATTAGCCTATAAATAGGAGAAGCTAATCATGCTTTTTTACTGTGTCTTTCATGCAACGCATGACGGCTTAGACATCAAACTCCTTCTTCATTTTTAAATATATATAGAATACGGTTTTTAAAAGGGAATCTTATTAATCTACTAGCGTGTTTTCGTTTCATACTCCCCTAGATTTTCAACTATGGTCGTTCTTTCACATTCAGTCCTGTCTTCATCAGATAATGGGGCGATTTTAATAGTGTTCATGATCTTCTCTATTCGTTCAGGAATATGGTCCCCCTCAGCATAGCGTTTTCTAAAACCTAAATGTTTCTGAACAATTGATTTGACTCTTGATTTGGTATTGATCTTCCCTCCTAGTTCTTTATATTTCTGAAGGCAACATAATTCACCAAGCAATGCAAGATGACAAAATGGATTGTAATTATTCTCCTTACATACTGGTTGATTGATATCTACATGTTTAGCTTTATGTACCGTCCTCATTCCGCGGATTCTCTCATCATGTAAAGCAGTTACACCAGTATAATGTTTATGGGAATTCCATGAGTCATTATAGTTAACAATTCCCAAATCTTTTACTTTTGCAAGTTCCATAATTTGAGATGTTATATCTAATACTGTAGCACCAAACGAAGTTAAGTTAAATCCTAACACATTCTTGAACATAAGTAACATCCCATGAGTATGAAACATAGTATTTGGTTTAACTACTCTTAAAAGTCGTTTGAAACCATCCGCCTTTAACATTGATCCTTTTGGGAATAAAACAGGAAATACAACAGTACATCTAATAAGATCCTTTAGAAAAGTATCCGGAAAAAGTGCAGTCTCGACCGGCTTCCCTTGAATACAAAATGCTACTCCGGACGTATGGGAATGAGTACCAAAATCACTAGTGGATGGCCTTTCAAATCTATCCTCTCTATTCAACTCTGTACAGAATATATTCCAAACCTCTAAATGATGTTGAGTTGGCCAATGTCCCGCTGAATCAATCACAAAATGAGGCATGTTCGGTTTTATTAATGTACAACTACCAGGACTAACTAATAAAGTATGAGCCTTATAACTAATATGCAAATCAATCATTTTATATCAACTAATTATGAATTTTCTAACTCCTAACGAGTCCAATCCTTCTACTTGGTCCTTAAAACTTCTTATACACTTTTTCTTAATTCATCAACTATATGTTCTTCTAGAAAATATCTTCCCTCGTATTCTGTTATTTCATTTATTACATCTGTGCTATTTGCATCTGTCAAAACTGCACACATAAATTTATAGGATTTTAGACTAATCCCATTGGGTTCGTCTAAAATATCAATTGCCATTAACCTAATGCCATTCTTTGCCATGAATCTTCCTCAAGTTAATTAAAGGATATAACGATTAAATTATACCCTTTAATATTAAATTATACGTCGCCTTTATCTCGGAGAACGTCGAATAACGAATTTACAGCCCATTCTGCTGCAAACGTTACAATCTTTCTTTCAAACTTAGTTTCAAGACCACCAATTAACAACGGAACATTAATGTTGTTTTTGGTTCCATCCGGATAACCATCAACCGTCTTGTATGTTAACCATACTGCATCAACAACAAACTGTTTCTTTTGTTCACCTGTAAAATCATTAATAGTACTGGCCAACGTCATAAATGGTCCAACCACTTTTCCTAAAGTTACAGCATCAGACCATTGAAACCCATCAGCCAATGAACCAACAACCGAATATACAATCTCTGTTAACTCAGGAATCTTCTCTGCTAACTGCCCATAAGAGACTTCCTCAATCTCACTGGTGCCTTTCAATTTACTCAAAGTGCCTGTAACGGTTTCTTTTAATTTTTCTAGAATTTCCATTTGTTTAATTTCCTTTTACAAATTTAATATATCTTATAACAAATCTTAATATATTTTTAATTTTTTACTATATTAGATCTCTACATAATCTAACATCATTATGATTAATTAACCATCCATAAATACCCATTCTTCTGGGAAATAAAAAAGTTCTAATTCTCCCTGATCAACTATAGCGGTTAGGGTCTGCTAAACCAGTGTCCAACCGATTCTTTGAGGTTGTGTAGCTTCCCGTATCTGTATCGATGACTACGCTGTCGGTGCTGCTGAGATTATCAAACTCGATACCTTCATTAAGCGTCTTGGTTGCCTCCTTATCCACCATCGAGGCATGACTGCCGTAGTCTGATGGGTAGGTAGGCAGTACTTCTTTCTCTTTCTTTGCTTGGTATTTCGCCATGCTCATCATTCCTTTTTTAGTTTTTGATTGTCCTATTATACTCTTTTTTTGGAAGGTGGTATTCTCGTTCTGTAACGTTAAATATAATATTACATATTAAACAGCTAACATTAAATTCCTTTTTCTCCCCAAATTTCCTATCGTAATATTTACAAATTCTTCCTTCTGACTCCATTTAGAACTTTTTTAATTTATTCTAAATGGAGCCAAAGAAGGTCGAACCTACTGGTGGAGCTGTCGGGGATCGAACCCGAGTCCGAAATAAACCAACAACAAGCGTCTACATACATAGGATTCTGTTTTTTTGTATTATTAAGAGATCAAGTCAACACAGACCAAGACCATTTCTCTGATTCAATTTAGAATTTTAGTTCTCCTGCCAATTGACAAATACAGAAGACTTATTCTCACAAATTTTACACCCTCGCCACATCCCCAGAGACCTGAGAATTTGTGGGTTGAGGTCTACTTAATTAAGCAGCCACCTGATAAGCAACAGTTCCGGGGAACTGAAGGATGGGAGTCTCAACACTAGTTGTTTTAGCAATTAGTATGTTGATCGATATTTTATGAGGCCAACGATCATCCTCAGTATGCAACTTGCCATCTAATCTACTCCGTCGAAGCCAATTCAGCCCCGTTTAAAATTAATCTGATGTGGAAATCTTTCTTTTCTTTGTGATCATGCGATTGAGTTTTCTGGCAGCTCGACTAAGAAACTTTCCATTTTTACTTCTCTTCGCGTCATCTGGTAGTTCTTCAAATGCCTGTTGCGGTGTAAGCTCTTCTGCTTTTACTCTGTCGATCAGTCCCATTTGGTGTGTTCCTTGTAATAGTAATAATAATAATACTTAAAACTTATAGTTGGATGCCATCGGGATCTTTGTCCGGATGAATCTTCTGGAGTTTACAAGTCGTTTTTATATCAAATTGACAATCTGCAAGTGAGCCATCCATGTGATCTTTAATTTCTCTACCAATTCTTCTTGCTTCTACGTCATCAAGTGCATCAATCTCAACTCGAATAACTAAGTGATATTTCCCGTTATTCAACATTTCCCCCTACGCTTGTTGTGTTTGTCGATTTATATATTTAAGGCGTATAGGTGTTTTTTTGTTCTTAATTGTTTAGAATGAATATGTAATTTATTATTACCATATTAGAATTAAGAAGTGGTGGAGCTGATCGGATTCGAACCGATGACTTCTGCCTTGCAAAAGCAGTGCTCTATCCAACTGAGCTACAGCCCCCAAGAATTTAAAATGGTTTAATTACTATTTGTATAATTTGTTTTCTCACTTTAACATACTCCATTAATGGAGCGAGTGGTCGGATTCGAACCGACGACAAGTAGTTTGGAAAACTACGGCTCTACCACTGAGCTACACTCGCGTAAAAAGTATTCTTAATCAAATTCTATTCTTATCAAGAATATGAAAATGAAAGACTGTTATGAATCCCACAAGATTACTCACTAACAATGACCCATTAGAGCTAACCTTTAATAGTTATTCTAATGATAAAATATAGGTTCGAATGGTAGGCGAGGTGGGACTCGAACCCACAACTCCCGTTAAAGGAGGCCAGATCCTAAATCTGGTGCGTAGGCCAATTCCGCCACTCGCCCACAATAATTACTTCTACTTATAGCCTTTCTTGGTCCAAGTATAAAATAAAAAATTCATCGTGACTGTGATGACCAGGATCTTGTATCACACCAAACATGAATTATAATCATGTTTATATATATGTTGTTAATAAAGTTCTTTCTTCATTTATAAATATATATACCTTTTTATTCTTAACCAAATTAAACTCTATATATTTTATGAAGGATCACCATGTGATCATATGGGCAATTTCTATCTCTATCATTATTAGGATCATCAGGAGTCATCAGAGTCATCAGGGTCATCATCATCTTCCTCTGTTTCTAATAAAAGATTCTCCCATGAGTCAGCATCCGTCCATCCGAAATATATCCCATATCTTATCAATGGATTAATTACGAAAAAGGAAAGAAGCATAAACCATATGAACGCAAATATTCCCCATAATACAGGAACCCATTCCCATTCTCCTGCTTCTATTCTTATGGCTACCATCATAGACATAAAACATGCAAATAACCAATAGATAGTTCCTGGCATTACAATTTGCCTCCTTTTGAATTAACTTTATTTAATTTTAGTTAATACTGATTTCCACGTATCAAAATGAACTGCTCTATCATCAATATAATATTCAGCCGCATATTTTATGTTAGTGACCTTTTTGATGTATTGAGCTAAGTCGTATTTTTCTAACCATTCCCAGACTGCTTTCCATTGTTTATCTCCCACTTTATTAATTCGGGCTGTTAAAATAAACAATGAATACTTCTTATTTAGTTGTTCTAATGCATCTTTGACATCATCCATTGGTTCATCATAAACTGCACCACCTCTCCATCCACTAGAATATTTATGGATAGTAGCATCAAAATCAATTCCTATTAGTTTCTTTCTGGACACTATTGATGCCTCCGCTATATATTCTTTAATTGGTTTCATATTGTTTTACCTGCCTTTGTCATAGACATATTTACAGACGCTATATTATCACAGATCAATCCTTCTTTTGTTAATCCATGTCTAACTATATGAATTGATCTTGTATAATTGGGACTTAAATCAAAATTGATTGTTCCCGGTTTTCGTCCTTTTATATTAACTAAATATTCATTTTGATTATTAGATAAAAGATTATATATCTCCCCCCTCAGTAATCCTATTGATAGTTTAGGTTTAATGTATCCTATAAGGTGCATTCCGTATGGTGATGTAAAAAGTTTCTCCCAATTCAGAACTCCCATATCATAAAGAGATTTCTGTGCAATTTCTGATGCCTCCCATATCTCTTTATAGTTAATTCCTTTTCCTGCATCAATATCCACTATAAAATAATCTGTTCGATCCGGTCTCTCCACATAAATAGATACTGTTCTCCCTGTAATTAATTCTTCATAATTACTATCATTCAGTATAATAGGCCCGGATTTTAACTTACGTTTAACTACTATCTTCCCATCAATCACTAAAAAGAAAGCTACTGGGCGACTACCAATCCAATTAAGTATCTTTCTTTTATTCCCCATGTAGTAATCATAAATCTGCTGCTCAGTCAAACCACGTGGATAGAATTTGTTTTTGATTACAATATCATCTACATTCTGTGGGGCATGTTCACTGATGTCGTTTAGATACTCTGAGATAGTATACATATAAATTTTCTATTTAATAATCCATTATCATATGATTATAAGAGCTACCATCTATTAATGTATCAGCCGTATCATAATAACTAGCTATAATATTCTTTTTGTTATTATCTTTTCCTTGTATCCAATTAATAAGAGTAATATCTTCTATTATCTTTTTATCATTAAATGTTAGAATCTTTTTACATTTGTTATAATACGATAATACATCCTTTAGATAACTATTTGGTTTATCTTTTCTATTTAAAATTTTTAAGTATTTTTTATATTCTGGTAAAATAGCTATTAACTTATCTGTTTCTTTGATATGTAATTTCAGAAAGGATTTAAATTTGGGGAGGATCTTTTTGACATTGTTATGTATTATAGGTAACTGTTTATCATAGTATTGTTTGTATTTTAAATAATGAGATCTTTTCCCAAAATAGAAAGGACTCCCATATTCAATACTTAGATCTTCTGGCATTGTGGCTACCATCTTACTCAGCCAATGATCAAGAGCTTTAGTTACTAATGGATCTATAGTATCATTCTTTAAAAAATATAAATAGTCTATTTGTTTGTCTATTTCATTAAGTCTTTTCTTAGCTTCTTTGACTTCCTCACTAGCTCGAGGAAAGCGCCACGTAGAAGCGGGAGGGGGTTTAAAAAATAAAGATTCTAGTATCAAAATATATTTATCGTTCATTATACAACTCTATGTTGGATATGTTTTTTTTCTATGAAGTTTATTGCATTTTCTACTGCACCTACTTCCATACCAAATCTACTTTTAGTTGAACAACTCCCCAAATGAGGAGTTAAGAAGGTGTTAGGAAGGTCGATTAATTTGCCGGTGTAAGGTTCGTCATTGTATACATCAATAGCAGCACGGGCCATTATATTGGTTAATAGAAAACCACATAAGTCATGTTCATTGATTATACCCCCTCTACTTGTATTTATCAAACAAACATCAGATCTAAGATTATCAAAATCAGAACCAGCAATATAATTTTTGTTCTCATCTGTATATGGGATATGTATTGTCACAATATCACACATGCTTAATATTGACTCTTTATAATCAGGCTCACATCTAGGCAAGTTCATCTTCTCTTCATCTATATCATTAACGAAGATACGTCTAGGTTTCAATCCTTGGAGTTTTTCAATAACCAATTTGCCTACTCGGCCACATCCTATAACTCCCACATTACAATCCCTGATCTCTTTTCCTATTCTTCTAATCCACTTGCCATTTCTAATATCTTCATCTGTCTTTTGAACATGTCTTAACATATTTAACATCTGACAAATAGTTAGTTCAGCTACAGCATTAGAAGGAGCATCTGGTGTATATGCTACAGTGATTCCTTTCTTATGACATAGATCTAAAGGTATTGAATCAAGACCAATTCCCACCCTAGAAATCATTTTTATGCAATCAAATTGATTTAAAATATTATTATATTTTTCAGTTCCTGCTATAACTATATTAGGTTGATGTTCTGTCAAAAGTTTTTCTATTTCAGCTTCTGTATATTCTCGACCTACTTCATTATAATGGACATCATACTTATCTAATAGCAATTTAGGTGTCTCATTTGGAGTCCCAAATGGATAAGTTGTAACCATTATTTTCATTTCAACACATCCAATAATTTCACGGCCCAATCAAATTGTACAGGAGTATCAATATCTAAACTCTCAGGATAAGGCACATCAATAAATGAATGATGACTAGATATTCTATTCCCTGTTTCTTTAAATGATGAGACTCTAAACATATAAAATGAAGAATTTTCCTCAATCATTATTGGTAGGTCTTGGGTCTGTAATAACTTTAAAGGATTATGATTAACGGGAACGGGTATATTTCCAAATGACTGCATCCAAAATCTAGACTTCTTATATTCTCCACCACATATAGAATCACAATCGTCCATTTCCATTAGGTTAAATGCTCGCTGTATAGTATCAGGCTTCAAGAACGGAGATGTTACATGAATCTGACAAAGAATATCAGATGGATGACAGTAATTATTTACACAGTATTTGATAAGACTGTTTACAGACATTTCATGGCCTTCTAGATTATGACTTCTTCTATAAGCCCTAACATGACCATATGATTCTGCTTCTTCTAGTATTTGTTGACTATCAGTGTCAATCAAAATCGTATAATCAGAAAACTTTTCAACAGTTCTCTTCCATAATTCTTTACCCCCAAAGTCCCTAAAATTCTTATTAGGTACTCTTTGGGATTCTTGTTTTATTGGTATAAATAGTATTTTCATTATGTTAGTTTAAGTTATAAATTGTATTTAAAAAATGATTCCCAATCATATATATCATTATCCCCTATCACTGCTTTAGCAATAGCGAAATCAAATGGAGTATCAATATCAATAGATTCTATGTCATCTAATATATAAAAGTCTGGATTATCACTGATTACTCGTTTCAAAGTTTCCATTACAGTCCGTTTAACCAATGTTATAGCATAGTTCAATTTCATAACATCTGGAAGCTCTTGACTATTTGGAACGTTATCTAATTGATAGTTTATTGGTTTTTTATCTAACCATAAATGATTTTTAACTAAATCGACTGAAGTTAAACTATCATAATCATTAGAATCAAAATGTTTAATTGCATTGATATGACTAGTAACTGATACGTGAGGAGAACACACAGGGGCAAGAAAAATAAAATCAGTATCTGTAGTCTGTGCTATATTTCCATGAAATTCACTATTAGTACATTCGGAACTAGCAAAGTAATCTTCTCGTTTATAAGTTTCACACTCATAATCTTTTCCAAGATTAAGCATCTTATCACAATCACTATTCACAATGATCTCATCTAAAAATCCATGTTGTTTAACGGCACATAAAACTTCTAATTTTCGTTCTAAAAGAGTAGTATTTCCTAATAGTTTAAGATTTTTATCTTTTATTCTCACTGAGCCTTTTCTAACTGCAACAACCGCAGTCAATTTACCTCGTTTCAAAGTTGACCTCCATTTATATCTATACATGCACCATGAATATAAGAACTCCCATTAGAACATAAAAAAACAATCGGGTCTACTATTTCCCGTACTGTTGCTAATCTACGTAATGGGATATTCTTGGCTAATAGCACTTGTTCATCCGTAGTCATTGATTGCATCAACATTTCTGTCATGGTTTGACTTGGGCAAACACAATTTATATTTATTCCTTTATGTCCAAATTCATATGCTAACTGACGAGTGAATCCTATAATTCCAGCTTTAGATGAAGTATAATGTATACCACTAACAATACTTCTATTTCTTCCTGCTATTGAAGATACATTAACTATCTTCCCTCCCGGTTTCATTGACTTTAAAGCCTCTTGGCATGAAACAAAATAAGATGCTAAATTAACTTTTAGAACTTCATCCCATTCAAGAATATCGATTTCAGCTAACGGTTTACAATAATTGACCCCCGCACAGTTTATTAAGATATCAATATTGGAATCTAATCGTTTTATACGATTGAACGCTTCTACTATTTCAGTGTAATATAAAATATCTGCTTTTATATGAACACCTTCACTATTTTTGATTTCGGTCCGAGATAAATAATAAACATTTTCATTTTTATCTAAAAAATAATCAACCACGCCTTTACCTATTCCTCTACTTCCCCCAACAACTACAACTGTTTTACTCGTAGACATGATCTACATCTGGTCTAGTAATTGCATATCTTGCACCAACATCAGAAATACATTTAATCTGATGCCATACGTTGTTTGGTACTATAATGATATCCCCGGTATTGACTTTCTGGTATCCTTGACCATCAATCCACCATTCCCATTCGCCGTCAAGTATCACCCAGTTTTCATCAGCATCCGGATGATAATGTCGTCTGTTACCTTCATTCTTTAACTGTTGAATTACTACCCCACCAAACAACTCATTATATGCTACCCTGACTGCCCAAGACCCCATACCCAAATCTTTTCTTAATTCCTCAAGATTTATGGTAGATATATTTTGATATTTTAACACAGTATCCCAATCAGCGGAAATTAGACCATCACTTTTTAATACTTCTACTAAATCTGTACTCATATTATTCTCTTATGCCTCTAATGTATCATGCCATTTAAAACGATCATTTAATTCTTCCGTAAATAAATTATTTAGAAGATTATCATCAAGTTTCATTGTATCTGTATGATTAGGAACTACTATATCTCTAAAATATCTAGCTTGTGCTAATTGATCATGGAGAGTAAGAAAGTTTCTTTTACCTCTATAATCTATATGATCAGCAGCTTCTAAATATTTAGTATAGTTCTTATGATATTTTAAACCTTTGTTTTCTTCTTCTGTAATTTCATCTACTTCCTTATTATCAATTCTAAATCCATAAGCCTTACCATAGTTATAAAAATTCAATCCAGTAATAAAAATCTCTTGTACTGGATAATTCAATATCATTAGAAGACCAGCGTATCCATTATTAAAACTAGAATTAGAATGAACACCATTCTCGACATATGCCTTTCCCTTAATTTCATTGGCAATATTTCCCCTCAATACAGGATCTATAATGTACAATGGGATATCATACTGTGACACATATTGTTTATAATTTGCTTCAGTATCTGGCATTCTCCAATTAGTTTCTCCTTCTTTTATTTTACAATTTTCCCCAACAACTATGTATTTAATACCTTTTCTGTTTTCTTCTTCTTTTAAGAATTCTCCTAGAATTGGACCATAACAATTATTTAAGTTATGAACCAAAATATCAGTTCGAGATCCATAATCTACAGGATCAGGAATAGTTTCATTGATTCTTATAACTAAATCATAAGAATCGATTACGGATCCTAAACCAGACCCCATTATATGTGGGGACGGTCCAACATACGCAACACGTTTACCAGATACAAGATTTGAAAAGTTTTCATCTTTATTAATATTTAGATATGCGGGCATTATTTATATTCCTTATAATTTAGATAAATCAAAAAATTCTGTTATTAGATCATAATTTAAATGATTTGTTTTTTGGCCATTTCGTTCTATAGGTACTATTTTCATTCTATCTAATACCGATAACATAAATTCTTTAATTCGTAAAGATCGATTATCAGTCTTTAATGTATTTAATGGAAATGGAGAATATGCCATATTGAGGTGCTTCTCTATAGCTTCAAATTTAATAGCCGGACGTATCCATTGCCACATTCTATCCATGTTTCCCATAGGATCACTAACTTGATTATGATTAGACTCACTAGAACTAATATCATTATTGTAGAGTATATTATGTGTTACTACGGCATCATTATAAAATGGAATTTCTAGAATATTGAAGAAATGACAAGATGACCATCCTCCATCAAACTCTAATGTGTATGGAAAGAACCAATCTAGTAATGAATTATGTACCATCTTAAATCCATTATGGGTAAACAAATGAGAAGAATAATTACAGCTTCTCAAAAAATCATGATCGCCTGAATATTTAGATGAAATATTCTTCCATGGGTATACTGTAAGTGTTGCAGGCACAAGAACAGTTAGATCTTCTATTAGTTGATCCAAAATAGATTTATCACCTAATGCTTCAATACCATAATCATAATCTACAAATCCATAATATTCATAATCTTTAGGAACCATGTCTACTAATATATTTCTAGTCTCCGCCCATGTAGTATTCGGACAAAACTTAAGTGCATCAGGATGCGGAGAATCATGAGTTACAAAATAAAAATCACACTCATCTTTATTTGCAAATAACTTTATATGTTCCGGATTTGGTGTAGTCGGTGTTACTTGTAAAATGCATAATTTTTTCATTTGACTTCTTTTTTGTATACCTCAAGCCAATGTGTTGTCATTTCATTCATCATAGTTTCAAATGTATATTTCTTGTCCCAATCAAATAAAGTCTTAGCTTTCGAACAATCCCCTTTAAGATACTTCAATTCATCTGGTCTCATGTATCTAGGATCTTGTTCTATGTATTGAGTATAATCAAGTCCTAGCTTACTAAATACTTGATCACATAATTCCCTAATTGAATGTGTTATTCCTGTGGCTATCACAATATCATTAGGTTTATCAAGTTCAAGAATCTTTTTCATTGCTCTTACATAATCATATGAATGACCCCAATCTCTATAAGCATCAAGATTACCTAATGTTAAAACATCTTGTAGTCCTAACTTAATTCTAACCGCAGCTTTAACTACTTTATTTGTTACAAAGTTAGCTCCCCGTCTAGGACTCTCATGATTAAACAGAATACCATTTGATGCAAATAATTTATATGCTTTTCTATATGATCTAACTATATTATATGCATACAACTTTGCACATCCATATGGACTAACTGGTGTCATTGGGGTGGATTCTCTTTGATAATTATCATCATCTACTGAATTACCAAACATCTCAGATGAACTAGCTTGATAGAATCTTGCGGCTGGGCATATCTGTCTATAGCATTCTAACATATTTAATACACCCAATGCATTAACTTGGCATGTAAACTGAGGTTGATCGAAACTTATTCGCACATGACTTTGTGCAGCCAGATTATATATTTCATCTGGCATTATTGCCATCATAGCTTTTTGTATAGATGAAATATCTAGTAAATCACCATATGTTATATTGACCTTACCGTCAAGATGATCAATGCGGGTGTGCTGATGTTCAGGAGTTGAGTTTCTCCTTACTATTCCGTGTACATCGTATCCTTCATCTAATAAATGTTCAGATAAATATGAACCATCCTGGCCAGCTATTCCTGTTATAAATGCTTTCTTTTTCATTTTTCCTTCTCTATTTTTAATACAGTTTCACATATATATTCAATATCATCATCAGTAAGAGTCAAGGATGATGGCAAATATACAATACTTTTATAAACTTTTTCTGTAACTGGGAATTCTTTATGTGAATAGAAATAATTATTATGATATATCGGAACGTAATATTGAGTTGCCGATATTCCTGATTCTTTTAATTTAGATATCAATGTTAAAGGGTCATCAGATCTAATTATAATTCCCCAGGATGAATCATAACCATAATCAATTATATCTAAATATTGTTTATATTTATTCCATATTCTGTTTCGAATACTTAGTAATTCATCTAACTTCTCTAATTGATCTAGGCCGTATGCTGCAAGAATATCATTAAACTTAAGATTTAAACCTACATGTTCATGTATCCTAGTTTTTCTCCAGTTGCCACCTTGATCTCTTAATTGAAGACTTCTCTCGTAGATGTTTTTGTCGTTGGTAAATAATACTCCACCTTGACCAGTTGTAACTAGCTTAGGAACTGAGAATGAGAATGTGCCAAATAATCCTTTCTGACCACAATCTCTAATACCTATTCCCTGACAAGAATCTTCAATCATTAAAACTTCGCTATCATCACATGCATCACTTATTAAATCTCTATCTTCACCACAATACCCATTATGGTTTACAAAGATAATACCTGAACATGCAGCCATGCGCTCTATGACTAAATCAGGATTCATGCATAGTGTATCTTCTTTTATATCTATCAATTCAATATCCAGATTTAAAAATTTAGCTACATTTGCTGCTGCCAAGAAAGAATATGCAGGAAACAAAATAGTTTCCCCTTTTATGAATCCACAGGCATTCATACCTAACAATAATGCTGATGTTCCTGAATTAGTAGAAACGCAATACTTACTATTAGTTATCTCACATATTTTCTCTTCAAACTTTCTAACAGTTTCTCCTGGTCCTACGAAACCAGTTTCCATCTGACTACAAACTCTTTTAACACTAGATGACATTACTAATGGTTCTACTTGATGTATCATGGTTTTGTTGCTTCAATATTCAGACTTATCAACCGTCCAGTGGAATCCATATGTGGAATATATGCCATTGAATAATCATCGTAATCTTCTGGCATAACGTCTTGCCATCTATATCGACTAACATGTGTAAACCCACATTCATATAAAGTTTCACTCATAGACTTGAAATCATAAGTTGTTTTTTGATAGATATATTTATTTTCTCCATCAACTATTATCTTCCAACGTCCAAATATAGGACCTAATATACCTTGGTGATTTAAGTCACCGGTTGTTGAATATACACTAACTATTGATTCGAAATCGGGAACCGATAATCTAAGAGTTCCGCCCGATTTTAATACTCTTTTCCACTCAGTTAAAACACCTGGTATTTGAAATCTATCAAAATACACTAATGCTCCACATGAGTAAATTATGGATACACTGTCTGATTCAATCATAGGTAGAGTTTCTATTGTATGACAATAATCTATATGTTCAGAATTATTTATATCTACATGGACATATCCTGGAAGAAATCTATCTCCGCATCCCAAATGTAAATTCATTGACTCTGTCCTTGTTCAATCAAATGAGGAGTAATTCTAAATGTATCAGATTCATAATCACTTCCGCCTCTTGGACCTTTAGAGAAAACTACAAATTCATTATCTTCTAACATGTTTAAAGCGTGAATTTCATATGGAGTAGAAGTAATCAAATCTCCCACCTCCATGATTTCACATTTAATGGAATCATTATCATCTCTAGCATCTGTATACCAATATTCCAATCTGCCTTTTGTAACCAAAATAGTTTGAGTACTTTGTTTATGGTAATGACTACCTCTCCATGCACCTTTTACTGATTTTATTATTGCAACATGATCTATTTTATCCTTATAAAATAGATCAGCTATCACTCCCCTATCATCTTCATGGACTTCTAATGGTTCTTTTACTTCATTCCATGAATTCCGTTTAATCATTCTGTTATCCCATCCATATCCATAATTATGGCTTTGGGATTTATATTATATATAATTTCTTTAAGTTTACTTGATAGGTTCCATGACAATATCAATACATAAACCCCTTTATACTTTTCTAGTATTTCATCCCCGGTAATTAGTATTCTGCTTAATGGAGTATATTTTCCTTGTTTATATTCGGAACAATCCGTAACATAATCTATAACACTACTATCAAGATTATAAAAATTAAGAAATGTATTCCCCTTTGCTGCTGCACCAACTGCTACAATATTATGCCCCATAGTTTTCAAGGTATATATTTTCTGTAAAAAACTATTTCTTCTACTAAGAATACTTTGCATGAAAGAATCATACGTAGAAGGTTCAAATAAACCCATAGCCTCTTCTTGAGCTTTAAACTCTCTAACTGAATAAGGAGAACGTACTTTCTTCTTTCCTGCATATATTCTTAATGATCCACCATGATAATCAACAATCTCCGCATCATAAATATATAATCCAGCTTTTCCGAGTAGATTTTGTAAACCAGTTATCGTAAAATAACTAACATGTTCATGATAGATTTGATCAAAACGTTGAGTCTCAACTGATGTTGCCCAATATGGTTGTTCACATACAAATGTTCCATTCTCTACTAGTACGCTTGCAACACCTTTAGCAAAATCTAAAGGATCATTAGAATGATTGAATACATTATTTGCTAGTACAACATCGGCGGCAGTCATATGATCTGCCATATTTAAATCAAAACACCCATGAATCACATCAATGTCATTTTCGTTAGATATATCCACCATTGCTTTTGCTGCATCTACTCCAGATACATTCATTCCAATAGATTTAAATTGATTACATAAATAACCATCATTAGATCCAATTTCTACAAGTATAGATTCTGGTTTCAATGATAATTTTTCAGTCACCGTTAATGCATATTCCTCCCAATGAGCTCTCGCTATTCCCGAATTAGATGATGTATACGAATAATCATAATCATTATATCGTTTAACAGCATCTGATTCATAACCCGTTTGGATATGTCCACACTTTTGACATAAATGACATTCTAATGGCAACACTGGTTCTGATTCTTCTAATCGTTCTTCCCCTATAAACGTATCACTAAATGGATGAACTCCTAATTGAATTATAGGGATTAATGTTTTAGATTTACATGATAGGCATTCAGTTCTTCTCATTTTATCCACGCCTTATCGTTTGATTGACCTAGATATGGTCCATTTTTAAATTCAAAGACCTTAGTTCCATCTTCAATCATTTCAAAGAAATGGCCACCTCTAAATGTCATACAATAATCTGATGGCAACAATTCTACTTCTTGTAGTATTGTATCATCTAAATCATAAAATACAGCTTTAAGAACTCCAGCTATAACTATGATTGATTCTTGGGTTATATTATTTTCTTTCTTTACTTCTAAATGTTTATGTGCTTCAAATCTTTTTCCAGTATTACCTTTTATTATAGCCATCTGTAAGGCTTCTTGTTCAGTAGTAACATCACATCTACCTTCACTTATGTCGTCAATATTCCCAACTACATGAAGAAGATTCCCAGGTTCAATTTTAGAATATATTTTTTCCATTTTACGCTTGTATTAGTGTTAGGTTTCCCCAATCTTTATTGGGAGTGCTTATATTGTTTTGTATATTGGATACAGATTTATATTTATTTGCTTTCATCTCGACATATATTTTATGTCTTGATTCGTCTGAGTGAGTTTCATGACTTACACATGAATGTTCACTTGATATGAATCTATAGTTATTAACAAATTCATGTGGTTCTAAATCTTCTCTATCATCCAAATGACTACATATTTCAACTAAAGGAGTAGATTTATTAAATATCATTATTCGGTTTAATAAATCTCTTTCTTCTGATCCCCAACCTACAAATTCTTCATCGAATCCTAAAACTGATTCAACTAGTTTTCGAGGATAAACCCAACAACTACCATAACGGTCACCTTTTTTGAACTCATAATAAGATTCTTGATATGGGAACGTCATGCCATTTCTTGATCCGTCTTTAGTTTCATAACATGCAATCTTAAAAACAGTTGATGGACTTGATTCTAACATTGGGACTAATGTTTCTAAAAATTGACTATCAAATCTGAAATCACAATCCCAACCTAAAACGAAATCGGATTCGCTTCGTTTAAATCCAAAATTCAAAAGTTTTCCTCTACTCCAATCACAATCAAGATCAACAACATAATGTGTTAAATTATCTAATTTTATAGTATCCGGATTTACTATATTTTCACTAACTGCTTCCGTTATAACAAACGCACAATCATTCAGGTTATCTTGAGTTGAGATAGATTTAATAGAATCGGGAATCATATGAAGTCTATCTTTCAAACACATACAAAATGTCAATATCATGTTATTAATTCTTCTTCTAATGTAGACATCCTAAAACAATCTAAACTACTACCAGGACTACAATTAACTACTTCCACCCCATGTTCCTTAGAGAATTCAGCAAATGCATTCCATGCTGGTCTATGAAATATTTCTGGTTTAGGATAGTTATATTTATCCCCAACTTTTTGGTAATCATCAAGCCAATAGTTTTCATTTTTTGCAGGCGGTTTAGTTATTACTAACTTCCCTCCAATTTCAGATGCACCATCAACTATTTCTTTGTACTTACAGTCAACCCCAACAAGAATTATTTTTGTATAACCCAAGATGAGTGCTACTTGACAACAGTTAACTCCAGTGTTTCCACCATAACCAAACGTTTCAAATGTATCTCCAAATTCAGCAATGTCACTATTTCTCAAATGAAGATTGACATATTGAAATCTATCATTAGCAGAAATATTCAAAGCCATAAAAAAGCGTTTAATTGGTACATTTGAGTCATTTATCATCTTCTCAAATTCAGCTTGGTGATTAGGTATTACTGTTTCATCAAAGCAACCAAAATACTTAGGCCACCATTTGTTTTCATAATACCATCTATATGCACCATTCATTCCAAACGTATCAACATTCTCAATTAAATCAAAATTGATTTCTTTCATTGATGGCCCATTACCCATTATCACTATAGTTTTTTGGGTGTAATCTTTCTTTTCTACCAGTTTAGAATCTCCCCATCCGTTAGGATTAACTTCCATTACTCGTCCTCTTTGATTTTTAATCATTCTTCGTTTATTTATGTCATAATGTGCCATATCATCTCTACTTTCATCACCATGAGATAAATGATATATGTATCCATGCTCTGTAATATATTCCACGTCAATACCATACTTCCTGCATATCCGATCGTTAGCATCTAACTCCTCAAAACCATAAAATTTAAATTCCTCATCATATCCATTTACTCCCTGAATATGTTTCGTTTTATAAATATACATTCCACCATATAATTGACCTGGATGAAACTTATGACCCCCCCTATATGAATGTCCAGTCTCCGTGACACGTATACCATAAAATGTTTGAGTGAAATTCCACCCCAACAAGTCTTCTCTAAAAGTGTTTAGAAATTTATCTGGAAAAATAAAATCAGCATCCCATGAACTAACAAAAGTGGTTGTTGCTCGTCTAAATCCATAGTTACATGTTTTGGATCTATTCCATTTATCACCGGTATTAATTACATAATGATCTATATGTTTAGCATATTTGAAATTGGAAAGATCTAATAAGTCATCACTGTAATCTTCTGATATAATAAAATTACAATAAGGGATTGTTCTTTCATTAACTAAACTTTCAATAGATCTAATAGCTGTTTCTGATCTATTTTTTAGACACATACAAAATGTTATTAGTTTTGAATCCTTTACTATTACTTGTAAATTTCCAGCTCTTCCCCAATTAGGATTAGTCCATTTGGAATTATTCGCTAATGGTAAATTGCCAGTCGCTCTGTCTTGAAAAAATGAACCAACTTTTGGAGTTGCACGTCTAGCGTGATTTATATGCAAAAGTATATAATCAGAATTACTATGGAGATCTATACTATCTGTTTTTTCAAGTCTTCTACATAACTCAGTATCATCATGACCCCATCCAAATATATCTTCACTATAACCACATGCCTTATGCCAATCTCCACGATGCATTGCAAAACATGCACCAAGACCACCTTTATCTTTATCTAGACCTTCCCACTTCTCTAATGTCATACTTGGTTGCTGTTTAGATACATGAGAACATAAGCATATTCTGGCATGACCTAACGATACTTCATCTCGTAAATAATTGAAAATATTAGAAGTGAACATGATGTCAATATCAGTTTTCACTATTATAGCAGACGTATCCTGAACTGCCCTTATTCCATAATTTACAGTCTTCCCTATTGAAAATTGAGTCTGTTCAATTGGATACATGATGTATGATACATTATCATAATTAGAATTGTAATGGGTATTAGTTACTACAATTACGTTAATTTGCATAGATACAAATACAGATCTGTTCATTTCAAGAAAGGCATCTACCTTTCTTTTTTCTATATTATATCCTGCAACTACAACATATATTGGAATTATATCTTTAGCTATTGATTTTATACGATTGATATATACTACTTCGGTTGATATATCAGGGTGATTAACTCCAGATGATCCTTTCCGTCTATGGATAATAGTATTTGTTTTAGGAGTGTCTAACTTCCCAATAAGCTTCCCAAATATTTTTCCGGAAGTAGTTGACACTCCAGTATAATTTAAAAAATCTACTGAGAAATCTAATACAGTAACAGTTCCTTTTGAATCATTCCACCGTATTCGTAATCTCCTTCCTTTAACTGCCAACTCTCCCCTAATTCCACCCCACCCCGTACATTCCCCAAGAATAGAAAAGTAAAACTCAGTCTTAATACCTTTAATAGAGTTATAACTATAAGTCCGACCTATTAATAAGGTTAGAATATCTTGTTTGTCCATTATGTATGCCTCTTCGCCTTCATTACAGTCCTTATTGTACCATTCCATATTTCGAGCCACATAAGGGCGTCTGGACCTAAGAGCACAATCACCTTGTACATATCGTTGATATACAGCAAACGAATCATTAATATCCGCATAATATGCATCTTTATCTGGCATTAAGTTTTGCCAGTGTTGTTCTTCCTCTATAATTCTGTCAGGTTTAGATTGAATTTCGGGTAGATCGTTTATCTCTAGTGACAATCCAACCTTTTTCATGGTCGGATATTTTCTTGCTAGACTGATTAAAAAATCAATGCTGTTTGATGGACAATTCTCTTTTGGTAATATAGAACTACTTGTTATAAAATAATAATTAAACTCACCTATAAGTTTTAGTTCTCTATTTAATATATCGTAATCCAATTTTGGGAAAGATACAAACTTTATATCACTATATGTATTCTTTAGACTGTCAGGTATTTCCTCGTATGCAACATACAAGGAAAGGCTATGTCCAGTTTTACATCTAGTAAACCAAGCTAATATTCTTCGTAAATACGAAATCGGATTCTTTTTGTAATGCAGTATAATTATTGGTATTTTATTATTTTCTTTTACGTTCATAAAAAAACGGGATTTAACCCGCTCTTCCAAATTAAGGTTTAATTTCTTGGGTGTCTCCGCATTCACCTGAAGCGCATTCACTTAACACCCCAGAAATACTATCATCCGATACGGTATGAATGCATCTTTTCCCGGATGAATCAATGATGATTACTTTATACGTCCCCTCAACCGGAGGATCCATATATGCAGGAGCAGGATCAGCAGCAGATTTATGATTTGCTTTCCACATAAGTTTATTAGAGTCGGAAAGCGTAAGAGCATACGCCGTCGTGATTGCCGATCTAGTGGCCTCCCATATTTGACAGGGAACCGGATCCAGTGTGCTTTTCACCAAAGTTTCTGTAAGATTTCTAACAAATCTAGCAAATTCTAAAGCTTCAGCTTCAGTATTGAACTCAAGTTTAATATCTGTATTCTGATCGAAGTCAAACTGCGGCTGCAGTTCTTCCCACGGCGACAAATCCCAAAACGTTGTAACTGGCATAATTTCACCAAAGTTAATTAGTTATAAACGATTGCTTCAATTATAGATATATATAGAATTAATTTTCTTACTTATTTACAGGTTAGAGAACAAAAAAATAATTAAAGGATTGATTTATGACAACCATTCAAAACATTCTAAAGAATATAGTTCCCGGTCAAGCAAGTCAAGGATATGGTTATATATTTAAGGCTTTAAATGACTTCTATAAAAGTATTAGTAAAGAAATAACAATAACATATGTAAAAAAAGAAGCAGGTGGAACTACGGTATATTACGAATTGCCATCTTCTGATAGAACCAAGATATACACTATAGTAATTTGGTTTGATTCTATAACTAGAGTAAGTTCAGGGACGGCTGTTAAAATTTATTCCGATTCCCCAAATTTCGCTTATACCTTTGCTTACACTTTTAATAACACTAAGGATCTTTTGTATTCAGACAAGTACCCACAGCAATTTATAAATATTCCACCAAAAAAAAGAAATCCGAGTGGATCTAAAGGATTTGATAAACATGTTTACTCATGCCTTAAACTAGCAACTAAACATGATTTAGCTACACTAGCTAGCAAATTTGAGACTATGCAAGAACCTATAGTTCCTCGATTTATTTCGCAGAAGTAGATATTATCATATACCCTTAGTGATATAGTTTCTATCTTATATGAATATACGCGTGTCACAACTACGTTGTTCATCATCAGGGCATAATAATTTATTAATTATATAGTCCCGTCACCTATTGATAATAAACGTTTTTTATCTTAGCCATATCATATCTCAATGTTCAAGTCTACTAGAACTATTAATCCTAGTAGACTTAACAATAATTAATTTTTAATTAGATATGTTGTTCTAACTTGTTAATTGCATTGTTAGCTATAAATTCACTAGCTGCCTTTTTATTGAATTTTATAAATAATATTTCAGGAAGTTGATCTATTGAATCTGCAGTTGTTTCAACTTGAGCTAATGGTACAAAATTAGATCTTGTAGAGATTCGTAATATCGTTTTCTCTCCAGTTCTAATTCTGTGTCTATTTGAATTATCTATAGCAAGGTAATAGAATACCCTTTCATCATCTTCTAAATATGCTAATGATTCTTCTGTTAAACCTGTTCCTTTAACTCGAATAGAATTAGAAAGTATTTCGAATACTTTATAATTATTCATATCTTCAGGGTCAGTTATTTGGACTTCATTTAAGTTAGTTAACTCAACAACATCCATATTTCTAAACTGTGACAATTCAACATTGGCACTTGCTAGAAAGTCTTGACCATATTTTCTAGAGAATCTATTCAAATGACATCTATTCATGAAATCATTATTTTCAATAGCGACCTTCAGATTAGATGGCCGTCTGAGTTCTTGACGTGTTAGAAATTCTCTAGTGAACGATTGGGTCTCATATAACTTATTCCATAATTCCTCATCATCATATGACCCTGCTGGCAATGATGTATGAATAGTTCTAGAATTTTGATCTTCTTGCCAACTAACTTCAAATTCAATATAATCAGTATTAGAGAATATAAAAGTATCAGATTGTTGAGCTTGGTTACCGGTAGAAGTTCTAAACATTATAGGTGCCAATTTGTAATTGGTATCAACTATAATAGTTCGCTTTCCATAAGCACCATAACATGTACCTGATAATCTCGTTTCGTTTAGGATTCTACAATCTCCTAAAACTATTGATGCCATTGCTTCAGCAGTAATATCATTCTCATCGTACTGAAAATACAATTTAGATGATTGGGCTGATGCATTTCTTCTAGATCTGGGAACGTCTATCTTGACAATATCCGGATCATAACTATATTCTATGCCTTTATGTACAACACACATTCTGGCGGAAAGAGAACTAAAGCCTGGATTAAATCGTACATATTTGAATCCACTTTTGCTTATAGTTCCATTTCTATTAATTTTTAAGACTCCTATCATTTTATCTCCTATACTATAACTATAATGTCTTTAATAAGGGCAACAACTTCACTATCCGCCAAAAGGCGTCTAGTGACCGGGGATGATACCTTCTGTTTGTTTCCTGACTGTTCCTCTCCTATAAGCAATTTTAATCCTAATGGAATGATTGCTCTGAATTTTATTGCCAATGGTTTAATAATATCATCTTTGACAATATCTATCATTGGTGATACTGTTTTATCTTCTTTAAAATTATTATTTCTAAGATGTTTAAGTAACTCACCGATTGTCGCACTCATTAATGCATAACAATCTACTTGGTTCATAGATGATATGACCCAATCCTTCGGGGAAGTTCTATCGTTTTCTGTTAAAACTACTTTTCTAGTTCCATTTAGGATTTCAAAAGATACCCATTTAGCCAAGAGTTGTCTGTATTCTACAAACTTCCCTGCATATTCTGGCCCAACACATCCTTTCATTACAGTATCAACCATATTAGCTGACAAATCCCCGCCCTCTATTATAGTTTCTAGCATGTCTAGTTCCATTGAAGCATAGGTCCAACTTCTTGGACTGGCCCACGAACTACTTTCTAATGGAGTACTACTGAAACATTCCTCTGAATGTTGTAAGAACGATATAATATCTGGTCTTACTTGATTGGGTATTGCAAAATTAGTCACCCAACTATCAACATCGTAATCAACATAGATGTATCTCATTCTATTAGCAATTGGTGCTAACGTTTGCTGGAATCCTGCTTTATCATCAGACGAATTTCCTGCAAGTACAATTGCTACTCGTTCAGGTAATTTATGACTGTGTATCTTTTTACTACCCAACAATTGGAACATGTAATTCTGAATTGATTTTTGGGCAGTGTGGGCATCATCTAATAATAGAACAACAGGACTGTCGTCAGACGCTGGAGATACTTGTAGATTATGCTTGAAATTGAATATTTCAGGTGTTGACCATGGAACGAATTTCTCCGTGTCACCATCATCAGTCACCTTAATCATCGGCATTCCCGACAGCATATCAATTGTCATCTGACTTATAAATACGACAACAAGACCCCAGCCTTGTTCTCTGCATATATGTTCCATCCATTCACTTTTCCCTAATCCCGGAGGTCCAGAGATCCATAATGTTGGAGACTGTTGTTTTGTTTTGTTTCTTTTTATTTGCAGTTGTACGTTACTGACAATATGAGGAGTTAACTCGCTTAATGTGAGACTTTGATTTGTAGTTATCGTTCGTTGTTGTGGCATAAATTCTCCTTACTGATTAATTCTTATTACTCGTCCCAATAAACCGTGTACATTGTGATCACTATTTACAATCCATACTCTAGGAATAGAACTAGGTATGATATTTTGAGTTGTTTCTAAATCTGAATATAAATCTGTACATCCTACTAAAACTGATGGCTGTATATCTTGTCTTGATTTCATAAATTCAGCTATTTTCTCAAACACCCATTTATGAGATGTTCCGCCTGCATGACGCCTTTTTAATAAATCTTTTATTTCATCTTTCTCTCCACTTATACCTTTTTCATAAAATTTAAGCCAGACATTATCATAATCATGAGTGGCTAACAAAACACCATCATAATATTCATCAGCTTCTATTGTTATTGATAATGCTTTAGTTACATCTTCATCTGACATTGATCCAGACTGATCACTTACAAATATAGCATATCCTGGTATCTCATCCTCGTCAAAATTCGGCAAGTATGGCATATATGGATTTGCAAGCCACACCGTTCTAGGCATATGCCAAATTTGATCTTGGCTTACCTGTAATGCAGTCAAAATAGAATCTTTAAGTATTCTGGCCCAATCTATTTTGATTTTAAGTAGTCGTCTTAAAAATGCTTGAAATGATGTCGACCCTATACCTTTGGATAGAGTCTCCCCTAATTTTCCTCTAGCTATGGCTGTTCTGCCTTCTTTTTCTCCAGCTTTATCTTTACCAATAATCTGTTCTAATGGTGGAAAGTTAATATCCGTTCTAGTGTGTCCACCAAGACCAGGAAGATCAATTGTTGTTTCAGTTATCTCAACTACTTGGCCATCTATATCCTCAGGACTTTTAGAAATGGAAGGAGTTTCTCCTTCTCCATCTACTGAATTTTTAAAGTCGGCATACGACATATAGTACTTTTTCTTTTTGTAAGATTTAGAAGCTAATTGAGAATAGACTTCTTCCTCTAGCATATTCTCAAACATACTATTTAATAAAATATACCCATCAGGAATTTCAGATATGCCCAAGTTGACCAAGTTGTCTGCCTTAGACGATGTTTGATTATGGGATTCTTCTTCCAAATGTTTTAGTATTAAATTAATAACATAGTCACATGCTATATTCCATAACTCTGGATCTCTATGGCCTCTTCTTCTATTATGTTGAAGCATTATATGTAATACTTCGTGCATAAAAAGAGTACTCAATAATTGACTTCTCGTTATCCTTTTCCCTACCACGGTGAAAAAAGCAGATGTGGGACATATCCATATTGTTTCATAATCAGTACATGCAGGAACATCCTGTGGAAATGGAAGACTATCTACAAACTTTATATCATAATTTAAACATTCTAATGCAAACGGTAAAAATATATTATCTCGTAATGCTGTGGATAATATAACATCCTTCTCTCTTTGTAATTTAGGGAGCTCTCTTGTGAATAATGCTTTTCTATTTAGGTCAGACATATTTATTTACCCTCCTAAAAAAAACAAAGTGACAAAGGTATTACCCCCTGCCACTCTATTTTTTTTACGTTATACTGTTACTTCCGGATAGACTGGAGCTCCCGCTCCTTTAATAGACTTCTCGAGTAACGCCCGCTGCTGGCGAGCGGAAACAATCACCAGCTTGTTTTCCGCTTTGGGTTTTTTCACCAACATGAATTTGTCAGCTTCCGTCATAGCTTCCGCACACTCAACACATGACTTTGCAGCCAAGAGAGTGCTATGTTGGTGGAGGTGTTGTGTAGCTACGAAATATGATGGAGTGGCAGGAAAAATCCGACAGTGATCGGTGTCAACTTGCAACCCAAACGAGGTATGTTTCATGTCCATGAATGCCCAGGCGATGTGCCTAGCCAACCAATTCATGGGTCGGAATACACCGAGAGGTGTCGGATTTCCATTGAAGTGATCTCTTGGTACACAGGATAGGAACGACATTGACATCTTCGTTTCTTGTTTCACAGGGTCATGATAGTCCCCTAAACTCATGTGACCAAAACAACGGATCTCGGTCTCTTGGGTTTTAAGGTTATACATAGCCATGTGGATGGCCGCCGCGACCGAGTTTCGACTCTTTGAAAGGAAGAACTCATACCTAAGTGATTCTTCCCTCGATGCGGTGCTGGATTTGTATTGCGCCGTTCCGCTGCAGGCATGGTCTAGGTTTGAACCTATCCACATACCGGCTTGAATCGGAGAGATCTCTGATGCCGCTCTTTTATAACTCTTTGTTGTTGACTTCTGCGTGGGAGCAGTTCCGGAAGCGTTTGGCACTTTAGGCGGTTCTCCTTGTTAAAAAAGATGGAAGGGTTTTATTCTTCCGGTTCTCGGTTTAATGGAAAACATTATTAATACATAACAAAGTTTTCCTCTCATAATTTAATATATATAGAATGAGTTTATTAAACCAAGATACGATTAATACGACAAGAACAAATAATAAGAGGAAATGCCATCCACGGAAAAAGTTTCATGAATGATAAATTTATACAAGTTAAACAAATACTGCAAGATAACACATCTGCAACTATATCTGGGTACGAATCTTTACCTACCAATAATGGTAATTTAATAGATTCATCTAAGAAAAAGAAAAAGAAAAAAATACTAAAGTTATATAAAGACTACTAAATGGCACAATCTATTGTTGATACCCCATATCTGGATACATCGCCTCCAGTTTTCAATGTCTCTCCTGTAATTGTTGAACCTTTCATTTTTGTCCCTGAAATTAATTATTGGGCCACTAATGTTATAGAAAACAGTTCAGTGGAAGTAGACTATATGAAAAAACCAGTTAAAGTTTCTGAAACCGATTGGAAGCTAGATGGTTCAGTATTAGACTTATTGTTTAATTATACCTACAATTCCGATAAGTACGGTATATACTATAGAAAAGTATCAAAAGAAAAAATAACAGATAAACAGGTTAGTAATAGAATTAGTATATATGCTGGCCGATTAGATATATATCATTCTGATTCTACAACTGCATTAGAAGTAGGAGTGGTAGCTGGAGATACCACCACATTTGGTATGAGTGTAGAAATTATTCCTGATACTACTATTACTCTTGTACAAGCTCAAGATAATGCTCTTCTACTTGATACTAATGTACTGGATAGCAAAAACATCTTCAATATCACATTTGGTGAGAATGATATGTTGTCATTATTATATGATTTCAAAGTAGGAAATACTATAGTATTAAATAGCATAGTGTATAATGACCTTCCTAGTGATCTATCAAAGCTAATTTATATATTTCTGAATTACGAATTAAATAATGATACAACATTATATGAAACAGGAACTTCTCTCTCCACCGAAGATAGACTTATAACTTGGTTATTTGAACAGTGGTTAGTAAATCATTTCTTTAGACGAAAGAAATTCAATCCTTCGTTACCTTTTACAGATTTAGGATCTTTATTAGAAAGTCAAGATTTTTGGCAGATTATAGAATTAGATCAAACTTCTATAACTGATAAAAAAGTTGTATTTCCTCCAGGAAAAGATCCTATAAATGCATCATTCATATTTATGGCGCATGATTCACATAAGCAAGTATTAGATACTGATTATAAATTTATAACCAACGATGATTCTACTGCATCAGCAGAAGTAAACTGGAGCGGATTAGGACTAGAGAGTAAAGTATCTCTAACCGATAGAATCTATTTATTATGGGCATACAATCCTAATTAAACATGCATAGTCACAACGACGTTTTCACTCTAATTAAATTCTATGATGACAATAAAAACATTATAGGTTCAAGTCAATCCGATCTACAGGACATAATTCTTACAACTGAAACAAAAGATATAGAAGAAACGACCCTGCAAATTGCAATTGATACTAAGCTGCAAACTTTAGAATATTTCAAAGTAGCAATAGATGTTCCTGCTTTTAATTCAACTGATTATAATAAAATAAGAAGATTACTTATAGACTGGTATTCCGCAAATAAAACCTTCTCGACTCTTCAAAAAAATACATCTGACCCTAATACATTAGAAGCACCATTATTAGAAGAAGCAATAAAGAGTATGGGTTTTAATTACTCTCATCTAATAACACAAAAAGATTCTAGAGCTCAGTTTTTATTAAACTTAACAGAGCTATATAAAACAAAAGGCTCACCTCAAACTATGTTAGATGCATTAAAATTCTTCGGATTCTTTAATGTAAAGGTGTATGAATGGTGGTTAGTAAGAGATCATACTGATGATAAATTCACATTCGAAGGTCGGAAAGTAAATACGACTGAGACTGAATTTGAAAGTGTATTTCCTGAAACACGACTTTTAGATTATGAAGACTTTGAATTATTAGCTGATCCTCATTGGTTTTATAATAAAGCAAAAATATTAGAATTAGATAATGATCCTGATAGAGGACTGTTAGGGTTACCTTCAGGTACTCCATATTTCAGTCTAGCTTCTATTGCTGACATCGGAACTATCAATGAATCATATCTAATCATTAGTAGGTTAGTTAAGGATCAATACGATAATCATATTGCAGGAACTCCTCCACCTAAAGATATTTTAATTGATGCATTCAGATATAAAGTGTCATTACTTTCGTTATTTTTATCTATTCTTTATATTCATTGGAAATACAATGATTTCTTAAAATATGATAAACTTAGAGATTATGTTATTACAGAGTTTTTTGTTGATCCCGAAACTGATCTATTAAATCCTTTTACATTTGAACAACCAAATTCATATGAAAAACTTCTCTTCTGGACTATTGCAAGAGTTAATGCCATTGGTGATCCTGATCCATTTGATATAACGGCATCTAACAAAGCAATAAATCTCCCTAAAGTTAAGACTATACCTGATCTTCCTGTAACTGCGGAATTGAATACACTGAATACCGTGTTAATTGGTGCTAGTGGTACTCCAGAAATATACAAATACAATGGAACATCTTGGGACCTTAGTGAAATTCCATTCATTGCCAAACAGCCACAATCAGAAACATCATTTAAATTATATCCGGCATGTCATGAAGTTTATGATTCTGAAGTTGATGTCTCAAGTGATTTAAATGATTCGTTTTTAAATTTTGATGATTCAGTAATCAATTATGATGAAAAGGTATTATATCCTCTGTTAAATAGATCTCCAAATCTACCCGATTTTGCTAAGTATTTATATGCAACAGATGATGATATTCCTAACTACAATCTACCATTTACACAAGTCGTAGATTTAGAAGAAGAGATTACAGAAACAATTGCAGCATACAAAACAACAATTGAAAGACCTACTGATTATGATGACGCTAAAGCAAAATTAGATACGTTGTTATCTACCTATCATAGAAATCAATCATTAAACTTCTTACAGAATAAAATAAACCCTGAAGCATTACTGACAGCTTTGAATCCTGAATTTAAAGCAGATATTGATGCACGAATTGGTACTGACTTATTTTCATCTGTCGATATAGAAGAGATACTGTTCATTGAATTAGATGCGTTTTCTGCTGGATTAATTGGCAAAACTCCTATTGATCTAAAACAATTATTATTAGGTATTCCTAATATTGATACTAAGTTCATTCCTGTTGTTGATTTCTGGAAGCCTAAGCGTGCTAGATTTTTAGCATTTGAGTTGATATATCAGATATCTAATGCATTAACTGATTCTATTAATTTAAAGGATACACTTAGCCAAACAATATCTGAAACTTATCATGACACGATTAGAGGAGTACATAGAGAGAACTATGATGTATACCCGTATAGCCATGATCAGAACCATGTAAGAGACGAGGTAACTGTATCAATGACATTGTTCAATGATGACCCAATTCCATCTATACAGATAGCAACTGGACCACATAGGCTATACCCATGTAAAGCTCTTACAGGGGATGACCTATCAGCTAAAAATGATTTAGTTACATTAGCTGATGACGAAGGAACAACATATACAATAATAGAAGGTGATAGAATAGTGTCATCATTTGATCATAAGATATATGTAGCACAAGCAACCGGTACTACTTGGGTTGTAGCATACAATGGAACCTTAACCACAGATGACATTTTTAGAGTAGATACTGATTTAACTAAGACACCTGGATCTGCTGAAGTATCAGCATTGTACTTTTATAACGGATCTAGCTTAGACTTGATAATTTAGAAAACGACAACTAGAACAAATTTACTATATCACTAGTAGGAAATTAGAGAATGGTCAATATAATAAACATTAAAGAAAATCTTCACAAACATGTAAAGGACGAAGTAACCTCTACGGTTAGAGGACAAGTAGAAATATACGAAAAGTTCCCCGATGGTAATTTAAAGTTACACGACAAAAGTAATTTAGTAGTATACCAAGGACGTAATTGGTTAATGCAAAGGGCATTAAATGAAATCACTATTCCCGAATCTGTGTCAAATATAAAGAATGCATTTATATCTTGGTTTGGTTGTGGATCAGGTGGAGCATCGTCAAACTTAATGGTCCCATTAGCTCCATCATTGAGTGATGCAGATTTAACACAACAGTCAACTATAAATAACAAAGTCTCAACTGATTGTATTGATGATGGAAAATATCATCCATTTGATAGTGTGGAATTTGTTATTGATTCTGATAACAATAATGAATTACTTAAAGCTTCTATAACTGTTACATTAGGAGCAGATGACGGTAATGGTCCAGCAGGCGGAACAACTGTTTCAGATTTCTATGACCTCAATGAAGCTGGCTTATATGTAAGTGACAGTAAACTTCAAGCGGACTTCACAGGTGGAAGTGCAGCCGCACATTTAGCAACTATTAGAATGTTTGCTAGAGTGACATTCAGCACATTAAGAAAGTTTCCAGAACGTCAGATTGTTTTCGTCTGGAATGTATTCTTTTAAAAAAAGAGAGAAATAAAGAAATGACTAAATATTCATATGTATTACGAGAACTATCTGGATCAAGTATCAACAAGAAATCCAATAAGACTGCCAAAAAGGAAGTCCCAGAAGCTTTTAAGAAGGAATGGAAGAACAAAGACAAAGATGGTGATGGCAAGGAGAATGAACCCAAACCTGACTTCGTGAAAGAGGTTGAAAAGAATAAGAAGAAATAATCAAAGATAATAAAATGTCTATATATTCATATGTATTACGAGAATTATTTAACAAGAAAAGAAAAGATTGGAATCGTAAGATATCACCAGAAGAAAAATAGCTCAGGATATATATGATGTATCAATTAGTGGTCGAACAGATGTTTACGATTTAGCAGAGTCAAAATTTAAAGATTTAGAAAAAAATCCAAAAACTGTACCCATAGCTGCAAAATGGATGGCTGATCATTGTTTTAAGAAATATAAACAACTGATCAACAAGTTATCAAAATCTCAAAAATTAAAAGTTCATACCAAACTTAAAGATGGATTTGAAGAGCAACTTTATGAAAGTGGAAAAATGGATTGGATAAAAAAGGGGTAACCCCCTCTTTTATCCCGGAATACGGAGTGTTACACATGTAACATCGTGTTTTTCCGCATGACGATCATTCATCGCCACATCGACTTGATTCTGAAGAAAATCAATCCCCCAGTCCATTACGTCTTTGTGACTCAAAAACGCGTCCACTGATTCAATAGTGAACTTTGTTTTCAATGTGGATTCCAATTGACTCACTGCTTCTGCAATACTCGTAGCAACATCAATGACATCTGGCATTTTTAATTCCCTCTGTTAGTTGTTAAAGTTTGAATAGTTTCTTTGAATCACAAGTTAATATGTATAGACAAACTATAGCCAAAAGAAACATGCAACCAACTGAAGGGTTAGTTCAATTGGCCACATATCCAAACGACTGACTCGTCTTGTACTAATTGTGAGTATAACGTTTATACTCACAATTCAATGTATCTGAATCACATTGGACTGTCCTCCTATTTCTGATTCCTATACCGTTGTTATAGCAATATGGAACGAGTTTCGTTCCTGATGCGTGCATCAATATATATAAATGAATTATCCTATACCATTCTCCAGAACAAAAATAAAAGTACAATTTAAGTATAATAGATTTTAAACTAAGGATTAGTTATTATGGCAAACAATGTAAGCCCAGGTGTGTTCACTAAAATAATAGATTTATCTTCCTTTCTTGTAGAAACTCCAGGAACTCATGCATTCCTGCCATTTCTATCGAGAACAGGTCCAGATAACAAAGCAGTTTTTGTTGCAAGTCTTCAACAGTTTGTAGATCTATATGGAAGACCAAATATCAATGACTTTGGGAAGTCATTCGGGCAAGGCCCATATGTGGCGTATAACCACATTTCTGTTGCTCCTGGATTTTGGGCAATGCGCGTTCTACCTACTGATGCAACGTATTCTAATTTATTTGTAAACTATAATACAGATTCAACAGGGGCAATATCAGTAACTCACGAAACTACCCTTAATACACATGGGGAAATAGATACTGAAGTAGCACAGACAACTGGGACTATTACTCCATTAGTAGCTTTCTACCCAATTGGTAGAGGAGATGCTTATGATGATTTTGCCATTACAATTACTAAACATGCAAATACACAATTAACTGGAATCTACATTCTTGATATTTGGAAAACTCAAGCTGATGGAGATGATGTAATTATAGAAACATATGAGATTTCATTTGAATCAACTGCTATAGATGATTCTGGTGATTCCATATTCATTGTGGATGTTGTAAATAGATACTCCAAATGGATTAGAGTTAAAGCCAATGAAACATCTATTAATGAATGGCAAAAATCATCTATCGAAATTGTAGTTGGTGATTCAGTAACACCTGTTCACTTATTCAACGGTTCAGAAGGCAATATCATTGCGGTTGATTCCGATACCGGTAAGAGAACAATGGGGTCAACCGAAATTACAAATGCAACTTCACTTCTAATTGATGCATATACAGGATTGATTGAAAATCCCGAAAGTGGACTATTGGATGAAACTGTATTAGACCTAGATGATACATACATACCAATCGTATATGATGCTGGTTATCCAACATCAGTCAAGAATGCTGCTGTTACATTAACAAGTAGCTTAAGATTAGATGGTGTAGCTATCCTTGATAATGGTGATAATGTATCAGTAGATGCAGCCCTTTCAGCTAGAGATGCTAGTCATACATACAATACTGCTTACGCATCAATATTTGAATGTTACAGTAAAATATTTGATAACCATACTGGTAAAGAATTATGGGTAAGTCCTGTTTATCACATGGCTTCAATGATTCCTCAGAATGATAGATTGTTTGGTATTTGGTATCCAAATGCTGGATTCAATAGAGGAACCGTTGATAACATTATGGAATTGAGATTCAATCCCAGGATAGCTGATAGAGACAGATTATATCTCAAACAAGTTAATCCAATTGTTAAATTCTCAATCGGTTATGCAGTATTCTCTAATTTAACTACACAAAGAAAACCTTCTGCTCTTCAAGACTTAAGTGTACACAGAACAATTCTGTATATTCAAAGGAACTTGGAACAATTTCTCAAGTTCCATATCTTTGAATTAAATACACCTGAAGAACATTCAAGAATGGCTGCGGCAATAACACCGTTCTTATCATCAATCAAATCTGCAAGAGGATTGGTTGATTACAGTGTTGAGGTCGGAGCAAACGAATATGAAATTAAAACTAAACAAATGCACGTTAATGTAATATTACAGCCAACGAAAGCAATTGAAAGAATTAACTTAAATCTATTCATAAAATAAAACAATAAGATGGAACAAATTAATAAAATTCGCGGAGTAATAGGATGCATAATAGTTTCGTAAAAACCCAAGAGAACCGCCATGATAGATATTTTGGCGGGACTAGTAAGGGGGTCGCTGATCCATATATCAGTGGCTATCACTTCATTCATTTCAAACATCTTCCGCCAAACCTTTCAGCCCACCTAGCTGTTAATGACCCGGCAGATCTCGGTTTTCAAGAAGGTCCTCCTGGAAACGATGAAATAGCTAGATTATTAGCTGCATCATGTTTGTCTGTTACTCCAGTCGGGGGAACACTAAACAGAGCTGAATTCACTGGTCTTGGCGGAACGAAATGGTCCGTTCCTACAAATATTGATTATGGGAATACTCTTTCAATGAGATTCCTGGAATATAGTAGATTACCTATCCTTCATGTATTCAACAACTGGTTTAGAATGATCAGAGAATACAGAAATGGTACCAGTTTGTTAACTGGAAGTGCTAAAAGCCAGACATCTATAGAATATACTAAATCGGCATATTCTGGAACACTATTATACTGGACAACAAAACCAGATGGTGTAACAGTAGAATATGCTGCATGTTATACAGGTGTTTACCCAACAAAAGATCCCCAAGAACTGTATGCTGGCGACATAGCCTCATCAGATAAGCTAGAAGTTGATATGGAGTTCAGCTTCGATATGCCTTTCATGGAGAGTTGGGTAAGAAAAGAATGTCAGTTCATGGCAAATCTCTACCACGGGGAAGGTATCAAGGCACATGGCGGATATAAGGTAGGTACTTCAACAGCTAATAATACTGAAGAAGGTAGTCATACCGATTCCGGTGGAATTGGCACTGCAACATCACCTGCATAATAAGAATAATAGCAGCTAAATCATAAGTTCACAGGAATCAACATAGTATATGTATTATGTTGATTCCTGTTTTTTTTTCGTTATATACTAGGAAATTTATTTCTACGATTAATTAAATCAAATCAATAACTATCTACAAACTAATTTTAATCGAAGGAGCTTGTCATGGACAACCCATCTGTAGAAGAATCACCAATGGCTAATGTTGCACCGTTACCGCAACAATTAACGCCTGACACACCCCCACCCCCACCCCAAATGCCACCACCCCAAATGCCACCACCAGTGGTAACACCTCAAGTATCAACTGCTACAATGTCCCCAACAGGATACTTTGCTGGCTTTACTGATGTTAAGTTACCAGAATATGAGTTAATAACTCCTCAAAGTTTATATTCCATAACAGTTAAAACAATGACTGTTGAAGTGGAAGAAAATCTTAAAGGTAGTTTAATAACCCCTAGAAAAGTTCCGGAACATTTGAATAAAGCACTCTGGCAATCAATTGTAAGCAAACCTGAAAATATTGTAACATATGATGACTTTCTAAAAAATATAACTATTAAGGATAGAGATGTCCTTATGTATGCATTGTACCATATCTCATATAAAGATGTGAGGAATTATGATGTAACATGTTTACAGTGTAGAAAATCCAATCCTATTACATTTGAAATTGGAAAGATATTTCAGATGGAAGCATTTAATGGTAGTCCTGGAGAAATAATCAATAAACGTATTGATATTCCACTGCCTATCATAAGCAATGTTACTGCCGTTATAAAGCAACCAGTTATTGCAGATGAAAAAGCAATGTTAGAAGATATGCTTTTTCAGAGCGATAAGAATTTAGAATTGGGAACAGAAATGTTAGTCATTGATAAATTCGTTATGGAAAATAATGGAGTACGTCAAGATATTACAGGACGAGACAATATATTCAGAGCATATAATACATTGTCGAGTCAAGATAGAAAAGCAATAAGTCGTGAGTATGTAGAAAACTTTGGTAAGTATGCTATGAAATTAGAAATACAAACCACCTGTCCAAGTTGCGGAGTCTCGGACGATACACCCATAGACTTATTCAACCAATTTTTTCGTTCACTGCACGAATGAAGAATCACTGATCGAGTACCAGAAGTCAATACAGGAAAATATATTCCTAGCAATGGAACTCGGTAAACAACAATATACCTCTATTATTAAAATGCCGATTGATCGTCTTCATAGTTACATCAAGTGGAAAGTTAAATTTGACGAAGAAGTGTCCAAAATGAAAGAAGATCAACTTAAAGATATTAAGTAGAGAACAAATTTAAATGATTGAATATAAGAAAGTTTTAGCTCCTGTAGATACTACAACTACAACTTCTCTGGAAATAGCTAATAATACATCCAGAACATTTTCTAGAAGTTTAGAAGGAGCAGATAATATTTATGTAGACTTCTCCTCTATTATTTCACCCGAGGGAGATTTTAAAAGGCTATCCGGTATCAACGTTTTAATAAACTCTATCAGAAATTTATTAATGACACCTATTGGGACATATCCATTTAATCCGTTATATGGATCAAATTTATATAAGAAGATATTTGATCTGGCCGATAATGATACTGAAGATGAAATTATAGCAGAAGTAGTAGACAGGATTAGAGAATGGGATGATAGACTTGAAATAACTGATGTTGATACTGGATTCTTTTCTAATAGGAAAGGATTTCGATTATCTATAACTATCCAAACAGGAGAAGAGACTGCCTCTACATCTCTTGACTTTATAGAATCGTATACAGACTTATTTACAGACTTACACGGAGAAGCATAATGCAAAATTGGTTAAGGCTTCAACACTATCCCGCTGATTATTTAAATCTCGTATACAGGTATTATGCAGCTCATGGTGTTTCCTATATTTGTAACTATTATCACTTGGATCTCCCTAGCAGCACGGCAGATCTCGAAGTGTTAGATTCAGGAGCATATGAAGTATTGGGAGAATTATCTGGATATTGTTGGGAGAAGATTACACTACTACCTATCTATAACACAGAACAGATTCAGCCAGTATTTGAAGCAGATGAACGAGGATTTGGTAAATTCAATCAATCATCAAGTCTTAACTTTCCTACTCTATATAACATTCAGCCTACTGCTACTGATTTCATTCAATTTGTAGAACCAAAATTAAACGAGAGCGATGCTCCTTCAATTGATAGTCCTTTATATAGAGTGGTAAATTTTGAGAAGGCAACTAATTCATTTTTCTCTTTCTGGAAATTAAGTTTACAAGTTAGTGAATTTACACTAACAAAATTAGAAAAACAACTTAGAGCAATTTTTTCATTTGTCGATTATGAAAAACAAATATATGATATTGACACTGCAACATTAATATATAGATTGTTAGATAAAAATCAAACATCTAAGGTTAAAGACTATTATAATGAACGAATTGGATTCTATTTTAACTCATGACTAATTGTTCATATATCGCAAAAGATATTAATACTAATAAACAAAGAAGAATGGATTATTCTATAATATTTAATGGAAAATCTTCCCCTAAGATAAAGCTAGAATATGGTTATTAATCATAAAACTAATCTGAGAACAAATATTTAAAATGGCCCTATTTAAAGATAACGATATAAAGATCTTCAGTTCTAGAGAAGAGATAAGGAATCAGCTTGTAGAGGAGGCTAAAAACTATTTAGAACTATCTAATGTTGACCTGACTAATACTAGTTTTATGTCATACATTATAAATATACTATCCATTCTGTCCGCCAATCAAATGTTTTATAGTTCTACGTTATATAGAGAATTCTTTTTAACTCAAGCTCAAATACAAGAGTCAGTATATAACTTATCGAAATGGATAGGATATACCATACCCCAAGCCACTCCTTCAAATATCAATGTATTATTTACACTACCTTTGCAATTTAATGATCCCCACGTAAACTTAGTTTTCCCAACTGATTTTCAAGTACGAGCTGGAGATGTAGCATTCACATTAGACACCAGCTTTGTTTTAAATGGAACTTTAGTATCTGGGACAGAAGAAGATCTTCGTGCCCAAATAGCAAGTATGATCGCTAATGGAGTTCAAACTGAAATATTAAATAACCGAATTGTATCTGTACGAAATGCAACTACTGGTTTCTTATATCCAGTAGAAATAAATATTGGTGACGGAGGAGATACTGCATCAGCATCATTCGTTTTACCATTTAGTCAAATAGTTAAAGAATATAGATCATTTACAATTCCTGACGATTTGGAATTTTATCAATTCTTTACAAAACGCTTAACTAATCTTGATGGTCAAGTTAGTGAGTTAACTATTTATGTAATTCCTCCAGAAATAGACATGACAGATGTATCAACTGTTACAGACATAGAATCTAAATTAACGGAAGATCAAAAAACTGAATACCTATGGACTGAAGCAATTTCTGGGCTATATACTTTAAACCAAGGAGATAAATCATTCATAAGCACAAACTTTGATGGTGAATCCGAAATACTCTTTGGAAATGGAATTATTGGTGAACAACCAACTAGAGCTTCAACAATTGCAATAATTGTATCATTAACTAAAGGCGAAAAAGGAAATGTAATTCCTGCTTCAATTACTTCATCAGATAGTCTATTCTATGAAAATGATAATAATAGAGTCCAACGGGTAAAACTGACCACAGTAAATACTGAACCTGCTACTGGAGGAAAAGATACTCCATCCTTATCAGAAATTAAAAGTGCAGCAATAACCAATCTCACCAGCAAAGGTAGACTCGTATCAGAGTTTGACTATGACGATTTTAATATTATTGCTCCTAATGTACCTATTAAAAAAACGAAACCTATTCTAAAACGAAGCGATTTAAAAACAAACGAAATTTCGGTATTTTCTGAGCTCATATATAACAATCCAGAAAACGCAAATGGGGCGGCTGAAATCGTACCAACTAGAAATCTCCCCTATGTGTTTGATAGTACAAGTTTCTTTGTCCCTAGGGGTGCTACAATTCCTAATCATGATGATTTTGAATCAGCATTCAATATGATTATTGATTTAACATCGCTACAAGCTAGTTATGAATATATCTTAAGAGAAGTTACAATTACTTCTGCTTTAGAAAGTAGTGATCCGACATATAATCCTCTTGTATTTTTAAATATTCCTTCAGTCAAATTTACATCAACTGTTGATCCAAATGATACTAATATTATCAATATAGATATCTATACAAATGCAAACCATACGCCCACAACTAATGTTACTCAATTCAGAGCAAATCTAATTACTACATTTGATAATGCAAAGTATTCAATGACAACTGAATTAGATACTGAAGATGTTACAAAGGTTAATGGATTTAGTTATCAATTCTTTGACTTCTTAAACTTTCCTAGAAACTCTGTTCAATTCAAAGTATTAGTGGAAGGACTTATTCCGTACAGCCAGATTACAATGGAAGATAAAATCGCATTAGGAATTGAAAGCGATACATCTCAACCATCAAAATGGATTACATTAACTACTCATACTGCAGATGTAATCATTAGAAAAGATTTAAGTGATTTCATGTTTAGTTCAATAACGGAGACTGATGGAGTAACAACAGTACATAACGTTCCAACTATACTCTCATCTTATATAACTCAAGAAAATTTCAATGTAGATAATTTTGAATTGGCTGTATTTCAGAAACTTATTGGTAATCTAAAAATTAACTCAATTCGAATGTTAACAGATTTTCTCAATATTAAGTTTGCAGATACAATTGGCAAGTTGACTAACATGAAATATAATGCCATTGCATCAACAAAGATAATATCCAGAAGTTTAACTGAAGTTCCTAATACTCCAGTAATAAATGATACATATATTGTAAATGGAACAGAAGGAATTGATATATTCAGTCAAGACTGGAATACACATAAAAATGAACTGGCACAATGGAACGGTAACAGTTGGATATTTATAAAACCATCATTCGATGAGTTTATTCAAATAGTTAATCCATTAAATACAAGTGATCCAGATCAAAACAAAAAATTACAATGGACAGGAATAAGTTGGGTTGAACCAATATTTGATATTCCGTTTAATGTATCTTTAAAAATTAACAAAGATCCTGATATAGCAATATCTTCTTCAGCATTAGAAGCTAACATAAAAACAGCATTACTAGATAATTTTGCATCAAAATTTGGTATGGATGTTGATATTGATAGATCGGAAATTGTAAAAGTTGCTAGAGGGGTATTAGGTGTTCGATTTGTAGAAATTATTGGCCCAGAAATAGATATTAGATTCAACTATAAAATAGATGATCTTGTGTTTGCTGATCTATTAGATTATACACCTCAATTAGTAGCATTCACATCAGATTCAATATCCATTACCATTATATAATAAACCATGCCTAACATATCCTACATTCGAAAATTAGATGCACCTAACAACACTTCTAAGGACGATATAATTGCTATACTTGATGCAGCTAAACTTCATAGATTAATTTTAAAGAAAGTAGCTAATGAGCTTCAATTCTTGATTCAGGAATGCTACTATCCACGTGTTGCGGATATACACAAAGAACTTCTACATGTAACTAAATCTAATGAAGCTGATCTATTAGCATATTCTAAAGCTAAATACAGAAATCCAAAATGGAAGAAAGTAGATCCTAAACTTCTGCATGATGCTCAAACTGTTTTACTTGTATTAATTTGTCAAGACTTTACAATCAAAAAAGATTCCGCCGCTGGTCTAGCTACATTAAATCTTTTAGCATTAAGATTCTATACTAATACAATGTATAAGTTTATAAAATACTGTAACCCAGATTATTTTAGAGCAGCCATTAGTAGGTTATCACATAATCATTTATTTACGACCAAAAAAACAATTGGGGAAGCCGTATTATATTTATCGGGTCAAGTCTATAAGAAGTTCCAAAAGGGTCTATCTAATGATGATCCTGTAGAAATTATTGATATGATATATGTACTACGTGGAAGAATTAACCAATCAGTTAGGAGCTTCGCTAATAAGTATTATGACATTGCGAAAGATGGCGGAGCATCAAGATTAACAAAAGAAGATCTTCCAGAAGAACAAACCACAGATAAAAAATTAAGAATAGAAGCTGGAAGAATTGCTAAAGAAATTACTATCTATAGAGCCGTAGATACTAGTGCCATTAAATTATCTCAGCAAATTACCAAATTTAATAGACGGTTAGCTAAAGAATATTCAAATACTTTAACTAATACTAAATACACGGAGAATCTAGAATTACTAATATTCTTGTTATTACGAGAAACTCCTAGTGTACATATGCCACAAAATGACTATGCAAAAATAGTCAAAAAACTAATGGCAATAAAGAAAAGTACAAAACCTGTGTACTTTAAAAAGGTCCTAATTCAAGTACATAATCAACTTAACCAAGATTTAGGTTATGTTGAAAAATTCGATAAACTCTCTTCTCAATCGAAGCATATTTCAAGGAGCTATTTAGCATATTATATTGCTATGCTTGTTTATAATCATTTCAGCAATTAAGTAGTATTAAACAAGCCAGGATTTGAATTAACAAGCCCATTACCTCGGGCAATTTGTGCCGGCGTCACTCTGGCAGATGTATCATTTCTAGTACCAGTACTACTTACTCTGGATATTGAGCTCGGTTTAGTAGCCAACACAATACTAGCCTCATCATCAAGAGCAGAATCAATGTGGAATTGTTTATCAGGATAATCATCCCCACCATAATTTATCCAATGAGGAGGACTCTCTTGTGCACCGTCTGACCACCCCTTACATGCCCCAAATTCATTTAAGTAATCTAATACCGTAGGGGTATCTGTTTTTATACCATGTGCAGCTTTAGTAACATTAACCATCGTGTCATATAAACTACCAATTTCAACTGTAACATCTACAATACCGGGACGTTGATTATATGCAATATGATTATCGTCTCCACCCTTTGTAACTGTTACAGTTTTTATGTACGCTGCCTTCAAATTAAATAATCCAGCGATTCTGGCACCACACAACCAAGGCCAGAAGAATGTATGCCCATCAACACTCCTTGGTGTAACGAACATCATAAGGGTAGCTAATGGGGCAGTTATATATTTGTGTGTCATATCGCTATCGTTAGGATACGGATTATATAATCTGATCTGTGCTCTATATGATGGAGACCACCCTGAAGATTTCCAAATATGGGGAAAGTCTAATTTATGACCCATAAGTACCCCTGACACAGCATTACCAATTGTTTTGGCTTGACCCGAAACTCCACTATTTTTTAATCTTGAATCTAAAGACTCTCCCCATCCTGTTAAAGTTCCTGACAGGGCATCTGGTAATAGTTCTGAAAGTGTCTTCAATCCTTGTCCTGCTGTTTCTGTTCCTGTTGCAAATGTAAACTCTCTAACTGCTTTAGATGCAGCATCTGTACTACTAGCAAACATACTTTCTTCATAATCATTACTATATGATTCAGTAGGAGGATTGTTATTTAATGTTGCATATTTAAGTGTATTCTGTGATGTTCCATTGCCTTTCAATATTATGTTATATGTATCTTTAAGATGCTGTCTAAATGAAGGTTTAACATCTGTTCCACCATCCATTGCAGCAGTAAGTCTGTAAAATTCTGATCCAGAATGTGATAATCTAGGAGTTTTTGGACTAAGTTCTAATATAGGAAGAGTGTCTATAATCGCATCATCAGGAGTTGGTCCTTTGGCATCCATACCCATTATTCTTCCGTCTAAAGGCGGGAGACCTAATGGTATATTATTATTAAGAATAATCTCTTTTGCACCGAGTCCTGATTCTGTTATTGACGCCATTATCTTACTCCTGTTCCATTAACTACACCAGACATATTAACATCCAAATCTCCATCTGTAGGAGCTGAAGTAGTACTAGAATTAGATGTATTGGTATTATTAATAATTGTTTGACCCACGTTAGTTAACTGTGCAACGGTTGCAGTCTGCATTTGATGCATTTGATTCATAATTTTCCTCTGGTTAGCTGATTGTCCTCTTATTGCCATCATCTCATCTTGAGCTTTAGCATTAATAATTTCACCATGATTAACACGTAATCTATTAGCTGCTCCTTCTCGCAGATTATCATACTTAGAATCTTTAAATGCATTCTCCCCTCTGGCAACCATTTTTAATTGACGATAATTAAGACCATTAAGAAGCCTTCCCCCTAACGCCTTATCCTTACCAGTACCAGTATATTGGGCTATAGCTAAGTTTGTACTGTGTTTCTTTCTATCAGTCTCTACTGCATCAATTGAAGCTAAAAGACCTTTCCCGCCAGGAGCTAAGGATATAGCTTTTCTAAGTAAAGGATTATCCTTTATTATGGATGACATTGCAGATTTAATACCAGTGATTATAAGATTATATAAACTCGATACAGTAGAGGCTATCTTCTTTGCAAAAAATATGGATGTCTCAGCTACTATATCTTTTATTGCAACTGCTGCTTCACCAATAGCTATAATTGGAGATAATATCATAGGAATAATCCTGTCCCTATTCTCGTATAATGCTTCTCCTAAAGAGTAAAATACATTCACAAATAATTTAGGCAGATGCCAGAAAATAAGTTTAGATATATGCCATACCATCTTACCCACTATCTTACCCAGGAACGCTTGTGTTTTAATATACTTAATAGTTATGTCAAATATTATTTCTGCTATCTTCCAGTAGTTTCCACCAGAGGAAAAGAAAGTAACTACTCCAGAAACAAACTTTTTCATTATACCAATTATGTTAGGGATTACTATATCTGGAAGATCCTTTTGAAGGAAATCAAGTATTCTAGGGACTATAGCTTTAATAGAAGCAGTAACTCGTTTTTGACTTTCAGCAGGATTCATTAAAAAGGAAACGATATTAGATATAGAATCTCCTAGAAATCCAAGAATCTTTAAATTCATCTCACCCATAAAGTTTAAATACTTAGCTATCGGTTTACCCAAACCGGGTAATTGAAAATTAACACCCAGTCTTTCCAGTATGAAATTTACAGGCCATTGTATTATTCTCCATAACCCATCAAGTACTCCACCAACTAATGATGAAAATTTCATTAATAACGTTGGCTTAAGTGTATCAAACCATGTTCCGGCTTTAGTCCACCCAATGATTCCATCGATGACCGTAGTAATAATCAACAAGGGAAGGAATATTTTGGAAGCTAGTCCCGCTATAGGTGCCAGAAGCTTAACTGCTCCAACTCCTCCTAAAATGCCAGTAACTCCAACAAGTGCACCAGCACCCTTTACTCCTTTTGCTCCTCCCAATAATTTTGATAGTGCAGACATTGGCCCTTTACCTAATAATTTTAAACCTACTCGTTTTGCAGACTGAAACATCCCACCTTTAAAGAATTTTCCTTTTTCTGCTGCTTCTCCTACTCCTGTGAGAGCTCCACTAGCTTTTGATACTGCTCCTCCTTTTGTTATTGTTTTTAACCCGAGTAGCGAAGCAATGCCTGAAAAAGCACCACCAAATACTCCAGTGATAGCAGCACCAATAGAACCAACCACAGATGCCATTATCACCCAAAGATTATTTAACAATGCATTAAACTTATTCTTTCTAAGCCATTCCCAGTGTTTTCCTTGATGCATTGATGTCTTACGATCAGTTATTACAGTGTGATCATATAACCGTTTAGTATATTCAGCAGCTTGTTGTGTATCTGTTGCATTTTTCTTCCATCGTCTCTGTGCATTATCACCACTAGGACTTATCATTTCTCCAGGTTGAACATGTACCATCCCTTGTTTCGTAACATTCAATGGCACCATAGATCCCATTGCGGCCTTAGGTGCTCTACCTAGCATACTATTTAGTCTGCCTTTAGCCCTACTAAATAATCCACCACCTGCTTTCTGTTCACCCGTATCAGATGACATCAAATCTAAAAAATCACCAGATGCTGAAAATCTCTTGAATCTATCCCATAATTTATCTGGTCCGTCAATTAATCCTCTGCCTTTTGGAGTTATTGCTCCGCCACCCGTATTTTGAATAATTCTATTCAACTGATCTTGCATCACCTCAAATCCATAAGACAATTGTCCAAATATAGACATAGCAGATACAGCTATTGTATCTATTGCAGTTCTTCTAATTACCCGTCTAGAATATTTTTGAGCAGGACCACTTAATACTGTATAATTAGCAGTGAAAGATACGAAATCTGTAAACATTTTAAATCCCTTCCACACAGATTTAAGAGGACCAGATTTAACAAATGAATCAACCACGTTATCAGCCATACTAAGCATAGTAGCACCCAAGATACCAACATTATCTGCCATCAGTTGTACGTTAGGTGAAGTTTTTGCTATATTAGAAGATATAATATGAAGATAATCTAACTGTAATTGTAATGCTTTAGATGGTATAATAGCTTCCCCTTCATGGACAATCGCTTGTCCTGACTTTGTTACAAACCCACCCTTTCTAGCTTTAGGTAAATTTTTCTTTTTAAGTTCACCTTTAGTAAGGGTATTTACTGCTATTAACCATTGTGCATTACTAATTCTTAATCTGTCAATTGCTTCAATTTCATCTGAAGAACCATACATTCTACTATAGGATGTATTATGTATTCTCTTTTTAGATCTCGTTTTAGATTTTTCGGTTTTATCTACAAATCTACCTTTATCATCTCTAGTTTGATTAGACATATGCCCTTTAGATATTACCGATAATTTTTCTTTAGGGCCACCATCAATCATATTTTTTTGAGATTTCTCTCTATTGAGCTTGTTTTTAACTGCACCTGCTAAATCTTTAGTTCCTTGATACATTCCTCGTACAGCAGAAGAAAGAGTACCTTTATTTTTTTCTATAATACTTTTAGCTAACTGGCCAACAAATGGATTAATTGCAGTAGCAACCGTTATTCCAGCAGCTTGTGTTCCACTAAAACCTACTTGGTCTTTTATAGCACTAGCTGCCGCAGTGATAGGACGGGAAGCTGCTCTTATAGTTGTAGTTGAAAGATTCTTAATACTGTCAGATAAAGAGGATACCTGAGAGCTAAGATCTCTCATTTGATAATCTTCTGCCATTAAAATCCTAAGTTAATAAATTTATTACCTTGTAATGTAAAGAATTGGGCTTATCACATGCTATAGCTGCTATTTCACTAGGCCACATTAATTCCTGTGCCGCAGTTGTATCTGGGTCAACTATTCCGATTTCTTTGTATGCATCTATTAATGCATAATACAAATTATTCATCTGTTTGTTATTATTTATTGTCGCAACAAACACAGCATTGTTTTTCATATAAAGACCAAACGCCGATGCCAAATCCATTGCAATTTCTTCTGCTCGTTTTTTCCCAAACACACTAAGTTCTTTTTTTATAAACTCATAGTACACCTTTAAGTTGACTTTATACTGTTTAGTATTTTCAAAGTTTGATATTAGAAATTTTGCTATTCGTTTTGCTGAATTTGATTCAATTTGTATTCCCGCATAAATCTCGAAAAATTTGCTATAGTATGATGCAAACATATCTTTAAAAATATTAAAAAACTTGTTTTGATCTTGTCTACATGCATAATGCATTACTTCATGTAAAAGTATTTGAGATACATTTTTATCTGATACCCATGAAAATAAATTTACATTATTGTCCATTAAAATATATATTTTATGACTCTCAGGATGATATATCCCCATCAAAGTCTTTTTAAATCCATTAGCAAATTTTTTATGTAAAAGAAGCTTAATAATATTCTTCGACATAAAGCCTGGTACTATGACATCATCATTTATTAGATTCGAAATAGGTCCTCTGACTGGAGATATTAATTTATTCTTAGACACTATATCAATAAAACTAGATTTTAATTTCTCCGAGGAATAGACCGAATAATCATGTAATTTTACAATCTCTTTAACAGAGAAAGGAATAATTCCTAATTTCTCTTGTAAATCGGTCATCTACTAAGCCTCTTTGTATTTTGTTCTAGGATCTTATACTTAACAAAGTTAATGTACAATATCGTCTGAATCATTTATATTAAATCCTAATATTTTAGTTACATCTACCATAGGAGAATCTTTACTTACTTCATGTAAATTCTCTTTGATATGTTTAAGAATTTTATTACTTACGTCATGTTGGGTCATTTTCTCTCTATACTTCATATCATTAATATCAGAACTATAACTACCTTCCGAGAATCCCATATCTAATACTCCCATCATATCATCAACTACAGCTTCAGATGTAACAGACGATATACTCATGGGTGGATCATACATTCTAACATATGCACCAAATCCTAATGATATAGCCATATCGTCATTCATTCCCCTAGAGGCTTCAACTCTATTAATTCGACCACCTGTATTTTCTTCTAGTCCTATAAGCTCCAATGCTAACTTCCTAGATTTAATAAGATTAGTATTTTCAGATACATATGTGTATAACGAATCAAAGATCAAAGGTCTAGTTTGTGCATTCGTTGATAATCCATATTTGTATGTTGGTCGTTTATTCTTGGCGGTGTTCTTTATTTTATGCTGATATAAATTATGGTCGATTGAACTTCGAGTTAAAAATTCTATAACTTGATTACCATATGAGTTTTCCTCTACAATAGTTAAATTCCGTGGGAAAATCTTACACACTGACTCCACTACCTTACAAAAATCATCAACCCGTAGCTTACCTACATACTCCGCAACCTGTTCAAATGTAACATAATCTATAATTTCAATTGCTGAATAATCAGTACCAGATGCAGATGCCACATCAACACATATCATATAATATGAATCTTTATTTGGCTGTTTCCATATCTGCAAATCGTGACTCTCAAATGTCAACTTGGCTATAGGGGGAGTATCAACATCATTAAGTTTCTCGATAATTTCACCAGGGAAAAATGAATTTATTGAAGCTAAGAATTTCATTTCTAGCTCTTGTTGAATCTTTGCACGATCATTATGTAAGATAGCACACTGCCTAGGATACCAAGTAGGATCTTCTCTGAATTCTTTAACCTGCTTCCAATGAATCTTTTTAGCTTTATAGATAGAATTAGGATTAGTCTCAGCTTCTACCCAACGCTCATAATACCATTTACCAATACCTACAGTTTTATTAGGAGTACTAATTACTATTGTCCCATAAGGAACTCCCTTTGCTTCGGCTGCACTTTGGGCCTTAACAAGAGTTGGTCCAAATCCCGAGAATGCTTCATCTATATAATCAATGAATGCAGCTTCATCCACAACAACAATCGTACATGCCTTTCCTCTAAATAAGTTTTCAGGTTTCTTTGCATTTACCTGTGATGCATGAAATTTACATCCATTATCTAATATGAATGTTTGCTCTGCTTCTTTAACAAATTTAGGTCTGATCCAATCTGGTAAATTCCTGATCATTGCCATGACCTTTCTGCAAAAGTCAGTAGACTCAGGACCATCTCTACTAACAACACCAACAACAACGTTTTTATTGAATATCAATGCCCATACAATAAATGCTTGAACTATTGTTGAAATTCCAATCTGTCTTGACTTTAAAGTTATAACATGATGATCATTTACAATAGTACGCAAGAAATCTTTTTGTGGATCGTACAACTTAAATAGAATGTTTCCGCCTACTTCTTCTAGCTCTATAAAATGCTCTATAAAATAGACAGAATCTTCTTTAGCTTTATAGTATATCTCTAATCGTTCTGTTGTTGTTTCCATAAATATTTAAACTATATTTTGAGTTGATCCAGAAAATTTATTTTCTATAATTGGATTCTCAAAATAACTAGGAGAAGTTCTGAATAATGTCAAGTGGCACACTGAATCCCAGTTATCAGATGTTTCCCTACTAAGAATAAAATCACTAGAATTCAAAATATACTTTCCTCTATATGATTGATATTCAAATATCGTTGGTACAAAATCTACTGGATTTCCTATTTTAACAATAGGTATCATCCTGATATTTCTTCTTATTGTAATCCCCATCCCCAACATACTTCTGATATCATTGGAGACGGCTGTCGTTGCCAATGCTGAATTACTCACACCACCAATATTATGAGTATACCGTTTTCGGATTCTTACATTAGGATGCATCTTTGCCCCTGAAGATCCTTCAAACACACCTTTGGTTGTTGCAATATTTCCAATAGTCTCAGAAAAATGTTGATATAAATCATTTGGGGGATGTGTTGTAAATACTCTATTAAATCCATTTTCTACAATAGAACTATTTCCAAAATATAAAGTTTTAATAGGATCTCTAGTGTAATATGTACCACTATTATGATGTACATCATCCATTATTTTAGAGAATAGAGTCTTATCTCGTCTTGCAGTGTTCATCTGGAATATTCTACATACGGGAATATCTTTTATTTTCTCATTTAAATTCCACATATGAATCTTCCCATCAAATCCACAAAATCTAAACATCGGCCCATTATATAAAGAAAATGCATTATCTATAAATGAAATCAGTTGTGTTACTGTCATTGGTGGGCATATAAACTGAGGAATCAACTCTAAATTCTTCCCCCTATTATCTATATCTAATCTATCTCCTAATCCTAAATCTGTTATTATCTTAGCCACTGTATCTACAGGACATAGACTAGGATCTTCTTCTTCTGTAATATAATTTACAAAAGAACACATTGTATTAAATGAAGGAAGTGGAATTGCAGTAAATGTTACTGGACCTCTATCACCCATTGTATCTGGTGTTTCTGTTTCATTCATTTCAGGTCTAAGGAATAGATGAGTATCAGCTTTTAAATACAACAATTTGTACTGTACCAACTCCACTGGCATATTATCTTCTTGCATTAAGTAGATTCTCAAATGCATTGTTTCTTGACCATAAATGTCATTTAAGATTATATCATTTGAACTAATGTTCAAACTTATACTAAATTTCGGCCACACTGAATTCGCAGTATGTATCATACGAACCCGGGTCAAGAATTTAGATATGTCTACATTTCCTATGTATAATTCTACACTAAAATTCTTACCAAGTCTATTTACCTTTGAAATATCAATAGCTGGCATTTAAATTCCTACAAAAAAAATTACTTGGATGTTTTTATCCAAAACGACTCAATATTGCTATATATTTGTTTGGCAAAATCTTCCCTTGATTCCAAAGGAAGACTTTTCCAAACTTGATTTACCTTAGTTTGAATAGCCTGACTCCATGTTATAAGTCTAGGATCATTTGCTCTATCATTTTCTAACTTTGATTCTTTTGCTAGTGGACATTCCCCGTCTGCTACTGGGGGATGAATATATCCACATTCAGGACAATTTCCATTATCAGTGGTCATTTTCGTTTACCTTTTTGTTCCTGCTTATATTTATCTGCAAGAACCCATTTTACCAATTTTTTCTGATCACTTATTATTCGAACACTCTCTTTGTAACTTTGACATTGAAATCTAATTATTTCTAAATCTCTCCAATTATCTTGAAGATTTTCAACTGTCATATTTTGAAATACAGCCTCAATCCAAAATATATTCCATTTCAGATTTTAACATACCAATGGGAGGTCGTTAGTAGTTATATTTACAATTTGTTCCTTATATTAACTTTCCATCTTTTTTTGCTACAAATGCTGATAGATACTTTCTTAATTCTAATTCCCTAACAATGTTCTTATCAGCGTCGATAAGATATGATAGAATGAATGAAGCATAATACAGATTACGAAATTCGTCATTCAAGTTGTCTTGCATTTCGATAAACGTTCTCACTAATTTTTTCGGAAAAGCTTTGGTTAAACCAGTTAAGAAATCAATATCAACAGGAATCTGTTTGAACTTGTTTATTCTATCCTCGCATTTACTCTTAACATCCTTAACTTGTTCATACGTTAAATTGAGTGTGTCATCATGAATAAGCCGGTGAGTAAACTCATCTAATACAAAAGGATTAGATACACTTGCTTTAGCTTTAGTACCATCTTCTTTGTCCCCAAACAATGCAGTAACGAAACTGTAATTCAACTGCAAAGCAAGATTACCAGAAAATCCATTTATTATTCCAAATGCTAATCCGGTCTTAGAAGTTATTTCTTCTAGATTCAAATTTGTCATTAAATTGAATAGAATTTTATCTACATCAGTATCACCAGGAATATCTAAAACATAATCCTTTAGTATAAATATACTTTTAACTGATGTTTTATCTCTAAAATGCTTTTCGCCAATTGTTTTAGCACCAAGAGACGCTTGTATATCTTTAATTATTTCTGATGTTTTGGCTACTTGGTATTCTTCGGACAATAGTCCATTACATGTTAGCCACGGTTGCCCGGACTCTCTATATGATAAACTGAAATACGGAGTATCTGAACCGTCTGGATCTTTAACTCTCTTATATCCAAAATCATAATTCATATCTTGTACTAATACAGAATCTGATATTGTCTGTAGACTAATTATAGATGCCAATGGGATATCTCTCCTTTGATAAATATTTTGAAATGAAAAACTTATTAAATTCTCGTTTAAAATGATTTTTTAAAATGAAATCATTTACAGACACAATTCTTACTTCGATAGTAATATTCCCAATCATGGTTATACTTGTAATCATGGATGTCATATATTATTACATTTAGTCACCTTGCCACTATTAGAAGTTGATTCTGTGCTCTTGTTATTGCTGTATATAACCACCTAGCCCAATATTCATCATCCCAATAGCTACTTCGTTCTTCTAATACCATGACTCGATTTGCTTGACTTCCTTGTGCTTTATGAACACTCAAGCAATAACCATAATCAAAATAATCAAGTTTAGCTGCATATACGTTAAGAGACGATGCAGATATCACTGCTCTATTCACTTTAGTAGGATTCATCTCAGGAGACGAATTCCCAAAACATGTTTTATCTATGGGTCCATGATATACTTCAGGGGTTTCATCTATTGCTACTTCTATTTCATAATAACAACCATGATCTGAGATATATCTTATCCTGCCACAACTACCATTGTATATAACAGTATCCATTGCAAAATGATTATTCTTTAAACAAACTACTCTGTCTCCCTTCTGGGGATCTGAAGTAGTTCTTTTCAATAAATTTTCTCGAATGTAATTATTCATCTTTACTCTAGTAGCATTAAACCCACATAGTAATAAAGTTGTATCAAAGTTATTAGTATTACGAAGGAAGTTATTTACAGCTTTGTTTTTACTTCCAACTACCTTTGCAACTTTTTCTCCATACATACCTGGAGGTATAACTCCGTTCGATCTTATATCCATAGATAATTTTATTATTGGATTTCCTTCACTCTGCCTATGTATTTCACGTAACATAAAATCAGGATTTTCCATTAAATTTAATGTTCCTTCAATAGGTGGAAGTTGAAAGCAATCCCCAACTGCTAATATGGGGATTTCATAACTTTTCAAATCCTTATATATATCCGATCCAATCATACTAGCTTCATCTACAACTAGTAGATCATACTCAACTTCATCCTTGGTTTTTAAATCCCAGGAAATGATATTCCCTGAAGATTCCTCAACCTTTGGTTTATATATCAAGGAATGTATAGTTCCGCAATAATCTACGGGTCTTAATGAATTAGTAGACTTGAGTTTAACTCTTAACACATGAGATGCCTTACCAGTATAACTGATATATGCAATTTTCACCATTCTAGGAAATATACGCTGGATTGTACTTACTAACGTAGTTTTGCCAGTTCCAGCATAACCTCCAAGAATAAATGGTTTCTCCTCATTATAATTATACCACTCGGTTATTAATCCAATGGCTTCGTTTTGTTCTTTACTGTATTCCAGGGTCGTCTGTTGGGTCATTCTCTTCTCCAGTCTCTTCTTCAGTCTCTTCTTCTTTTTCGTATATGTCTAATGTCCCTCCAGGTGACGAGAATACAAATACTCTAGCAATAACATCACCTACTGCAAATTCATATGCATAGTTAAAAGCAGTAACACTTAGCCACACTTCCCCATCATGTTCATTTCTATACATGTAATTTTGAACATAGACACCATGATCAAATTCTAATGATGGATCAACTTGAATGAATGGAATTACACCTATAGGAAAATCTATACTCAACCCCATTGGTATTTGGGTTGGGTTCATTACTCTCATGTTAGCGGCTGACTTTAATTCAAAATATCCATCTTTATGAAAAACAGGTTTATTGACATTAGACGAAATATGAGTATATGTTATAGCCGGGTTACAAACCGATGTAACATAATTGTTTGCCATTGTAGTAACAGCATCAGGTTGCTGGGTGTCCATAGATTAACCTCCTAATCGAGAACGTAATTCACTTTTTCTATCTTCAGGAATTTGTATTCTATCTATAATATTGTAGATATCTTTATCTAGAGTCTTCCCTTCGTTTATATGAACAGGTATGTATGGGTGGTAATCAGGATCATCTACTTCATAGAAGTTTCTAATATTCATGTCATCTATCCCAACCATTTTAGAAGACCAATATGACAGAAGTCCCGATCCACATGCGGGAAGACCATCCTTCATACAATTATGTGGGGTCGATACTGAATCCCCATCAGATGTACTATATAAATAAGGTCTATCACAACTAATAGTATGTTTGATGGCATCCCATAAATCAAAGTGTTTAATCAATTCCCACTGATCTGATTTCATTAAATTAGATAATCCATATAATGGAGTTATCCTATTTCCTATCAATGTTCCATAATTAAATAGTTCCAAACATGATTGTAAAAAGTATTCTGAATTGTCGGGGTAGTGACCTGATTCTGTAAGATTCAAAAATCCACCTAATAGATAAACTTTATCATATCCATGTTTCATAACCAATGATTCTGCATATGATGCCATTACCGTCATGAACATCATATTGCGTCCAGGGTGCCATGCATGTAGTGTTTTCAGCCCCTTAGCCGTTCCGGTGGTCACTTCGGCCTCAGGATTCTCTAACATAGATATATCCTTACTTCCCATAGCTTCATAAATACCAGAAAGATCAAATTCCTTAAGTGTAACAGGCATTCCTTTAGCTGTTAATTCATCAACAACATTCGTGATAGCCAATTTTTCACAATCGCCACCTCTATGATTATAATTGAAATAACATGCTATGACATTCTCGTAGCCTGCTAATTTTAACATTGCTAATGTAGAGGAAGAGTCTAAGCCCCCACTACATGATACTAGACATAATTCACTCATACATCTCTTTCTCCATCATAAATATGCTTGATAACTGGAAATCGCAAACTCGGTTTTCCTTTTTCATCTACTGTTTCCTCAAAATATCTAACTGTTATAGTTCTACCTAACAGATCATTCGGATCTTTATGCCACATCTTTCTCTGTTCAAGACTAAATCCAGAACCTACCCCCACCGGATTCCCCTTATGTTCAATACTAACTCTACTGAGCAATTCACATTCAACTTCTAATCCTGTTATAGAATCAATATGCCTGAATGGACCCATTGATACACTTTTAATTATATACTCTGCATCTATAAATTGTTTAACTTTATACATGCTTCTGGTCCGCTTTCCTTCATACACTGAATCTCCATTTCGAAGTATCAGTCCTTCCCATTCATTGTCATTAGCTGCCTTAGCACAAGCATCAAACATATCAGTGGAAGTGATTAGCGTTTGTGGTAGCGAGGTCAAAACTGTTCCATCAAATCCAATATTTGTTAAAAACCCCAATCGATTAATGAATGTGGTTGTTCCCTTTTCATTCCAAAAATCATCCATAGACATTATATCAAATGCATAGAATTTAGGATTTAGAATTGTATAGTTCTTTTTCCTTATATATTTCATTATCTTCTGGAAATCCTCTAGTCCATCTTCAACCATACAGATTTCACCATCAATGACTTTATTCCTAATTAGATCTTCTTTTTCTTTTTCACCAGCCCACGTTAATAAAGTAGATTTAACTACATCTAATGTGTAGAATTCTTTACCACTTCTTGAAAAGAATTTAACATTAAGATCATTATCTACAAATATTAAACAACGATTGCCGTCGAGTTTCCTTGACGCATACCATTTCTCTTTTACAAAATCAACTTTTGCTTTAGCATTATATGTTTCACACAATGAAACATTAAACACTGGAATAGTATTAGGAAATATTTTATTGATTAATTTAGTATCAGTTCTAGTCTTTAGATTTCTGTCAATGATATTATATATAAGATCAGTATGTTCATGGTTTTCTGCTATGAATCTATTAACTGCTCCTACTGCATCATGACCGGTCAGAGTTCTATTATCTAACGCCTTTAATAATGTTATAATTTCATTGTATTCATTTGTTTCAGCCACAACACTAGATAACTTTTTAAGGTTATCAGAAGTAACGCCATACTGATAGTTTATCGTATCATATATGTACTTCCATATTTCCTTGCATTGTGGATATCTTTCAATTACTTTCTTTTTATCTAATGTAGAATTAGAAGCATTAGCTTCTTCTACAAAGGGTGCTAAGTTTTGTAAGTCATTCATCTTCTATTTCCATCATTATCAAAGTTTGTATCAAAATTCTGAGTTACAAATCTAGGACTGAATTTAATATTTCTAATAAAGCCAGAATCTAAATCCAGACTCTTAATACGTTGGCCTCTTAGATAGTGATTATAAAAGTCTTCCCATGTATTTTCGCCGTTTCTAGTACAATCAGTAACATCTTCTATTATTTCTGTAAGACACCCGTTAGAACTAGATAATCCATATCCTATTCCCCGAATAGCCATATGGGCTAACGGTTTAAAATCAGTCCAGTAATAAACTCTATCTAATGCAATATCATATAGTATTGCAGCAAAACCACCAGACAAATGTTCGCATGTGTCTTTGATATTTTTGTCCTGCCTTATATACTCTGCAATAATAGCTTCAGAATCAATCTGTGTATTAAACTTAAACTTGCCAGTATTATTAGACCAATTCTTCAAATCCACACATACAAAATTAGAGACAGAACCATTATGAACAACTACAACTCCATCATTTACAATAGGCTGCATATTTGTTTCAGTAGTAGGAGGCTCTTGTTCAGGAGCTGCTCTTGCATTGGATAGTAATAAATCTCCTTTGTCAAAGTTAACTTTCACAAAACTTTTCACTTCACCCTTACATGTTGAATAGGGGTAAATACTTCTGTATGTAGTTATCTTCCTTGCAGGTTCAGATCTTTTTATAATTGAAATTCCAAATCCGTCGGTCCCTCGTTTTTCAGACCATTTAAACAGAGGCTCTATAATTTCATAATCTGGTTTTGATTCTCTTGCGAAAAACATTGATATTCCACACATGTTTTTTTGTCTCTTGTTATCCGTTAACTCGTATACTATTATGGATCTTTGGCTGACCATCAAAATACTTATAAATTAATCCATTCTCATTTATAAGTAACACAATCTTACTATTTCTGCTAGCATATCTGATTGTTGACCATGTTCCAGATCTCTGTTCCTCAATTAATGTTTCTGGTGTGGCAATAAGAATATCTGTACAATTTACAATATCCTTATTACGTTCTAAATAATCCTTTGCTCTATGTTCTACTTTGGAATCGTTATTGTAATTCCTCAATCTTGAATTAGTTGGGGGGTGGATAATAATACTTATACCCATGTTAAGACATATGATATGAGAATCAGTATCTGATCCGATACAATCCCCATGATGAAATTCAGTTACTATACCATTTGCGGATAACATTTGTCTCAATGTCTCTTTTTGGTAGAGGCTCATTCCAATTCTAGTTCCTGTAAATCCCACTCTTAACGGAGTGTCATTGCTTTCAGTATTCACTATTTATAATCCTGATTAAAAATAAAATATTGTAAAAACAACCATATTAAATTTCTCTTAAAGAAAGTCAATAAGTGACGAGACATTATAACCCGTCACTTATATCATTTGTCCTTTTCTATTATGGATATGGTGCGCCTAAATGTAAGATTTTCTTTTCTGCCTCAGTTGGCGTAACTGCAAACTGAGATTTATATCCGAAATTTCCTTCTTCTGACCTTTCTTCAGATTGTAAAATCTCACCATGATGTTCAATCGTGATCAATACTGAAGCAGGAGCTATAAACAGTTTATCCCCACTGTCATCATCGCCCTCCGTCACACTAACAATAACTGGAAGAGTGTGTTCTTTCTTCTTTGTTGCTCTAAGAGCTCTTACTGCTGATCGACACCATCCTTCGTCTTTGTTGAATGTTTCAGTGGTACTGCATATTGAAACGCCCCTGCAAACATCTCCATCTGATGTAAGCCCAACAAACACGGTTCCTATTCGATGCCGTCCACTATCCCCACTATCCCCACTATCTACTTTCAAATAGTAGTGCTGGTGAGCAGAGAAAGCTTTCTCGACTTGTGCCGCTATGTGTTCATGTTTTGCATTATATGCCATAGTCAATTACTTCATTGTGGTTCCGGTTTGGGGACTTCCGTTATTGAATGGATGTCCCAGTTAGTTTCTGTTTTAACTTGTTCTTCCGTCATTTCTAAAAACTCTAATAACCGTTTTCGGCACTCAGGGTTTAGATCATCAATAAATATTTCAAAAAGTTCGTCCATAATATATATAAAAGGGGGATACGCATGATAAATCTATTAAATCTACTATGTATCCAATTTAAACTTCTATAGTTTTCCTTCTGTTATGAGTTCAACACGGCTCGGAATGTTCGAACGAGTGTTCACTTGTTGGGTTCCTTCTTTGACCCTGTATCTGAGAGATACGGATCTTTCACCCACAGATGGTTGTGTAATCTTTAAGCGATTCCATGTGGTCCTTTTGATCTTGTCAGGTTCCCAATTCACATTTTGAATCCATGTTGGGAAACTATCAGTTCCTTCTCTGCTTGCTGCAAATTCAACACAACGAGTTGTGAATCTGAATTTTGCTTGTGCAGTTTTTACCGCTTTAAGTTTATTCTTAATGGTTCTTAAGGCATCTTCGTTTTTATCATATTCTTCAAACGAAGTCTCAATGTCAGGAGTATCAATCTCCACCAAGAAATACTCAACCTTTACCGGCTTTGTTTTTTCTCTTTCAGATGTCGTAGTCTTATACGTATTAATAACTCCTTCTTTATCGTCCGATAGAACAATTCCAGTGGAGCTAAGTCTATCCCATTCATGAATGAGATGCTTTTTCTCTTCAGTCAATCTGTCCAGCATTGATTTCGTCAAGAAATAATACTGACCATAAAACGAGATCCATCTTTCTGGTGAAACGAAGTTGTCAAAGACAATCTTGTTATCAGTAAGAATACCCGACTCCATCATGAATTTATTTTCAGCTGCGGTTGGCATGAACTCGATAGTGTTCCATCCGTCATACCATTCTCCATTCAATCCTGTTACGTTGAATGTTCTTGGATGTCCTGTACCATCAGTAGTCATCACATTTTGATCGAAAATACGAATTCCGAATGTGAATACCTCTTTGTGTGCAGTTAATCCCATAATTTTGCCATGCCGATTTTTATCCGACACAACCATTTGTCCTTCTTGTTTGGTTCCACCCCTCATTGAATGATACTCAGGTATATTGATGACTGCTTCTCTATCCCATAATGCATACAGAAAAGTAGCGAGATCTAGATCTGTTGCACAAATCAGATTACCGGCGTCATCGTGCTGAGCAGCACTCGGGTTGCGACTGAATAGATCGTACACCCATAAGGCGTCAATCTTATCAATCAACGAAACCACATCATGTCCTCTATCTCTAATCCCCACCATCAATGGATTTTCTAGGATATTAGTCAGGGTAGCTGCAACTTGTTTTGCTTTTGGCATACTTATGCTTCCTTCTTTGTTGATTGTATCTTTTCGAGCTGTGCTACAATATCGTTATTAACCGCAGATTTCTCTACGATACTCAGGATATTCCACATTGGAAATAATCTCCGTTGGGATAGTGTTAAGATTCACATGATATCAAATGATTAAGGCTTGGAGCAAAAAATTCTCATATAGATATTTCTACCCTTATGAATTACATCATGTTCTATTTTATCTATTTTCCATGTTCCGCCTTCTGAAGCAATATAACTATGAGCTAATTTTGGAGTCCATTGCGACCCATGTGGATCTGACATTGTGTTATTGAATTCCGTATTTAATAATAATTTGGTTGATTCTACTTTCTCTGAAGTCATCTCTTCATATCTTTTCTCAAAATCAATTAAAATCTCAGATAATTTTAATGCATCAGGAACAAGAATTACCAATTCCGCATCATCATTTGTTATTTGATTACATGCATCTAATAATCTTCCAATTTCACCACTATCGTAAAACTGGTGTTCGAAAATTCTATCCGCTATTAGTTTATCAAATTGATATTTGTATGTATCTAGAAACTCAAATAAATCTGTTCCAACGTATATTCTACATGGGGTATTATCATTCATGTTTCTGGTATATGATTCTTCAGCTTCTCTTACCGTTGAATTGACTCCAGTTGCATAACTCCTATCCACGCATACTACACAATCAAAATCAGATGTTATGTCCCGAAAAGTGTTTCCTATTTTTCCTGTACCTAATGATAATAATGATGTATAACTCACACTGATCCCTCTGTTGCTATTTTAAATATTATTAAATCGGATGCCCACATATTGGAATGCTCGTTACAATAGTTTTCCAAATGTCGAAAATTTTCATTATTGGGCCTTATTCGTTGACGATCCCACCACTTATTAAAATACCCAGAACAGTATTTCATGAGACCATGACGACCGACAGGTCGATTACTCCCACGATCACAAGGATATGAGCAATGGTTCTGTCCATAATTAAACTTTTTCTTATCCCACCACTTATCAAATAGATCTGGATGATTTGCTGCTAACCAGTGAGATTGAGTCTTCCACCATTTTGTGGGTATTCTCTCGGGTAACCACCAATCATCAAAATATTCCAAACAATACGAAAACAAGTAATACATTACATCAGTAGAATAAACAAACTTCTCAGGGTCCCACCATGTAGTAAACTTACTAGGATAAGACATTGGCATAATTTCACTAATACGATTCCATTGCCATTTTGTTAGTTTCTCTGGCTTCCACCAGATATCAAACTGCCCCGAACAACTAGTTACTAATGACATAAACGATTGCGAGTTAAACTTATTTTCATCCCACCACGTATTAAAGTGGCTCCTACATCCAGATGCTAATGCCGAACTACCATACTTCCAATCATATTTATCAGGATCCCACCATTCATCAAATTTAGATGATAAAGAAAAAGCTAAATCAGAAGAGTAATTCTCCCAATCATATTTATCAGGATCCCACCATTCATCAAATTTACCATTAAGATATCTACATAATAACTTACTATGTTTTTTATAATCTATTAATTCTTTATCAAACCACAAATCAAAATTCTTATATTGATGGGTACTAAGCCAGTTAAATTCTTTTGTTCTCCAATCTGGTTCTAACTCATAAAATCGAGTTTTAAATTTTCTAGAAACACTTTGTCTAAATGATCTAATCCTTTTTACGTTGTCAATAGAAACAGGAAATTTCTGTTTCACTAAATTAATATCAATTTTTCCTAATAAATCGTCCATGTATAAATTATATGAACTCCAAGAATATAGATTCAAAGAATTCTCTGAAGAAATGATTAAAATACTTATTAGTGTCAACTGCTTTGACATCGACCAGACTGGAATTTGCAACTAATATAGTTCCATGTTTCTTTGTCTGAATTGCATTCTTTCCATCAACATCAACCATATAAAATTCAGGATTTGGATTATCTAACACTAATTTTTGTATATTATTTAATTGTGCAAATAATGTTTTTCTGTCGTAGAAGTTTAATTTTCTGAACTTCTCATACACCAAATCAAGATTATGGTATTTACCTTTAACTCCTTTTACAGTAACCCCATCTGTTCCACACGTCATATATTTTTTACGATCCGGAGTTAATACAATAAAATCTATATAACTTCTAAGATCTAATTCAAGAAAGTCTTCTGTTTTCTCTAGCAGTTTAGTTGAGATGAACCCGTCCCGTTGGGTAACAATGATATCCGAATCAGTTAAACTATTCTCGGATACATAAAATTGAATTAGACTATTTATATTAGATATTAAATATGAACTAAGATCAGGATTATTAATTTGGATTTTACCAATTTGAATATTCCTATCCCTTTTATTCATCTTTTCTAATTCGCTGACATCCCAATCTATACTGTCGAGAATACGCATATATGCAGATTTAAAGTCGTACAGATATACATTCTTTATTATGAGAGGACATCTTTTGCTTATCATTATTAAAGGCAGATGCCCGTAAATCTATTAAATTCACGGACACTGCACTACAAATATGTTACAGCTTACACGTCATCATGACATCTTCATTCAGCTTAATCAGATGATTAATGTCTGTGGTGATTGCCATGAATGCAAGTGTTTCATTCTTAATGTCACTCTTCTCAGTCATTTCAGCTACCAGTCCACTCAGTCGTGGAGAAGATTTGCTAATATGTAACTTGATTGCATCAATATCCATGTCGGATGAATCTACAGAGATTGTTTCAATTGGTGAATCCTGTCCCTTTCTAACAACTGTTTTGATAGTGGGGCTACCATCGAGTACATTAAACGAAATAGTATTCGTCTTACCAATATACGCTCTTTTGGTATTTGATTCAACAATAATTCCAGACTTGTGGACAGTAATGTTACTAGGTGTGAAGTTTTCAATATACAATTGATCAAGATTCTCATGAAGATAAATATCACCTTTTAGTGTTTTTTCATCTCCATCATTTGTAATAAACAAGACATATCTGCCAGGTCTAACATTAGGGAATTGCATGTTAGCTTTGCTAGCATTAGATATCTTAGATCCATGTTCCTCTAGTAATGCATACACACTACCCGTATCAGGTGGGTCTACTTCTACTTCTACTTGTGCTTCAACTTCTTCTGCTGTTTCTGCTTCGGTAGTTACCATTTCAGTTGTAGTTTCCTCTGCAACTGTTTCTGGTGTATCCAATGCTTCCTCGGTTGGAGACTCAGCCACTATGGTTGACGATTCATTGTTTGTACCTAATAGCTCGTCCAGATCGTACTGTTTTGTGTTGGTATCGTTTGACATTAAATAATAGCTCCTAGTCCTTGATTAAGGACAAAAACTCAGTTCTAGTCTGAGGTTGATTTTTAAATTTTCCTTTCATAGCTGAGGTTATCATTGAAGCATTTTGCTTCTTGACACCTCTACATATCATACAGAAATGCTGTGCTTCCATTATTACTCCGACACCATCTGGCTTTAAATACATGTCCATGGTCTCGGCAATGTCAACAGTCATTTTTTCCTGAATTTGTAATCTACTGGCAAATATATCAACAAGTCTTGCCATCTTAGATAATCCTAATACTTTTCCGTTTGGAAGATAACCTATATGACATACCCCACTAAACGGTAGCATATGATGCTCACATATTGAAGTAAAATCAATATTTTTACACATTACTATCTCGTCAGCGAGTTCTCCCTCACCTAAACCTTCTTGGAAGAATGTAGATAACACTGTAGAAATATCATGATTGTATCCAGCATACAATTCTATCCATGATTTTACAACCCTGAATGGGGTATCAATCAATCCTTCTCTTGTTGGATTATCTCCAATAGATGCAAGAATTGATTTAACATTATCCATTGCTCCTGGAAACTTTGCTTCTACTTCTTCTTTAGTTATCATTATAATTCCTCTTTTATTTCGTAGTCTAATCCCATAGTCTTTAATTCTGATTGAAATAATCTGATTGACTGACTTACGTCATCATCATTTTCATCCAATTTCATATCATCATTTTGGATCATTTTTGAGATAGTAGCATTTCTCTTTTTGATTGAATCCGATTTAGTGGTAAGAAACTCCCACAAATTAGATTCGGCTCCATGACCTGCTACTGCCCAAACTTCCATTTCTCCTAATCTTTGTCCACCCTTTCTATTCTTGCCATCAAGCGGTTGACATGTTTTAGATGAATATGGTCCAACTCCTCTATGGGCTATTTTATCCTTTGATATATGATTCATCTTTATAAAATATTGATAACCTACTGCAATCTCATTGATTATATTCTGTTCAAAATAAGATGGATCCTTATTGTGTTCATCATCCCCATAAGGATCATAACACGGATACTCCATTCTGGTTCCAGTATAATCCATTGCCTCTGATAATTTATCAACTGGGGTTGATTCATACGGAGGCTGAATAACATAGAACGAATCAATATGATTGACAATATACTCTACTGATACTGCTTCTAAAAAGAGTTTCATTTGATGAGTATACTCTTTATTTTTAGTACTATCAATAATCTTTATATAGTTTAAAATGAATTCTTTAATTTCTTCTTCTTCTTCTTTATCTTCGAACTTCTTAACAATAATGTTTCTCATATCTTGAACGGACATTGCCATATGCAACTCAAAGAGCTGCCCAATATTCATTCTTGAAATCACACCTAATGGGTTCAGTACAACATCTGCACTTTGACCATTTTCTAATCTAGGCATTTCATGTTCTGGAACTATCTTTGAAATGATTCCCTTGTTTCCATGCCTGTTCCCAATTTTATCACCAACTTCAATTGGTCGTTTATACATTGCTGTTATTTCGAATCTAATCCCATCAATAGATCCACCTTTTACTTTATACGTCCCTCTCTTCTTCTCAGTGTTATCAATTGCAATTGATTCCAAGAAGTGACCTAACTGATCTTGACTAAGATACGTAGATAGGTTATCAATCATACTAGTCCGATCTTTATTCTTTTGTGCTATCAATGATGTCACGAATGTATCATATTGTGGAAACTCTTTATTCCACTTGTTAGCAAAAAGTTTTACATCAGTGATAACACAATCTTCAGTTACCACCTTTTCAAACGGTTCATCAAATATCATATCCAGACTATCATTAATACCAGTCAATGTCTTTATCTTGGCATATATGTCACCTTTAGTCAAAACATCTCCAATATTAGGAATTCCCTTATATGCAGTTTCATCATCTCCAAGATTCAGTAAAAGCTTATTTGGGGGAACTTCAAATGTCAAGTCTAAATAATGAACTGATGTCAATTCATTGTCTTTAACCAATCTATCAGATATTACTATAGCATCTTCAAAGTTATAACCATGCCATATAGTAACAGCAGTCAATAAGTTTTTACCAACAGTAAGTCTACCTTGTTTCAAATAATTACTTTCTGCAATCATTTGATCCTTCTTGAATGTATGACCTATATCAAAATAAACATGATAAAAATCATATATAGACAAGAATAACTTTTTGTAACCAATATTAAACGCTTGACATTTCTTGTTATCAAATTGAACAACTATGACACTATCATCCTTGAATACCACAGTACCATCTCTAGAAGCGACAAAGCAGAATGAGGTATACTTGGTATACATTCCCTCCACTCCAGATTGTACTAGTGGTACATCGAAGTTTTCTAACATAATAGCATGACGTTGTTGGGAACTAGACATTTGTAATCTAGTTGGATCATCATGTTCTAAAAACGGAACATGTGATATGGCAATTGAATTTCTGCAATCACCTTCCCCTTTATTAAACGTCAAATCATTTCCAAGCTGTATTGTTGGTGTCAAATATTGAACTGTTCCACAATTTTCTCTATCCCCTGTATCCGCAGGACATACATGACTCTTCATTGAAGGATGTATATCTCTTAGGTATGGAGGAACATTTCCCTTTTCAAATCCACCTGGCCCAGACAATGATAACCTAGTTAACATTGCTAACTCTGATAATGGGTTGATTGAAAAGTCAAACTGTACAATTGCAGACTGATTTATATTGTTTAGTATAACTTTAGAATTATTCCGAAATCTATTCTTCTTAGATTGTCTCAATGAAACAATCATCTGGTAGAAGTCTCTAGCCAGATGAGAGTAAACTAATTGTTCAGAAAATCTAATTCGTTTATTTGAATAGTCTAAATCGTCATTATCCCAATCTCCTAATGAGCTAATCAATTCCTCTAATACATTTGGTGTGGTGAGGAATTCCTTAGTGAAAATATCTACCTCAGATATTAGAAGAACGTTATTAACAATATCAACGTCCTCTTTTCTATTAAAGTACTGAGATAACAATCTCTTCTTGCTTGAAGGAGAGTCAATCAAATCTTTAATATCTTGTGCCAAATCGTAATCAATAGTAACATTGGTAGATAACGAATCTTCCTTTGTTATACCAAATCTATCCTTAATCTTATCTTCTCCCAAATAAGCATAGACAAGATAACAAAACGGAACTTCCTTACCAAACAGAGTAACATAGTAAAAGTAAGGTCGTCTAAGACGTTGTTTCTTAGTTAAAGTAAAATTATGAATATTGGTCCTGAGTTTAATTATATCATTTCTTCGAATCAAAGGTCTATCAAACAATTGAAAGATCGAAACTTTTTTGTTTCCACCAATAAAGAAATGATTATCTACAAGCCAAGGAATTTCATATTCTAAATCTAACGTCTTATTATCACCATGAACCATCGAAATTTTCAATATTCGAGATATTGTTTGTTTTAATTCAGAGCGGTCAACTTTTTCTGGTCGTTCAACAGAAATAGAACTAACTCGAATACCATACTGTTCGCCACATTGCAGCATCTTAGTTATATTAGAAACAAGACTGTTTTCCCAGTCTTTCTGTCTAAGATCAAATATATTATGTTTACTTAATATATAATCAGGTACACATAGATTTAACATTCTATTTCCGCCACCGGTTTATCATTTGTCATAATTTTTTCGAGAATTCCTGATGATTCCCCATCTCCAGAAATTATTCCATCTATCAAATATGATTTTGGTTTGCTGAATGCAAGTGCAAGAAGCCATGATTCCCTAGATGGGATCGACTCAATACTAACCATTTCATAATCTGTTATATCTCTTTCCGGATTAACTCTCCATCTCATTTTCCCATTACGCATCATTTGAGAGACTATGCACTCATAATGAACCAATAGGACTAATTTATAAGCCGAGTATACACCGAATAGCTTCATAAGAGAATCGTAATAAGAATTCTTTTCACTTGCATGAAATACTTTCTTTACACGACTCAAATCATTTACAATATCTTGTTGTTGAGAAGCGTCTCCAGTTGATTTCTTTGCTGCACCTGATGTATGAAACGTTCTTAACACTAACTGGGTTGATACTTCTCCCATTGCTTGTGCTGCAATAATGCCAATGTATTTAGAATGTAAATACTTATGACTTGACCCATAACATGTTTGACACACGCCATGGTCTTCACAAAACAACGGAGATCGAACATGTACTAATTGTCCCAGAAATGAATGATAGTTACCATATGTAATTTCAACTAATCCATCATCTGTTACACTATACCGTCCTATTAGAGACTTTGCTAATTTCAATCCTCCATTTTCCTTCTCGGGAATATTAATTGCAAGAGTATCTACTGTACCACAATCTTCGTTTTTACCCAATTCAAGATTAACAGAACAATACACCAATTTTCTAGTTAAGTATCCAGAATCTCCAGTGTTAAGTGCTGTATCTAATAATCCTTTTCTTGAACCATAGCAAGAGATGAAAAAATCATCTCTAGTCAATCCACCAATTAGATTACTCTTAATTGGTGTTTCAATGATCTTCCCTGCAAAGTTAGAAACAAATCCTCTACACAGCACAATCTGGTTCGCTTGATCCCATGATCCTCTTGAACCCGAATCGATGAATAGGGAATAAGGGAATGCTTCTCGTACCTTCTCTTGTATTTCTGTTGATTGAATCTTAGAGAATTTATCACCCCACTCTAATTCAGGATCATCCATTATATCGGACACTATTGTATCAGCGCCTTTTAATAACATATTCTTTAATGACATAGTACAACCAAATCGAGATGTAGACTTAAATCCTAACACCTTTATATCGTCTAAAATATCACACACTTGATCAGAGTTTCTAGTTCTAGCCAAATCATCCAACAAAACTCTCAACAGTTTTTTATCAATTACTTCATTGATGAATGGATAATCTGGCAATATGCTATTGAATTCAACTCTTCCTTCGTATGTATCAATGCCATCTGCTATCACCTTTTTAGATTCGTCTTCTTTGGTTAAGAGATATAATCCTAAAATTATATCCTGATTAACACCAAGAATAAGACTTCCAGTAGTTGGACAGATCAGATTGTTCTTTATAGATAACTTCTCTTTGCATTCTGCCGTGGTTTCTTCTGTCAACGGTCTATATATTGCCATTTGATCTCCATCAAAATCTGCATTATATGGCTCGCATACCATCGGATGTATTTTAATTACATTGTCAGTATTGATTAATACATCAAATGACAATATTCCCATTCTATGTAACGTTGGTTGTCTATTAAGAATAACGGATGTACCCTCACAACAGTTCTTTACAACATCTAATAATGAGAGATCTTTAATTTTTATACATGAATCAATATGATCTATTGCTGAATCATATCGTTTGAATGTTCTCTTCTCTAGTAATTTGTTTGCTAGTTCCAATTTATACAATTCAAGTGCAAGCACATAAGGTATAGAGCATTGATTTAATCTCAAACTAGGTTCAGGTGCAATAACTGCTCTCCCTGAAAAATCAACTCTCTTGCCCAAAATCGATCCTCTGATCAATCCTGTTTTCTTACTCAACTTCTTGAATATAAAATCATAAAGAGACGTTACATGTCGTTGAAGATTTCTAAATGTGGCTTCCCGTATTCCTGCAACCGCAGCAGTTTCTAAATGGTCGTCCTTCATTAAAATCGAGAAATTCAAGATAGTTGTTAAATATCTATTCATCTCATCTCGCATTTGAGCATCCTTTGTCTTAGACACTGGTCTAAACTCAGGTGGTAAGATAATTATATTAGACATGTAAAATTTAGACAAGTGAGTCTCAACTATTTTCCACATCGCATCTTTATCTTTCTTTCTATCACACTCAAACTTTACGAGATCGTAAACTCCATCAACACCAATAAACACAGGTTTATCATCTGGTAATGTTGGAAGTTCCTCTTCATCTGATTCCCTCTCTTTGAATATTCGTTCAACTAATACATAACTAGCCAACTCTTCATCAAAATAATATGCATAAATCTTTTCATTAAAGAACAGATTCTCTATCATGTCCCTCATTTTTGTCTTTCCTGCCCTAATAATTAATTGATACATAATAGGGTTTAGTATTGGAAAGGGTAACACTATTTTTGCAAATCTTTTTCGTCTCTCATTAGAATATGTAATGTCTACATCACATGTTCCACATTTATCTCCAATTCTAGATCTTCCCCAATACGTTTTACAACCACACCATGTAGTTTTGACTGGTCCGAATATCTTTTCACTGAAAAGACCTTCTGGGTGAAATCCGTGCTTTGAATAAATTTTAGAACTTGATACTTGGGGTATACCCTCGCAGAATTCATCTACGTTAAAGAAATCTAATTTCACGTCTAGTTCCTAATTTATGAAGTTGATACACTAAATGATATTGAATTTATCTTATCTGCAATGATACCGTTAATGCTTTCTTTTAAATCTGAAGTTCTATTAGCTAGTGTGGCGTTTATAGCTGGAGCTAATGTATTATCGAATTCTTGTTTAATAAGTCTAATTAAATTTTCATCACAATATCGTTCAATTACATCAGTTATTATTGAATGATCTCTTTTAATAACTGCTTCAACTCCTTCCATGATAACAGTAGATAGAATATCATTAGTTAACATGTTAGTAACTGAAACGTCTGCACATAGCATATCAAGATCACCATACTTCTCAACACTTTTAAACTTCCACCCTTTAGTCTGTCTATCATAACTCATTCGGCTATTGTACTTCGCAAACTGTTTCTTAAACTCCTCAATTCCAGTAATACCATAATCCTGTTCTAAGTCTGTAGATATAATATGTAACTCTTTTAAGGTAAAACTATCCTGATTATCAAATTCTTCCGTGGCAGTTATAACATCGTTTATTAATGTTTCTATGTTATTAACTACAGGAACTGAATTAATTTCATCTGACATTTATTTCTCCTTTAGTATATGTTTAAGAGTTTCAAAATGCTTATTATGCTCATATGGATTATCCATATTTACATATCCTAACATCATCTTAGCTATATTTAAAGAATCCGGAGTTAAACACATTCGCTTAATAGCGGAATCCATGCAAAATTTATTATTTAGTGGACTTAAATTGGGATGTACACCTGTACAATATAAGCCCCCTCTTAATGTTTTGTCAATAGAAATCTTAAACTCTGTGATTCCATAACCTAACTGCCTTAATTCATCTGGGTTTGTCCTGATTATTTTTCCATTGTACAGTATCGAATTAATCGGAATATAATCAACCCATATTATCCATTTATTATTAACAAGATATCCTTGTTTTAAAATTTCATTTATGGCTTGACATCCTTCAGTGGTAGCGAAATAGGTTAATCTCTTTACATCTGCCATTATCCTAGTCAAACTTGAAGCCAATGAAACGTGTGCCTTAACTTTACGTGATACTATAAATTTTCTAATGTCCCTTAATACATCAGATAAATTGATTTGAATATCGCCTATTATAATCAACCCTGTCCTATCTTTTGATAATCTATATCCCGATTTTTGTTTATTTATTAAACATACTGAATACATATTATCTTCATCATAATGTTCCCAATTATTAATATCTGATAACGTTAATAATTTTGATACTTCATCTAATATGGTCACGCCGTTCCTGTTAATGGATTAACCGTGACCTCTAAATTGTTATCAAAATCTTTTCTGAACGTCAAAGCAAACTTCTTTTGTGGGAATAATGTACATTCTGTTTTGACTTCAGCTTGTACTGTTTTAATAAAATCTAATATTGAAAATCTGGACCCGTCTACCTGTTTAGGTCTTTTAGAGGAATCAGATCTAATTGATATTTTCATATGTGGATTTTCATATATAAATCCACTTAATGCGTTTTCATTTTCTACTTGGTTAATTAATCGATTCATTTCTTTCTATCCTTTGTCCATCTTGTACATGTGCTCTAAGATTATAAACGTAGTAAGTATTAGGAAATAATAACTCTTTGTCTATTACATTACATACTATACTTGTTGCCAAATCTACATATAAGAAATCTTTAGCTACAGAGTATTCGGAATAATCATCTGTAACTTTAGGGTCATCTCTGGTATCTATTATTAAAGTAGAACCATCTAGTGATATTCTTGCATGACTATTAATTGGTCTAGCCTTATCATCTCTACAATCTAAAATAATTCCTGTCTTATCTATATCCGTCTTAATTTCTTTATGATGACAAACCAATTTTCCCAAATCTAATATTCCTAAACTTTCTATTAGGTCGGCTATTGCTACAACCTTTTCCACTCCTGCCATTGATGTATAAAATGGAGGTTCTACTACCCCATATGATATTACATCTTTGTCATAAATATGATAATCACGAAAAACTTTATTTCTCCAAAGTTTGAAGAATATATTTGAGCCAACTGTTCCACATCCAACTATCCGAACAATTTTAGTTTCATACATTTAAATCTTAATTAAAAATCTACATACTTCTATGTCTTCAGTTTTATATTCATATGGTTTTTCATCAACCACAGTTATATCTAATTCCGTAAATGCAGCTCTGGTATTTGATAGAATCTCTCTATTCACTTCAATAATACCTACATTGGTCGTTATTGATTCAAAGAATCCTCTATACTGGGGAGTAGTTGGTACACCAAATCCCAACACTGATATTTTCTTTTCTTTTAATCGTTTTACTAATGTATGAACCTTTCTAGTATCATTTCTAATTCTGTCATCTTCCTTAGTACTAAAAGTTGACTTTTTATCCTTTTTATCCGTTCTCATTAATATTCCCTATAAGTAATTCTGGAATTCCCCAGCTCTAAAATCAAATGTACTAATAGCGTTGAATGGGTAACCATTCGTCATAGAATTCATTTTTTTAATACCCTCAATATCATTATCAACGTAATAAATCTTATCTACATCAAAATTAATTTCATCATGTGTACCATCTATAATACTTTTTATTGTATCCACTTTATATTTTATAACTTCACTATATGTAGTATTGGAATAAAAAATTCTTGGAAGAGTGAATATTTTTTCAGGTTCCATGCCCCTCAACAAACAAACCAAGTAAACAAATGGCTTATCTATCCTTGGGCGACCTGTTAACACAGACCATCTTACTCCAAAATCCTCATTGGGGTTTATATATGTTCCTGATGTTATACATTGTTTAGTGTTATGTATCAATCCTTTCCAGTTCGTATCACCACAAAGTGTTCCATCAAAATCAAAAAGGTATAATATATTTCTAGATTTTAACATTAATAACCTCCTCTCATATATAGATATATATAGAAATAGCTTTCCATTTAAATACTCAGAACCACATCACTCTCAGCGTCTTGTGTATAAGAGTGTGTAATCAATGTAATGTTTTTATTGTTTGCTAACGCTTTTAAATTCTGACAAAAAGTAGAAGAATTAGCAGAATCAAGACTGTCTAATACTTCATCCAGTAAAATAATATTAAATGATTTATCATATAGATTTTCAACTAACTTTCGTAATACCATCATACAACAAACATCAATCTGACGTTTTTCCCCACCAGATAATAACTTATGACTATCTGCCCCTGTTTCTGTATTCAATACATTCACAGAAAATCTCTCTCTGATATCTCCACCTTTTGTTTCAGATAGGGTATCAAACGAGACTATAAATTTACCTGGTGCAATCTTTGTTAGTTCCTCACGAATTGTCTTATTCATAAAAGGAATAGATCCATCAATTAACATCGACGGTATTCCTTTATCAGAAAATGCAATTTTCCAAAACTTATAAACTTCCAGTTTTTTATTTCCCTTTTTTATAGAAGCGGCATAATTATTTTTTTCAACTGTCAATTCATTTAATTCACTCTTTACAGAATCTAATTTAGATTCATCTATATCAGTATCTTCTTCCAACGTATAAAGCTCATTTCGATTAAAGTCTAAAGATGCTATAAGACGAACAATAGAAGCAGTCCTTCCTTCTATTTCAAGTTTAGATTCTAACTGTTCAACTTTCTCTACTTGTATATTAAGCAAATCTGATTCAAGTGTATATTTGGATGATAGAAACTCATTTAATATTTCTTTAGACTCTGTTTTAGATTTAATATCTATTTCATCTTCTATCTTTATTTTAAATACTTCAAAATCAGATTTAAGTTTTTTCTTTTCAGATTCTATTTGAATAGACAACTTAGACTTGTTCTCTTGGCATTCATCCATTAGCATATCATATTTTTCATCAATAGCTTTATCGGTTTCTTTTCTGGCAACTATAATAATATCTAACTGTTGTGTAATATCTAATATACTTGTAGAATTATCTGTTTTCTTTTTATCTCCTGTAGCTAAGAGAGTACTAAGATCTTTCTCTACCTTCTCATTTTCATCTATGAGTTTTTGTTTATAATCAGCATATAATGTTTTGATGTTTAAGAATTCAGCCTTTATAGCTTCGATTCGATCAGTCTTTTCATTAATTAATTTCTCAATCAATTCAGATTGTTCTTGTAAATGTTGTTTATGGCTATTGTCCTCTACCTTTTGATTACACATTAAACATGTATCAAAATCAATTTGGACTTGATGCCTTTTTTCATTTACTTCACCATTAAGAGCTTTAGCCTCTTGTTTAAGATCCTCTGACTTCTTTATAAGAGAATCAATTTGATCTTGAATGTCATATACATTAACTGACTTATTCTTTCGTGCTTTTTCAATATCATATTGTTGACTTAAAAGAACCTTCCCTCTCTCCAATTCAATAAGATCAGATTTCAATTTAGATTCGTTATCAAACGATCCTTTAATAGAAGTTTGAGTCTCTTCCGCCTTTTGACTTGTCAAGATAGTTAATGTGTCAGCCAATGTTGTGAGCTTTTGTCCCAATGTTTCACGGGTATTCGAGAAACTAGTGTCTAACTCATTTTTCATTTTAGACAAGATATCATCTTTTTCTCTTACTAGCTTACTGATAAGATTCTCTTGTTTCTTCTCTTTAGCTTCTTCCAATCCAAATAATTCATCTGACATTTTAACTATATCTACATCTATATGGACTAGTTTTTTATTTATAGAATCCAGATCTTTCTTTGTTTTATCTTCATCAAGATCGTTAAGATCCTTTTCCATTAACGGTATTCTAATAGTCAAATCTTTAATTCTATTAGCAAGATCATCTTTCTGTGCCTGAATAAATGCAGATGTTTCAGTCAACAGAGTTTCTTTTTCTTCAAGTCTAACTTCTATTTTGTCAAACTCTCTACTCTGATTATCAACTTCTATAGTGAGAGTTTTAGAATCTTCGTCTATATATTCTTTATATCTTTTCCATTCCTCAAGTTGTAGGATAGATGAAAAAATTTGCTTTTGTTGAGAATCATTCAACGACGTAAAGAAATCCTTAACTTGCTGAGAAAAATAAATACTATTTAAAAAAACTTGTTTAGGAACTAAAATCTGCTCTATTCTCTTATATGTATCAGTTGTAGTTTTCCCTGAAATGTCAGTTCCATTCAGATACAAATACAACTTATTAGAATGTTTAGAATGTTTATAATAACGCTTTATTAGATATTCATCAGTGTCCACTAGAAAATCTACTTCTACTTCGAGATTTTTCCCTTCCTTTTTATTTACTAAATCTGGAAGTTCAATTCCTTCTGCTGTTTTCCCATATAAGGCAATCATTAAAGCCATAAAATAAGAAGACTTTCCTTTACCATTTGGTCCAACAATAGATACTAATTTATTATTAGGGAATTCTAATTCTGTTTCAATGTGACATCTAAAATTTACTAACTTTACTTTATTAAATTGGATATTTTTCATTCTGCCCTAGATTCTATACTTTCACATGCTAATTTCATATACTCAGGATCAGTTATTTCCATTATTTCTGCATACTTTTCAATTTTCTCTTTCCAGTTCATTGAAATATCAATGCCACGATTAGAGATATCTATAATATCAGATTCATCAATAACTGAGATATTGTTATCATTTTCTTCAATTTTGTTTTTAGTCTTCTTTCTAATTCTTACGTTATGACCATCAGCTTTAGATATAGATGCTTCTTCTAATATTTTTTTTGTATCAGAATCGTCATCTAATATATACTCTCTATATTCGGTAAATCCACTCACCTTAATAGCTTCCACTTCTAATGTTTCAGTATCATAAATTAAAAAACGTTTATCTTCATTTTTATCATTCCATGATGTATGAATAGGACTTCCCACATACATTAATCGGGTAGTTTCATTCTTTATTTCTTGAGGTTTATGATAATGACCCAATAAAATAAGTTTGAATTTTGAAAGATGTCCCATGTTTAAATTAGACATAATCGATATCCCGGACTGAAGTTGCGCCTCTGATAGCCCAAAATGACCTAACAGAATATCACAGGCTTCAGCCTCAAGGATATCGACTACCATAGTACTGGACCAGGGGACCAGTAATACGTTATCTAATTTAATTGTCTCTGTATAACAACTAACATTTGAATATCCTTCAAACGCCGATATGCTTGAAGTTTTATGATCACCAATACTAGATAAATCATGATTTCCTGATATGATCAAGAACTCTAAATCTGAATAATCTAATATTATATCTTTGAATGCATTCTGTGCGTCTGTAAAAATTATATTCTTGTCATGATTTAGATCGCCAAGAATATCAATATTTTTTATCTTCTCTTTTCGTGCGTAATCACAAACCTTTCTTATCAATGAAATAAGATCGCTTAATCTTTTAGGTAGTCCATCTTCTTGGATATTAGAATCTCTATACCAAGACAGATGTAAATCCGCTAAGGCAATTCTTTTCATAATCTAAAAAATTTAAACTCCTTTTTGTTTATTCTAAAAGTCGTACAATCTTATCTTTACAACAGTGTTAGAATCTCAGTGTCATCGTCATCATCTGCACCGTGTTGTATTCCCGCAGAATTTACAGCCTCTTCTTGGCTAATGACATCATGATCCATCAATAATACATAATCTTGCAAACAAGCACTTCCATCTTCCATTGATTCCATTGCTTGTTCTAATCTTTCTCTCAACATATCAGCGGGATCTACAATAGGAATGTTCATTCCTAGAAAATCTTCACGGTTTCCTACCATTCCTGTCTGATGCTTTACTTGGCCATGGGAATTATAGTTATAATGTCCAGTATGAACAACTGCTTTTTGTTGATAGACCTTTTTACTAACTTTCTCAAGATCAAGATCAAACTTTTTAGTATTTATAATATTAATATCCAACGGTAGTTGAATTCTACCAACTGGACTATTAATATTAATTATACCTGAATGAATAATTCTATTCACAAACAATAGAGAAAATTCATGATTAACATTGATATACTCATCATCGGTGCCTGAGAATTTTGTACAACCAGAAGGATGTCTATGAATTACTCCATTGAACCCCGCTGGTGCTTCTTCTTTAAAATCTATAGTTGCAGCAGTTACTTCTTGTTCAGGAAGCATCCACTTATTTTCCAGCATTAATATGCCATCGACAACCTTACCCTTTAAATACAATGCAAATTCAACAGAAGAATCTGGAAGATCATATTGGATTTGTAACATGACTTCCTGTAAATCACTTGGAATTACGACATCTACACTGTTGATTATTTGTAGAGCAGGATTTTCATTTTTCCAAACTACTTCCCCCGAACTCTTTTTTATTTTCATGTCTGCTTTAGACGTATCTACTGATTCATCCTTTATGGTCGTTAGCATTGTACACTTCCTCTGTTACCGGTTGTTGATCTACATTCTGGCCCAAATAAATTCCTTCTAATAATCGTCCTGTATCAAATGTTATAAGTTTATTAAATAAGTTATCTTTATCATTGCATGAAAAACTTCCATCGTCAATTAATGAGTATTTTGGCATTAGAATGTGATTACATACCAAATTTGCAACTAATTGAGCAGAGCAAACAAAAGAAGGAACTATATCATAATTCCCCCGTGCACTCGTACCCATTACAGTTGTATGTCTTGGATTTCCGTCTATTGTAACAGACAATCCATCATAACCTAATTTCCAAACCTTTGTATGTTCTGAAAACTGCTTTATATCTTTAAAGATATTATCTCTACAATCTATAACTACCTCTGGGTAACTCCCCTTCCCCTTAAGTACTTCCAATGAGTTTTCATCATACTTTTCATTATATATAACTATATCAATATCAATTCTTCTTTCAAGGATAAGCTCTAATACTACATCTGTTTTATTTCTTCCAATATCACATATTCTAAATAACGTTCTATTCAGATTAGTATTTTCAATTGTATCCGAATCGTACATAACTAGTTTCTTAATTTGGCCAGTTAACGCCAAATTAAGAGCAACCCATGAACCTATTCCGCCAAGTCCAATTACTAGTGCACAATTATATTCTCTAAGATTTAATGATCGTTGTCTGTCACGTACTTCTTCTCCCCGATCATTAACTATATTATAAATTGATTGTGTCATTATAAATCACTCGTTTGTTGAGTTTGTTGAATATCTAATGTCCGGTGAATTATCTATATATTGTATACAATCTGACGCGGATACTATTTTATCCTTTATATTCTTATATGCCTCCTTTTCCCAATCTTTAGGTATTATGTCAGATTCTTTAGTCTTCTTTTTGGGTGGAGTTAATAACAATCCAAACTTTTTCCTTACTGTTTCTGAGAGAAATCCCCATGCCCTACAAATGACATCTCCACCTAATAATGAAAGATTCATGATCACCTTTTCAAAAGTTTCAGGATCATTAAAAAGCATTGGTCGGGTATATGAATTTTTACAATAGAAATATAAAGGTTTATCACTATCGTGGGAACCATCAGGCAAAAATACACCTATAACAGTTACACCATTAGGATGTACCCAAGTTAATCTTCTATCAGAGTTTAAGATGAAAGATGATGAAACAGTTTCGGCATTACGCATTTGATCTAAAATTCGTATATATACAGATAATTCTTCAACATCAATTTTATCATCTATAGCCTCTTTAATTACGTCTACATCTATTAATTTGCCGTCCTTAATAATTTCAACTTCATCTTTTCCATTTATTGTTCTTGAGGGAGACAGCCCTCTATTATCATCCTTTTCATCATCTATTATTAAATCTCCTGCACCAATAGCAATCATTTTAGATTTAGATGATTTTTTAGATACTTTAAGAAATTCTGATTCTGATTTGCATTTAACCTTTAATATTTTGTGATAATACGATTCATTATAAGCACTATCATAATTTAGAATCTGTAATAACGATTCCATTTTTATTAAATGCTCTTCAATTTTTTCCGTGGGTCCAGAAAATTTAATATTTCCTAAATCACCTAAGCATACTGAACCATCAGAAGATACATTTGGATGGGTGGATTCTGTAAAAGAAAATCCATCTCCATTAATATATAACCATTTTACTCTAAACATTCTTAACTCTTTAGGAATTATTTTACAAACACCATCTCTAAAAAATCGATCAGGTAATATATCTATCTTCTTTTTCCATAACAAATTAGATCTATAATTACTACTAAATCGTTCATGGGTAGCTACTTCCCATCCATATTTAGTTAACAGACCAGATATAGTCAATCCTCTATGAAACGATTGTTGTGAGCTGTCTCGATTTTCATTTGAAGCTCGTTCTAATACTTTGGTTAATAAACTTGCATATATTTCAGATTTCCCTGATTGATAGATTGTGTCCCACTCTGCGGTAGCCATAGTGCGTTTTAATTCTTTCAAAATCCCTTCGGAATCTAAAGTAAAGTCTGCATCTGATGGGGAATATTTACATTCCTCTAATCTCTTTATAAGTTTACATATAGATTCATCTTTTCCGTCAGCTTCCCAATGTTTAATATCTATATCATGAAGTCTATTATGAACGAATGTAATTCGATCAAGAATGTTTTCTAGTAATACATTAACCTTTTCTACATCTCTTGATCGTCCACTTCTCATCAAATATCTTAATACTGGCCATTTTATATAAGTGGTTCCATCCACACACATAAACCCAACTAAAACTGAATTAGTTCCAACAAAGAAGACCTCTGATACTAAACTATCTTTGACATCACAAATATCTTGTAATAATCTTGAATTTACAACTGAAGTAAGATTTGCAAATCCTGGATTTCTAAATCTCATATTTGGACATATATTGACACATAATTTTCTAAATGTTACATCGGAATCATTTAAAGGAGTTCCTAAATATTTAGAAAATGACGTAGCCATACTTGCATGTGAAACTCTAGGATTACATGTAATATATTTTAAAAGATCACTAAGTCCAAAGTTTGTTATAACTAACTTGTGATTCATCTTTAATGACTTACCATATTCATCCAAGGTTAGCTGTTCGTCATAAACTAGACTATATGAATTCAACCTATGGGTGTCACCTGGATCGTCAGATATGACATCTCTTACTACTACATTATTTACCAAATCTAAATATTTATCATTTACCAAAAGTTTAGAAAGACATTTATTTAGCTTTTCTATAAATCTTCGTTCAAATGTATAATCTCTATGGTTATCTGGGGTAAACAAACGAGAAAGGGTTTCTTGTGTTCTGCTCATATTAAATAAAAAAGGTGGCTAGAGATTTATCCCTAACCACCCTCCTCTATTTATATAATTGCTTACGCAGCTTTATTTACTTTGCCGACTTTCAACGAAAGAATACGACCTTCACCCAGAACGATATCAGTCTTACCGGAAATGTCGGTATTAGTTTTGACATCAGAAACAGCAAACGAGGCCATTCCTTGTTCAGTGGCATAAGTACTAATCGCGGAGAGGGTGTCATTTGCGTCCTCAACCTTGAACTTTGGTTCGCCGTTGATTACCAAAAGATACGCACCGTCAGCGAGAGACACCTTATAACCTTTCGGAAATGCCTTGTTTGGCGGGCAGTGAACATGAACACGTCCACTCTTTTTCTTTGCTGTAAACCCAGACAATGTATCAGCAGTCAATGAAGCAGGAGAACCAACCTTGACCATGGGCTTCTTAGATGCTTTGATAGTTGTCACTCCGCTGGTTCCACTTCCTGCAGAATACGTCACAAATCGACCACCATTATAAACAGAAAGCGTTCCATTTTCTACTAATGTGGTCAGTTCTTCCTTCAGCGATGCTGATGCCTTTGATGTAAAAAGTACATCCTTGGATATTCTGGTTGCGGTTGAGTTTTCGTTTTTCTTGACATACAACACGACTTTATTACTTACACTTTTTGTTAGTGACATAAGGGTATAATTCCTTGGTTAAAAATAAAGAATCCTATTTTAATATCTTTTCTTCTATTTGCCAATTCTTTTCTGTATAGAATCCAATCCGGTACTTTGCCCGATTGATCAAATTATCATCTCCTATATCGACTAAATCTATTACGACTGGTTGTTGTTTATCTGGATGAGATCTAACAACCCGCCCAACAGCCTGTTCTAAATTAGAAACAGGAGTAGCCAATATTAAACAATCTAATATTTCTTTATTAGTACCGTCTCTAGCACTTCCATAAGTACTAAAAACTAATCTACGCTGTAGATGAGCATCACGCTCATTCTTCGATCTTGGGATGAAGAAACCTACTTCTTCTTTGTTTTTACATGCCTGCGAGGCATGATCTAAAATTTTAATTCTATCTGCCAAAAATAATAAGTGTCTGGTCGACTTAGACACTTCCATGACCAATTTTTTTATAGCTTTTTTATACGGCTCGGACTTGACTAACAAACTCAAATATCTAGCCGTGTCAAAAAACGGTTTAATATTGTTATCCCGATCGTACTTTGTAAGATGTGTAATGTAATTTTTATGATTTTTCATAACACCATGATCAAATTTCAATAAGATCACTTTCGGTGCCATAGTGTCTATACCCGAGGAAACCGGTACGTATACCTGTCCAAGATGTTTATATATTATATCTGTATTTCCATCTAATCTACTTGGAGTAGCAGACAAACCATAGATTCGTTTAGATGGAATCCAAATCGAAGTTCTAGAAAACTGTTCAGCACTTACCGAAGTATGACATTCATCCCATATAGCAATTCCAATTTGTGCATCATTCAATACCTTCTTCATTAGTTCGGGGGGCTTCCGCTTAACCAAACTACAAAATGTTTGAACAGTTGTGATTATTATATCCTTTTGCAAATCTTCCTCAAATGAAGAAGACCTAAGCCTAGAGATATTATCTTCCGATATATCTGTATGCTCTAAAAACTTATCGACCCATTGACTAGCTAAAGAGTCCTTATGTACAAATATTATTGATTTTTTTCCAATTGTACATATCGAGTGGATGCTTACTACTGTCTTTCCTTCTCCAGGACTTAAACATAGTATACCATTAGTATTCGTTTCAAACCACTTGATCGACTCTTTCTGTCTTTCATTTCTTGGGACGACCTTGGAGGTTATACTTATATCCTTCCCTACAATACTTCTATCTGTTATCTGAAACATTGCAGGGAGTTCATAAAAACGTGGAATCATTAATTCGCGAGTTGACTTATCTGTATCGTAATATTTTCTAATATCAACATTTGGAGCATCACTATCTGCCGTTTGTTGATATGACCTGGATTGTCTAGTCAAATCTCGAATTATTCTTGCAAACCATTCCTTGTCCTTATTGGAATCAACTGGAATTCGAATTGCAGAATCTTTTATGAGAGTTTGACTACATCCCATATTGCGCCCACGAATTAGGAGTTTCAAACAACTTTACATTGATTAATTCTAATCCTGAAGTTGGCGGTAAATTGTCGTTGACTTGTTCAAAGCACCACCTTGATAATTCTTCTGCTGTTGGGATAAATGGAACTTTTATAAGATTCCATGTGTCCTTAAATGGTTCAAACATTTCAGCTATCTCTTTGTCATTCTCGTAATAAATAAATCCATGATCTAATACATCATGTACATATGTTGTCATTACATCTTTCAAATCCCCAAAATCAATAACCATTCCTTGTTCAGATGAGCCTGATTCGCTATTTAGATATCCTGAAACTGTACATTCTAGTCTATATCTATGACCATGGGGATTTCTACATTTACTTTTATGATTAGGGACTCTGTGACCTGCATCAAATTCTATAATTTTAGTTATTCTAATCATCTTCACTTTTTATTTGGTTTTTATTATTCTGTTCTTTTATTTTCTCTAATAAATCATCATACACAATAGCTAAATTGTCAGTTGGTAAAAAACACATACATTCACTCTTCTTCCAAATGTATCTGTCATGTTTAGATGCTTTAACAAAAGCAGGAAATGATAACTCTAAATTATTATCAACGAATTTTACTTCTATTATATTAGTACATATATATTGATCAACATGTTCGTCTACGACTGTTACTATTAACGTCATTGCGCCATATTGAATTAAAATTACTTTTTTCATTTCAAATATTTCTCCTTCCATATGTAATTAGAAAGATCAGCTAGATGAGATTCTACCTCACCCTTTAGTTGCCCAAGCCGCTGTGTATCAGTTGATATTTTAAACAGTCTAGCTAATGTATACTTGTCAAACAAACCTTTTAGGATATCCTCAGAGCAAGAGATAGCGGACGATATGTTAGTTATCACCTTATCTAAATCATTTGGATTAGACTTCAATTCAATGCTCAAATGGGGTTTAATTTTGCCAATTAATGTTAGCTCATCTATTGCAACTTGGAACGCTTTGGTCTTTTTGATTAAATGATTTTTTACAACATTAGTAAATACAGAATGAACATTCTTAAGCATTTGATCAATACTTACCAATATTACTTTTCCATCTGTATTACACATGTGACATTCATACGTCACAGATCCAATCATCACATCATTCAATTTCTTCACAACTTGTTCAATCTTTAACATTCTAGGCTTTACTATCGTAAATCTAACCTTTGTAGATGTTCTTGATTCATCCTGCCAACCAAGTGATTTATCAATAGTAATTTCCTTATTGAACTTTTTTAGAATTGCAGTAAATGTTTTCGATGGGGGGATAGATTCAATAACAACTGATTTGGTATCAATCTTTTTAAATTTCCCTTTGAATTCAAGTTTTGCTCTTCCTGTTGTGAGTAATGTTTCCAATTCTTCGTTACCTGATATAATCTTACTAAGAGATATCGGTTTAATAATTGGCCCATCACCCTTTTTGTCATCTAAAATCCATTCTAATCGTTTTAATAAATCTTTTTGCTTAAAACTAGGAATTAATGTTCTGTATCCAAATCCCATACCTTGACAATATGAATTTTGAGGTAATAGACAAATAGGAAACATTGTTGGCAAGAACACTGGCTCTTCTTCCATTTCCACTTCATCATACGGAACATCTTTTATATATTCAAACGTCCTATCTAATATATCCTTTTGTAATTTTACTTCTGTGTATCTTTGTGCAGCAGGGGGATTCTGGTCAACTCCAATGTTATTACCCCAATTTCCTTGTCCTGTTGCAAATCCATTTTGTACAAGCCCAACCAATGACGAATAAGCTGATTCATCTCCATGTGGATGATAGTGAGCAATACAATGCCCTACTATCTTGGCAGACTTTACAAAATTAGATTTGGCGACTTCATACAATGAGTACAATAGTCTCCTTTCAACTAATTTAGCCCCATCCATAATAAACGGAAAAGATCTAAATTTGTTTATATATTGCCCATACTCAGCGTACAGATCTTTTATTATATCATCCATTTATATCTCAATTATTGGTTGTCCATCCACCAATCCTAGTTTTGGGGCGTCTCCGTCTTTAACATATATTTCAGAGATATCTAAATAATCTTCTTCGTCCCCATCAAATACAACAGCTTCCATGTCTAATTGTTCTTCATCCATCTCACCCAACCATTCCTTCAACTCACGGTATATCATACTAACTTCCTTTTTTCCTCTGACTTTAACATCAAGTCAAAAATACCATTACAATCTTTAGGGTAAGCAATCCTAACCAACCTTCTAGTTTTCTCATCTAATAAGCAAACTTGTAATTGGTCTGGATTCATTTCACCTAAACCCTTATATCTCTGGATCTTACAGCTAGTATGTTTTTTCTTAAATACGTCTACTTCTTCTTGGGTGTATAACGGGACAAATTTTCCTTTTAATGTTGAACCGTATAACGGAAGAACTGCTTTATATATGTATCCATTTCTCAATAAATCAGGAACTAGTTTTAACAACACCGTCATTAATAATACAGAAATATGTGCGCCATCTGCATCTGCATCTGTTGACACAATAAACTTCCCATATCTAATACCTTCTATATCAAAATCTGGAACATGCCCTGTACCTAAAGCATTTATCATTTCAATGATTTCTTTATTCTTAAGAAAATCCTTTTTATCATCTGCTATATTTGGTATCTTACCTCTAAGGGGCAATACGGCATGAATCCTAGGATTTCTACACATCAACAATGATCCACCAGCCGATTGACCTTCTAATACAAAAAGTTCAGACTCAGAAACATTATGTGTTGTACAATCTCGTAATTTAGAATCAACTACTGAATTGAGTCTAGTTACTTGCTTTCCAGTTTTTACAATCTTCTTGCTTGAGTCTTTTTTCTTTCTATAGGAAACAAAAAATTCAAGAAGTTGATTTCTAACATCAGGATTTGCAGCTAATTCCTTTTTGAATATAGCTTCAGCTTTAGAATATAGATGAGCTAATTTAGTCCTCGGAGTTGATAACTTTTCCTTTGTTTGAGAACTATATGATGGCTCGTATAACATTATAGATGTATAACATCTAAATCCAAGCAACGAATCAGTTTTATTAAATTCTATCTTCTCTTTCTTGGCTTCATTCTCTAATACATTTCTAATAATATCATTTGTGCTATTTACGTGTCCACCATGATTAACACTTAGTATATTAACACATCCTAAATGTTTAGCAGTTACCGATCCTTCTAACTCCCAACAAAATCGAATATCAAGGGTTTCATCTTTTTGTGAAGTGGAGATATTAAATACTTTACTAATAGAATCTTCACTTCCACCTAACACATCCTCTTTAAAGAAAGAGTCTAAATCACAATCTATAACTTCTTTCTTTTTATCTACTATAAGTATTAACTTAAGATCATTAAGATGAATTGATGCTACTCTAAGTCTCGCCCTAATATCATCTAAATTAAAAATCAATCCTTCAAAGTATTTTTTACTGGGCTTGAATTTTATTTGAGTTGCAAATGGCCGTTTAGCTGAATCAAAATCTTCTTCTGTATGTTTTGCTACTTCTGCATCTTCAAATCTATAAAAGACATGTTTATCATCTCGATAAACTTCTACTTCCATAAAATCACTTAATGCAGTAACAGCAACAATACCAATACCATGAAGACCAGATGCTATCTTGTATACACCACTTTCGCCTTTAGAAAATTTTCCACCAGAAAACAACTGAGTGGCAATCGTAGGAATGGTGTCATTCTCAAATGGAATTCCTCTTCCATTATCTGCAACGGTGACAGTATGTTTCTTACTATCAATTTGCACTCCTATAATATCGGAATAGCCACCTTGTGCTTCATCTAATGAATTATCTAATAGCTCATATATCAAATGGTTCGGACATGTCGTATCACCGATATACATTCCCGGATGCTTTCTAATATGATCTAATTGCTCTAATACTTGAATACTTTCGTGTGTATAATCAGACATATTATGTACTAAAACTATTTCTGCAAATCATCTGAATCTCCTTAATAAATTTCCTTCAATTCTTATTTCTTATACACTATATTAATCCCATACATATGACTGTTCAACTAACAAGAATTTATTATTCATCTTTTTTTACACCAGATCCAATTATCTATATTTAACCATACCCCTATCAAATTAGTTATATTCGATAGGGGACATGTGGTTAATCTTCCAATTCATCAATTTTCAGTTTCGGGGACTGAATCGTTCTCACCAATTAAACCATCTATTATTTTATCAACTCCTTTATTGATAATGCCAGCAGCATCTTTCCTTGTAACGTTAGTATCTGAATTTCGGATAACAACAAATACGTCCTCATTCTGTCTACCTTCGTAAGTAAATTTTCTTACTGGGTCACCAGGAGCATCTAAACTAAGAGTTCCAAACCCTGGAAGAGTTGTTGTTAAACAGCCACTTGTTAAAAACAAACAACCAATCAACCCCACTACAAATATTACCTTTTTCATAAAACGTCTCCCTATATCTTTTGACTATTCTTTATAGTTATATGTTCTTTAAATTTTAAATCTAACTTTAAGTAACTAAATCTGCATTTGCAAGATATGTCTGACCATCATGATCAACAATCTGTTCGCTGAAATCACCACTCATCATTGGACAAGTCCAATTACAACCTTTACAATAATGTTTATAGTCATACTTGATAGCATCTAGTAACTTGTCAGTGAAAACTCCGTCTGATGAAATGATATCATCTACATCTTTAATTAATGGAGATGCAACTCCCTTAACTCTAAGACACAATCTAAAACTTCCATCTGGTTCTATACTAACATTATGGAGATCTTTATTTAATGTACATTTCATCTTACTAGGGAGATATTTATATAACTCATCTAGTAATCCGGGAATATGTACTAGTAATTCCCCACTATCTGCTCCTGCTTTCAACTCATCAAAAATATCTCTGATCTCTTGATCCTGTGGGAGTAGAACTTCTGCTCCAACATTTGAGAAATCATAATAAGGAGTTTTTTGATCATCTACAGCAGTTATTGAACTATAGATTCCTTTATCTGTTAATTCCTTTACCATCGTCAAGATGTAGGGAATTGATTCTTTCATTATGGTGATCTCTGCAACTACATCATCCGATATGCCATCTTTTTTCATAACAGCAAGATTCTCTAATCCCCATCTAGACTTCTTTGCAATATCATCATTTCTACCAGGAATGAATGCTACAGGATCAACTGATGAAGTGAATCCTTTAAACTTTCCATACTTCTCATATACCTGATAAATCTTCTTTTTAGCTGCTGGAGTATTATTTGATATGACCGTGTAATTCATTTTGGTTTCATTAAGATATTTAATGATTCCTGGAAATGATTTTACAATTGTTGGCTCTCCGCCATAAATTATGAGAAATACATGAGGATTATTTGCTCTAAGTCTTTCGAATATAGGAATCCATCCATCTGCATCTAATTCAGCTTTATGATAAGCTCTCATTAAAGGATATTCTTCTGGCATATCCTCATAATCTTTTACAATATTACAATACGAACATGCCAAGTTACAATGTCTTGTAATAAGGATATTTGCTATCCATACTTTATTCATACTATCATCCTAATTCTGTTCTAGTATTGCGTCCGTCTACAATATGAAGTTCACCCATCATATCTTTAATAAAACTTGTTACATCATTGTGATATATTCGTTGATTTGTCTTCGAATCAACAACAGTTACACTTGAAAAATCAAGGAGATATTCTAATTTTTGTTTCTTCTGTTGTACAATAAGTCGACTAATACAAGGTATCGGAACCGACAGTGGAGGATCATCTTTAACTCTAGCATTTTTTCTTGCCATAAAATTATCACCTTGTTAACAAATTAATTAATCTTATTAATAGGCCATATGTGATCTAAACTATTATAAACCCAAATCAAGTTCCACATCAAGTTCATCTACAACTGAATCAACAACATCCGTTGAATTATCCTCAAATGTAGGAGCATCATCGTCAACAGATGTCTGCCTTGAATGTCCCCCACTGCCACCATCAACATTGCCAGATAAATCAAACTGCAACTTAAATGGATCTTGCCATTTAGACGCCTTCTGGACTATTGATTCTACTGACTTGTCTGGTAACTTCTTGTCTAATGAAAACCCAAATACACTTTTCTTGCCATAATCACTATCAACTGAATTACGTGTAACTTTAGTTATGAAACGTCTAGGTGTAATGACCGACTCTTCAAACGCATCAGTTCCATCAGATAAATTATCTAACTCCTTAGCCCTCTCTGAAATTTGATTCAAGAATTCAATAACTGGTCCTACTTTAAGACCATTACACTTGAAAAATATCAAAGCTGCACGTTCGGGATCAGTTTTATCTAGAATTGGCTTTCCTGCACTATTAACCGCTGCACCAGCTATAACATAATAACATCTAGCTTCCGGAGGATAATTTGGATCCGAATCTGGATCTGCCGAAAAATAAGTTAGTTTATCTCTATCTCCTAACTTCGTATATGCAGCTCTATACTTGTGTATGAATAACACAATAAAACTAACTTCATCTTCATTTCTAAATACATATTTTTCATCTACATCTCTAGAATCAAACATACCCGGCCATATTGAATGTAACTTGTGTAATTGTTGTTCATCTCTTTCCTGGCCTGAAATGAAACATGAAATAAACGGTCCGGACTCTTTTCTTGTAGCAATCGACGTTTCAGCCAGATGCCCATATTCTTCTGCTTTAATCATTTAAAAACTCCATAAGAAAAATAACTGAATGGTTTTATAATCTCCATAACTTATCAACAATCTATAAACTACATCTTCTTGGTTTTGCTTATTAAATACAAAATCCCGATGTAATCAACAGATAACGGGTCATAACTTATTTCTTCAATCGTAAATTAATATATATGGACTATCAATCTAAAACCAAGTAAAGTTTATGGTTGTACAAACGATACAAGATTTTGAGGATTAGTAAAATCTATAGTTATATTAGGTGCAGTAGCGGCAGTAACAGTTTCTAACAATCTAGTTATTCTGTTATCTAATTTACAAGGAATGATTATTTCAGACTGATCTACAAACTTGAAATATACTTGGTCCATTGATGGCTGAACTGCCATTACGTCACAGTTATTTCTAGTAACGGTCATGCCATGTGTCATAATTGTTAACATTTTTATTCTACTCCTGTTTGGATTGCGATTTTATTTTCTACAATTTTAGTTTTATATTTCATTATTAATTTAACAACTGTATTGAACACATCTTCTTTTGATCCAGTTATTAGATAATAATAAACATGTTTGGGTATTGAGTTCTTAAGTTTTTTTATATTATTTATAAACGAATTATAATATAAATCTAGATATTCTAAAAGTGTTTCTCTATCATGCATAAAAAATTTATAATCATCAGCAGGAATAGCTCTAGCTAATAAATCACTACAATCTCCTTTTTCAAAAAATCCTAATAATACAGTCAAAATTAAACCAGGTTTATTAACTGAATATCTATCTATCAGAAGATCTTCTAGTGTAGTTAACCCGTATATCGTTATTAATTTCTCCATACAAATATTGTAAAAGTTATATAGTGCATCTTGATCTAATTCTTTTAAAATATCATTTAAAAATAGATCTATATTATACGCACATTCCACAGTACCTATAGTTTCAGAGATAGAATCAACTCTATACTGAGCTTCCCCAGCCAGAATTGCTGACTCTTGATCTCTAGAATCATCCTCTCTAAAAGGATTAACTACAATAGATCTATAATATTCTAATGATTCCATCTTTAATATTTATTCTCATTTTGTTAAAAAACATTCTTTTAAGATTAAAAAAACAGGGGAAGAGATTTAATGTATAATACAACACCACAAGATAATACAACCCACTCCTGTTATCTTATGAAAATATATATAGTATGATACCATATATAAGGCATAGCCCCAGAACAAATCATCCAGAATAACATTAACGAAAATAAAATATATATTATCCAAAACTGGGTCTACTTATGTTATTATTCAATATAATAACCGCAGGAGACATATCATGTCAGAAGAAACAATGGCAGTCGAAGAAGTTACAAAAATAGTCTTAGGTGACTATGGTTGGTTATTTCTAGTTGGTATCATTGTATTAATGAGCAGATCACTGATTACTAATATAGTAGCATCAATGATGATTCGTGGCCCTAAATTTTCAGAATTAGATATAATATTTATATCTGGCAGAAAAGCAATGATACTAAATATAGGAATAAGGAAAACTTCGTTTTATATGTATGATAGACAAACGTTAATGATAGTTCCTAATGAAAAATTAAATTCATTAACTATAGAAGTTGTAGCAGCAGGAATAGAATTACCTGATCGTCTTAATGGTCATGATAAACCAAAAGACGAAGTAATTTTAGACTAACCTTCTACTATTCCTTTAAACATATCCTTACTCCATTGGACTATCTCATCCATCCGTGTTGACAAGTTAGCAGATCCACCAGTATCTAAAGTTAGAGTATAAATATACACCGGTGTATCTTGGCCTATTCTATGGATTCTATCACTCGCTTGTTGATAGTCGGTATATCGCCACGGCATATTTAAAAAGATAAGAGTATTTGCTTCAATCAGAGTTACACCAGTTGCCATTGTCTGAACTGTAGCAATTAAAGGATTTCGTTTAGCATCAGAAGCAAACTCAGCTAATAATGGTTTGATTCTAGAGGATGTATCACCATATACAAGAATAGGATTAAATCTATTTTTTTTGAGGTATGATTCACATTGTAATACCACTCCCCGATATGTGGAAAAAATAACAGTCTTCTTCTCAGATTTGTTTATAATATCAATGATTCCACTTCTAGGAATCATATGTGCATACATTTCAGATCTCAATTTATTTAACAATCCACCTAGTACTTCTCCTCTAATTTTAAGATCAACATATTTTATAACTGATTTAGACTTCAAGAACTTCTTTTTTAAATCCGAAGGTAGCAATTTATAAATTGTGGCTTTCTCGTATATATTTGCCCATACTACATTTTCAACTTGCCGTTTGTCTCTAGCGTTATATCCCGATTTTTTTAATCTTTTTACTATATATAAATATCTAACAAAATCAGAATCATCATTTAATTGAGTGGATACATATTTTAAACATTCATTATAATCATTTAAATACTTTCCATAATTCTTATTATAATGTGCTTTTCGTTCAATGACGTATGCCATTATTGTCTTTTTAACTTCTTCTGTTGTATAATCTTTAGAATTAGAAATCTTTACCTTTATCTTGATTTCATTCTTTTTAGGAAGATTCAATACCTCATGCTTCATTTTCCTATGCATCATGAATCCCAATCTATTGTTGAGTATATCTAACGCTATAGTGGTATTAAGTCCAAATGCCTTTTTAAATATAGCAAGAGCTTCATCGTCAAAGAAAGGATCTAACACTTTCAAATAAGGAAGCATGTCAATCCCCAATGCTTTTATAGGAGTTCCGCTCATAAATAAAACATCATTACAATTAGTGAATTCTTTTATCTTTACTAAATTTGTAGTTCTGACTGAATTTATATTCTTAAAATTATGACTCTCATCTACAATTATTCCAATTCTCTTTGCTTTAGATATATGTGATGCGACTTGAGCAAATTTAGACAGTGATTCATAATTAAAAATATAATACTTTACTGGCCGAGAAGGAGGTGGTTCCCCAACAATCCACGTTGATTGTTCATCTTTAAATGCTGCATTTATCTCATTTCTCCATACTGTACTTACAGTATTTTTTGGAGCTATGATAATTACACAATCTTTAGATAGCCCCTCCATTAATGCGAGGCTTGTTACAGTCTTTCCTAATCCTTGTTCAAATGACAAAATATAACCATTCAAAAAATACTTTTGTTTCATTGTATCATACAACTTAATAAACTGTTGCTGATATGGCTTTAAAGTAAATACAATACTTTTATTTATTCTTGATCCCTTTACTCTAGATCTTACATTACCATTTAATGTAGATAACCATGAATCTTCTAATATATTATTAACTATTATTGCATATATATTTCTACCTGGAAGCTGTCCTAATATATAAACCAATTCTGGCAAAAAGAAATTATGAATTCGTATAGTACTATTTCCAAAAAATTTAAATCCTATAGCTTCTAATAATTTAGTTATTTTACTAGTTTTATATACCCGTTTAATATCTAATGCAAATCTATTAACTGGAAAAGATTTTATTATAGTATATTTATCTTTAGTAATAACGTCATTACTAAATAATTCAGAAACATAAGTAAACTTAGGATTCATAAATTATTGTTTAGATGATACAATGATAGCAGTCATTTCTTTCCATCCATTGGGATTTCCTACTCTGGAATCTACCGCATTTTTATAATCTCTAAATGTTATTTGTAATTTCGGATTCTTTTTATATAATGATATAATATACTGATATACTTCCTGTTTAATTTTCATATCTATAGATGGAGATGTAAATTTAAGCATATCACCTATCAATGATATAATCTTTTTAGAATCAAAAGCTATTTCAATAGCAGGAGCCCTACTTAATACAGCAGAATCTATTTGGTTAAGTGAAAGGTTAGTAATAATAATTAATTTCCCCTTAAACTCAAATTTATCTGGGGATGCTGATTCGTCTCCTCCAGTTTCTATCGTTGCCAATGTTGCTTTTTTAGGAAGAGATACTATTCGATTATCATAACTATCAGTAATTGATTTTATCAGATTGATAACATCATCGTTCTGTAATGGAGTATCAAAATCATCAAGAATTAAAATTCTTTTCCTGTATTTATACAACATATCATAAACCTCAGTCAAGCCCAAACTACTTCCCTTTATTATAGCATAATCTTTTCTAGGAGCTAATCCTGAAAAATGCAAAGCTCGTCTAACATTATATGTTTTAGACATCCCAGGTGGGCCATATATTATTAATGCAGGAGAAGGACCAGTTAGAGTATGATTAATCATATTAACCAAATCATTATACACCGCATATGCAGGTTCATCTTTTTTCTGACTAGCAAATAACCCGTCATTTATAGCTTGTTCTAAAGGACCACTTACATACCTTTCTTGATACCAATTATATACTTTCTTAAAAATATATCTAGCTTTCAAATAAAGACCAACAAGCCACACTATACCAAACATTGCAGCTATCGCCATCGCCGCAGGGTTGGTTTTTATTTGGTTTATGGCGGTAGCCTTAAGATCAATATCAGTCGACTCATATTGCATCTTATTCTTTTTAGCTAATATTATCATTCCGATAAACTTAAGAAGATCTTCTTTTTCAATATTACTATTTATTGAAAATCCAGCGAGTGCTTGTAATTTATTATTACATATATCTAAACTATATATTTGCTTAAATGATTTATTTTTAGACGTAATTCTGATAACTCTTAACTTTCCACTAGATAAATATAAGAAATATTTTATAGCAAATAATTTACCATGCGTTTTAGTTGTTATTTCTTCTATATCTGGAATCCTGATAATTTTGTTAATACCAGGTAAGCGCTCTTTATTCAATTTTAAAACAAAACTAAAATCATTATTTTTAGTCTTCTTCTGTAACTCTTCCTTAGCTATTGTATACTTAATATTCATTTTATATCTCGTTAGTTATCCTATATCAGTCTCTAACATCATTCCACGCATATAAGTATCAAATAGATCCTTAGTGGGAGATGTTCTTGGGGTTCTGTATTCTGCACTTCCTGTCTGAATAATATCAGCTACAATTTGATCTTTAGTTACATGATCATCAGCTAAAGGTCCAAAGAATTCTCTTAAAATATTAGTTGCTCCATGATTTATAATAGAATAACTATCCATCTCACCAATTCTCTGTCCTCCACCCTTACCAGACATAGCCTGTTTAGTAACAGAGCTTACCATTCCAGTTGATCTTGCTGACAATTTAATTCCACTTTGTTGTTCAAGTTTCTTGTAGTATAGGTATCCTACAGCAATATCAGTGGATGTACTTGTTCCATACTCTTTAATTTTTAATTTATATCCTTCCTTTGCACCAACTAACCGTAAGGCAGCTCTAATATGTATAATAGTTGGCTCTTGGAATGGAGGAACAATGATAGGAATAAATCCACCTCTATCTACAACAGTTTTTAACCATTTTTGATATGTAGCATTGGTCATTGAATTGACTGCAGTAACCACTTGTCTAGAATAGGACTTTCCTTTAGTTCCATCTAATACGCCTAACACTTTAGTAAGTAGAGCAATAGTCTTATCATTTTTTCGTGGTCCATAACCAATTATTTTAGTAGCCATGAATTTAGAAATTAAGGATAAATATAATTCTTTAATGGTTGAGGGGTTCATTCTATTTACAATAGCAATAGGATTAAGAATGATATCTACATGTTCACCCCAAGGAGTTAGTGGCATATTCTCTTCTTTTTCAATTTTAGCAATAACGCCCTTTCCACCATAGTTGTTAGTGATCTTGTCTCCAAGTTCAGCAACCTGAGTTTCTTCTATTTTAAATCTGATTAATACTCCAGAAAACTGCTGTTTCTCAGAACCAACTCTAGCAGTAAATTTCTTTGGTGTTGCGTGACCTTGTGCTTCCTCATATTTTTCTTTATATGCAGCATGTGCCTTCTTTAATGCAGGAAATTTACTTATAGGAGAATTTGCATAAACCTCTAGGGAAATAATCTTTCCACCTGGAGATTTTGTTATTAGCTGACCTTGCTGTATTTCATCTTCTTCGAGACCAACAACATCTTCCACTTCTTTAGAAATTCTCATTAGAAGTGGTTCGCCCCGCTTAGTCAATACTCCTTCTTGATTAATAAAACTAACTCTGTCTGTTGGTTTTACCAAAATCTCAATTTCATGATATGCTTCAGATGTTAATTTTGTTTTTGCAATTTTGTCTGAAACAATATATCCATCCTCATATGAATAACCTTTCCATGTCATAACTGCACACAATAAATTAGTTCCTACAGAAATAACGCCATCTTGAATATGTTTCCCTTCCGCAACAATCTGATTCTTTTTAACCTTCTGATTCTCAACCACAATAGGCTTGAAGTAATTTAATGCACTTTGTCCCTGACCAGCTCTTAATATCTTAGTAGCAAGAGATATAGTTTGAAGTCTACCAGATTTTAGTTTTATAACAATAGCATTAGTGGTAATACTTCTAACTATACCATCACTAATTGCTTTCTTAACATAGTTATCAGATAACATAGATGTTAATACGCTTTCATATCCAGTTTGAACAATAGGAGCTTCTTCTCCATTTATAGGAATAGCCTGCCGACCTTGGCTTCCTGCGAACATAACTCTAGCTCCATCACAAGATCCGATAAATGGAATCATAACTGAATTTACCCCTAAGATTCCTGACTTCTCATCTCTGCCATCAGTCTTATCAACAAAGGCACCTCTAGAATTAGTTATAGCAGCACCAACAGAAAGCTGATTAATTATTCCTACATTTTCACCTTCTGGTGTATCCATTGAATCTATATTGCCATAATATGTAGGATGAATATTTCTAGCTTGTTTTGTTATTGCATTAGAATCTGGTATACCACCTTCACCAATAGGCTTAAGTCTAGTCAAGCATGATAATTCTTCAGTAGGATTAATATTCTCTAAATCATCCATCAGTTTAGAGTTAACAATTCTCTTTATAGCTTCTGTTACATCTAACTTGTATTCAGCATCTTTAAACCCTGAAATTCTACGCTCTCTGTAATCTGTATATGACCCCAAAATCAATTTCTGAATTTGGTGGGCAAATACTTCTGATGTTCTAATTCTTTGCTTAGATATATCATTTCGGTCATCAACTCTTTCCTTTACTAACTCTTCACAAATATATAAAACAATTTGGGGATATGTAAATGGTAGAAGTTTTGATTTCAGTACTTGAGTAGCAACAGGTTCCATTATATTCTCTAATACTTGCTTTACTTTCCATGTAGAGTTTCTATTACCTGTTATTTTGATTAATGCCTGTTCAAATGTTTTTTGATCCTCTAAGTTATCTTCTGTAAAAATATTTGGAGATTCTGCAAATGAATTTAATAAAATTCTTGCGGCATCTGTTTTATAATCTACAACAATAAAGTTACCATCACTCAATATCAGATAATTGATTCCTTCAGGTGGTTCTGTGTCAACTATTTTATATTTAACACCAAACAATCGACATGTCTTCTTAAATCCAATGTAATAACCCATGAGAACAATTAATGGGAGTTTATATCCCCCTATCAATATCTGAAAGTATTGCTTTTTAACGGTCTTCTTGAGGTAAATAGTAGAAACGGCATATAGCGTTTCTAACTTGGCTTGTCCCTTTTTAACAAAGAAAATAGGATCTAATATGATCTGATATGTAAGATACTTCTTCTTTCCATTTATTAAAAATGTACCATCACCCATTAGACGGGGTATTTGGATTTCTACTTCATGTTTATTTTTCTTGTCATCTTGTAATACAACAATATACCTATCATATAAAGAAGGATTCAAGTCACCAGGATCAGATGGGATAGGTTCCTTTTTCATACTGAATAGTTTCAATGGATAATCTTTTTTCTCCAACAATTTAAATGAATTTAATAAATCCTTTTCAAATGAGGTAGCAAAATCTAATTGACGTTTATTTAATATATGACTAGGATCTTTATGTTCAACTAACCCATGTATATCAACTTTAGAATGAATCAAATCTCTATTATTGTTTTGTGGTGGATCTCGTTTAACCACATCAGATAACAATTCCTTCTTAACCTGATCCAACATATACTTTCTTCGTTCAGGAACAACTGTTTCAACTGTTTCATTTGATTTTTTAAGATCTCCAGATACACTAAACAAAATAGATTTTGTTGCTAGAGTTGTCGCTGCATTCTTATCAATACTTCTAGATAAAATACTTCTCCTAACTTGAGGTGGCATTGCTTTCAGGTAATTTGCAACTGCATATCTAATAGTATCTCTTTCTTCTTCTGTTTTTTCTATAATCGGATCAACTGTTACTGTATCTTCTGTATCTGAAATAATTTCATCAGTCGTCTTGTTATTGGGTAACTTAACAACCATGTCATCATTAGGAACTATATCAATTTTACCAACTGCCAAATCAGCAGCAGCCATTGCTTCATCTTGACTTATAAAATCAGTTTTAGTCGATATAAGGGACTTTAAGATATTTCTAATTCTTGTATAGGGGAGACTATCATTTTCATTCCCCAACATTGAATATTTAGTTATTCCGTTTTTGATGATCGCTATTAGGAAATATTCAAAAGGATTTTCACCTTCAGTCTTTAACATTTCTAGAATTGGCCAAGCTCGTCTTTTAGTTATTCCTCTTGGTAATTCCTCATCTAGATTCACAACATACAGTAAGACTTTCTTTCGGCCTTCATGTAAGCCTCTAAGACCAGATAAATATTCCTTTATCCTTGAACTAACAACGTTTCTTCTGTAATTTCCTTTTTTGAATTTTACATCAATAGCATCCAAGTATCTAGTTAAATCAATATAAATATTATCTGCTTGACGTTGTAAATTTCTAGCTACAATTAATCCCAGCTTTCTATAAGGAAGAATTGCCTTACCATTAATCATAACTCTAGGATATCTAGACGCTATAGGAACAATCTTTCTGACATGTGTTTTCTTTATCTTAAGATGTTCATATGTTGTTATAAAATCCACATTCTCTGGATAGAAAAAAATGGAATATGAACTAGCCCGTGAATTATCAATTCCTATTTGGGCAGTAGAAAACGGGAATAATTTTAACCGATCAATAAATATCATGTCTTACTTCAATTTCTTTAATGTAACAAGTCCTTTCTTTTTACTAGCAGTAAGACTCCATTTGCCTTCCAATATCTCAGACGTAAATACGAAACGTTCTGATCCTGCATTCACATTTCCTTTCAGATTATAGCTTCCCTGTCTTGTCTTTCCTGCAAACTTAATCCGTTGTTTAAATGTTTGAGGTTTAGAAGCTGGCATTATACGGCCCATAATCTCATCCCCCTTTTTTAACAGTTCAATTGGTGTTTGAGATATGAGCATATATGACGCCCATCCGTCTGCAAGATTGGTTCCATCTGAAACTGAATTAAAATATTTAAAATGTAAAGCTAACTCTTTCCCACTATTTGAAAAGGATATTGCTAATATATTATCCATCTTTGCTTCAAACAGAATACGTTTAATGTAAAAAAATTTATTATCCATGGTTAATGTCCAATTTTCTTGTTTTTCATTGCAGATATAATTTTATCTGCTGAAATATTAAATATGCCCGCCACCTTTGTTGCTACATTTTTTGGTTTATCAATTTTTTCATTTTTCATTGATCCTCTGGCTTCTTCTATTCTTTTTCTCATATCGGGATGAGTTTTGAATATTTCAGTAAACTTGTTAACTGCGACCATAAATTTAGACTTGGATTTATTTAAATTCATTTTGTATGCATTAGCTAGAATTTTAAATGCTTGAATTAACTCCTTTCCGTATCCCATCTTCACAGCAAAATCATCAGCTCTATACTCAAATCGTCTTGACATATAATTAGGAACTGTGGCTACTAATAGAGCAGTGACAAACATAAAAATACCTACTATTTTAAGGTCTTTGATATTCCCGGACTTCATGAGATCCAGTGGCTTGCCGATCTCTAAATTAAGTGACACTAACACCTGAACAAGAATAAAAGCACTAGATCTCTTAATAACATCATTATTAGTAGAATGTGCCACTTCGTGTAATAATATCGATATTGCTTGTCTATCATTAGTTAATTTTACAAGACTATCGGTTATGTACAAATTTTTACCTCCAAATGTAAACGCATTTGGGATTGGCTTTTTTCCACCACTCATGTCATCTATTTCATGAACGATCCATCCACCTTCCTTCTTTGCCTTCTTCATAATATCATTAAGAAGTTTAGTAAACTTCTTATGAATTTTAGTAGAATTTGCTAACTTAGCAGCTCGGAGCATACACACCGTAATCATAATAACTACAAAAACAGGAGTTGCCATGAAGGTTGGACTATCCATTAACCCTTCTTTGACTTCTAAATATTTTTTATTCATAATATTAAATATTCCTTATTTATTATTTTGTTCTGAGATTTAAGGTTTTATAAATATGAACCATAACCAACTGTCTTAAAGTGTACCATTTACCATTTGTTCCAATATGCTTTCACTCTGGTCTCTATCATAAGTGAGACCAGTCATAACTGCTAATCCCGGATTTTCAAAACTAAGAGCAGATAACCAACTTTCCAATGAAGGTATCTTTTTAAGACTTACTACTATTGCATTATAATCTTTGTTTAATCTTGCTGGGAATGACGGGTTAGATTTATCTCGTAAAAGTTGACTTGCGAGAATTTCAAAATGAACCATATCTGCACCTGTCATTGGGCCATACTGATCATAAATTTTCATACAAAAGTGATCGGCTGATTTCCATGGTTTCTTACCAGACAGTAAATGATTAATTATTCTAACCTTATCTGAAAAATCAGATGTAGAAGCAGGACATGTAAATACTGCTGAGTTATCAGAAAACGGAATAGTGATTATATTACCATCATCTTGTACTTGGCGTCCCTTCAATGGAATATGAGTATGAAAATCCAATGCACAATCAATCACAACTCTATCTTTTGTAACTATCTCAAAATAACCATACTCTAATTCAAATGTATCACCAACTTTCTTAATATCCTTTTTCGGATCTAAAAATTGATTTCTATTAATGATAATACTTCCAGATGTTTTAGTCACTAAGTCATTGATCTTTTGTGAAAACATTTTAGAGAAATACTGACTAGTCTTAACATCCATATTTGCGGTTAATGGCTTTATGATATCCACAGCAGTAACAGATATCGCTCCACCACTATGAAATGTATTATGATTTTGAATTCCTCCCAACATATAATCTTTAGTATTGGTTTGGATATCGTATACAGGATAATCCCATTTCCAAATATCTTTTACTGTAGATACTACATCAAAGCCACGAACAGGCAAGTCTCTTCTTATTTTTATTGGTAGAATTTTACCATTTGCTTTTAGTTTTTCACTACTAAGATTCTCATTTTTTAGAAATCGTATATCAATTGCAAAATTAGGTCTTTTTTGTTTACACCCCTTAGATCCTTCTTTATCTGGAGGGACAATACATGTATTACATTTATAACCTAACTTATCACATATAGCTTTAATCTGCTGAACCAGATAATAACTACAAGTGTACACCCTGCAACACGTACTAGCTGTATTAAATACAGTCCCGTCTCCATCAATCATTCCAGATAGAAAATCTTTTAACCATGATTTACTAAAATCTATAAAATTCTCTGGGAGTCTCTTTTCCCATGCATACGAACCATAAACAACATCATTAACATATCTATCATTATCTACAATAGTAATATATTTATCATAAACTCTAATATCATTATATTGTTTTTTCAATTCTGATATTATTCTAGGCTTTATATAATTATCATGTTGGGAGATTATGTTCCCTTTAGTATTTCTGCCTTCTCCCGCTTTACATCCTTCGGCACAATATATTCCAGCAACATAACCACTTACACCAGGAACTACTCTCTTTTTATTATTAGATGCAATGGTCGAATCTATCCATATGGCATCATGTTTTGTTAACTCAGATGCTTCTATCTCAATTAATTCTTCATCGGTTATTGTAAATGGTGTTCGGGTAGATTGTGTTTCATTATATAATCTATCCCCAATAAGCCTACACTTGTCATTAGAATATTTTGAATGAATAGAAGTTTTCTTGATCCATAATGGATGATTGGATTGGCACACCAACGTATGGCCACTTTTTGTAGTTATGAACATCATCTTTTCAGTAGGATCATGTTTTTGTATTGTAAGTGCCTTAACCTCTCCTTCCTTTCCTTGTACGGTAAAAGTAGATGGTAATTCTTTTGTTTCTTTTCCATCAATAATATCAATATCAGATGATACTGAATTCCATAAATCCTTAAATGCTATAAGGTTAGAATTATGATGAACTAATCCATCTGAACATTTCATAATCATCTGGGTTCCACGTTCACCAAAGATCTGACCAGCCAATACTCCAACGTAAGGAGTTCTATTTCTTTCTAATAGATCACCATAACAAGTTTTGCATATTTTAGGAGATATACAATACAGTGGAGACTTTAAAGAAATGACTTTACCCATAGCTTTACTGGGATCTAGTTTAATAGGATTACCAACTTTATTAAGATAGTATCGGCCTTCTAATCGTCTTGCTATATCTGGAGTTACTTTTAATTGGAATCCCCGTTGGGTCTTACAATTAAAAATAGTAGGATCAGCTTCTACCCGTTGAAGTGCGAATACTAACTGTCTGCTCAAATATCCAGTATCAGCAGTATTCAATACACGATCAGCAATACCACGTCTACTTCCTGCTCCACTCATAAAGAAATCTTTACTGGTCATTCCTTCTGCATATGACTGGGCAATTGGCTCTTGGATATTCCCTTCATTATCAGAAATTAATCCTTTAGCTACAAGTATCTGTCTAGCTTGATCATAACCACCTTTTAGAACTCCAGCTTTTCCTAACGTCCCAATATTGCCATCTTTCTTTTCTAAATGAGCACCAATATCAACAGTGGATTGTTGAATTATTCTATCAGCCTCTTGTGGTGATTTTCCTACTAATTGTTTTTTAGCATCGACAATAGATTTTGGAATTTCAAGGTCTTCAAGGCCAAATGAAGGAGAACCAATTGTTCCATACTTATAAGATATTTTTAATATCTTATCAGCCCAATCAACATATTTTTCTCTTCCATATGTTATAAAGTATTCATTAGCTATATTGTTTAGCTTCTTCTGATTCACTTGTTCATTTATAAATGTATGACCATCAGGAAAGATATCATTAAACATAATCCTTCCAACTGTGGTATCAAGTGTTCCATACTTTACTTTATCATTAATAGGCAATCCTTTTAACTGTCCAGGTCTAGTTACCCTTACTGCCGCCTTTCTAGACTTCGAATCCTTAGTAAGCAAATAGATACCAATTGCACTATCTTTATCAAACGAATCACTAATTTGATTTATTGAGTCCTTTGATGTGGTGACCATCATCTTGTCCTTTGCTTCCTCAATAGCCTGTCTAGTTATTGGGACATAGACTGCCATTTGATCCCCATCAAAGTCTGCATTATAAGCTGAACATTTCATGGGATTAATTCTAATGGTATTTCCGTCTACTAATACAGGTTTAAATGCTTGCACCGATTCAGCATGGAGACTAGGATCTCTTTTTGCTAATACAATTTTATCTTTGATTGCATTATTTGTTGAAACTACTAATATGTCATATAACTCTTGAGATATTTCATCATGCTTTGATATTGCAATGAATAGTCTTCTTAGACTTAATGCAGATAATTTACTTCCGTCAAAACGTTCTAATGCATCAGAAAGCTGTTCTTTTGGTATATTTCCACTATTCAATAAATCAAATATAATAAATGGTTCAAATAGTTTAACAAGAAGCCTTAATGGTATTCCTAATTCGTCTGCACGTAGTTCGGATGCAGCTCCAGATATAACTGCCCTAGCTGTAAAATCTACTCTCTTACCCAATAAATCACTTCTAAGTAATCCTTTCTTCTTAGAGACTTTACTTGTAAGATAATTGTATAATTCGAGTACTAACTCATGCATTCTAAATGCTAATACATCATATACGGGTCCTGATGTTTGTGTTCTTAATTGTAATGACAATCTAAGAATTTTAAGGTAGTAATCATTTAAAGGATTAACTGTAATATCCCCAGTATCAGTGATCTCAAGTTGTCTATAATCTGGAGGAATAATGATACACTTATCAGTAAATGCATGTCCTTTCTTTGTATAGAAATCAACCATTCCAATTAAATCAGCTCTCGATTTTGAATCTGCTGAAAATTTTATTTTTGACCAATTATCAACCACTGAAGACATTCCCGTTATCTCACCATCCTCATCAAGAATCAATTCACCGTTCTGTAGAGTAAATGTTTTCTCTCCTGACATTGCAGTTATAACAGATCTCTTTAATCTCCTTATAGTACCAAATAACGCTGGATGTAAAACATTACAATTTAAATCAATGAAAGAATATATTTTTCTTCTATCTGAAGTATCAACTGCCCCAAAGATCTTTTCAGAGAAAAATCCTTCGGGGTGAAATGTTGTAGTTTTTCCTACGAAATATTCAGTAGATGTAACAGGAACTAATTTAGATGTCTCCTTATCTATATTCAACAATTTTAGCATAAATATTTCCTTCCGTTACACGTTATCTATATACAGAAACTTATATTTTAGAGAGTCTTTTCGAATTCTTCTCTACCATCTACATCACTTTGCTTAACTTTACTTAGATTATAATTATCTACCATTTCTGCAAATAGGTACATAATAATAGCTCCACATATAATCGGAATTGCAACCTTTATTGTTAATTCCCCAATCTTGGTTCCATGAAATTTTCCTTTACTAAGAGCGCTACTAAGAGATTTAGGGGGAGCTAAGTCATGATGTTTAATCTTCTTACCAGTAGAATCAACAACCTTTTTAATGAGACCTGTATTCAGGTCCTTTGCCGTGTCCTTGATTATTGTTGATCCGTCTGTCGACCATATGGCTTTCTTTGTCTTTTCATAGGAGCCTTTTATCCCCGTAAGCCAAGGAATTTCATCACCAGCATTTGCAACAAAATCTTTAATACCCCATATACCTCTAGCTAAACCTTTACCCAATACACTAAATGCTCCAATTACTTTAGTTTTGAATACTTTTGTTCTAATAAAAATAAGGAATGCTGTAATTATAGCAGTACCAATAGCAAATCTACCCTGTTCCTTTTCTAACTTTAAGGTAGTAAACCATCTCTTAAATCCAGAAATTACATTTTTAGATGCAGATTTAATATCAATTACTTTTGATTTATCTCGCATATCTTTAGTTTGTTCAACTGCATTAATAATACATGTTATAGTTAAAATCAATGCGATAGGAATAACAATAGGGGCATTTAATAAACCCAATGATACTCCAAATCCAACAGTCCCTAATGCCTTAACTACCACGACCAATGATGCATCAAATACCTGATCAACATCTCCAGCTTTCAATCCAGGAAGTTTTTTGTCAAGATAACCGGTCAGCTTCTTTAAAAATGATTTTGCTTCTCGGGTTGTTTTAGGTCCATCACGTTTAACAGGAGAGTTAGTGCGAGATGGCTTAGATGTATCACCAAATAGATCATCATCCGCCGACGCTAATGCTAGTTGTGTCGCATTAATAACAACTTTCTTATGATTACTAAATACTTTCTTTATATCCGCCCAATTTTTAATGTTAGATGTTGAATCTATTGCTTTCTTTAATGGACGCAGTTTAGTAAATTCTAATACAACGCTTCCCTCTTGTAGATAAGAAGTAATTTTTTTCTCTGAACTCATTAGTGTAATCCTATTTTACTGTGTCTCTGGTGGCTCTATGCTACCTGTTTTACGTTCTGTAGATTGGCTTTGGTCAGCTTCTCTAGCTGCTACTTTAAATTTCTTCAATCTTTCTTCTTCTGTTTTTAAGATGTCATTATATTTTGCAACATGCTCAATCAGTTTACGTTGACATGATTCTGGATTATCGGTCACTTTACAATCACTTACATCCCGACGCAATTTAGCTATGACATCTGCTAATCCTCCAATTTTACATCTAGAAATACATATTTTTAAATCCAAACCTTGGTGATTCTCCTTACGACATTTATCCTTACATAAACTTTTTCTTTTCTCAATTGATATAAATAATATTTTAGTTAATAGTTTAGACATTATCTCATAACCAACCATAATCATAAATACTGCGGCAGCCGCCTTTCCACCCTTCCCAAGTTTTCCTGCTATATTACTTAACCCTGTATTAAGTCCTCTAGATTTTGGCGTAAGACCTAATGTCTTAGCTGTGTTCCCAATCTTCTTAGCTACTGCCGTATAATATCCTTTATTTTTACCAGTCTTAAATGAATGTAATAATTTCTTTTTTATTCCGCCTGCAAACAATGCAAGAGATAAAGTCATTATACCAGAAATTATTCCTTCAGTATTTTTTAACCTAAGATTCCTCTGGGCATCAGCTTCTACTTCTCCTAGATTAGCTTCTTCTAACATATCAAAGTTTCTTCCAACTGAAAGAACTACTTCATTATATGACATTTCATGGACAATATAACTAGTCAATCCTCCATAGTCTTTATACTCGCCTTGATCAATTGCATCTAATAGATATGCTCTACAAAAGATATCTACACTATTTTTATCTATCATTCTATGAAACTCCAATTTTTTAATTTGTTCTTGTCGCATATTTAAAATAGTCAGGATCCTTTCTTGTATGTCGAGTCAGCTCTATATATATTACTTTACCAAGAGTAACATTTATCAATAGGAGCATCCATGATAAAACTCAACAAAACAGAGAAGAGGAAATATGATGTTGTATACATCAACGGGGAAGAGGAAGAAAATTTGGTTTCTCTAGACCTTATTTTTACCCCTGCCACAAATAAGTTTGACAAGATTGTAGAGTTTGTAGAAGATTGCTCTTTGACATTAGGAGCCGAATTTGATGATTGGTTCAAATCATATATAACAGAATACATATCATCAGGATATGATTCAGGAATCATCAAAAAGAATATTCCGCAGATAACTTCATTGTGTGATAAATACCTTGAAGCATGTGAAATTGATTTTGATGGATATGTGGATAAAGGTAAAGTATCTAAAAATTCGATTTTTTTCGATTCGCCTGAAATCAAGAAGATCGTGCGCGTATCTAATTATTTAAAGTTATATTTTATTATATCACAGGACATCAATCTAAAATTACCAATAAAGTTTCATAGAGAAGTATACAATGAATTAGTAGCACCAATAACGGAATGTGATATTCTACACAAGCTATTCAAGATTGTATCTTCTAAAACATATAAGTATAATATGTCTGATTCATATATGTGGGAATACATTAGAACGATCTACTGTAAAACTACGGACATGCACATCATGTCTATTTTTAATTTTATTGTCAACAACATTCTTGTAGCATGTGATACAAGAAAGAATCCAATACCATTCATCATTACAGTTGTTGATGAATCTATTAGATGGATCCTTCAAAGTGTATATAAGGATGCAGTTGTATATTCTGATACAATAAACACAGAAGATACATATTCAACTCCAGGTAAAGATAATCTCAAAACATATGCATACAATGACTCAATTGGTAAATTGGTTGTTATCGCATATAACTATCTGGAAGATCATGGAATTTCCGATGTATCGTTTAATGAATCAGTAAAGGCAAATAATGAAATTTCATTATTCTCAACCTATTTGACATATCCGATTTTATGTAAAGTACTTAACATCCCATATCGTCATTTCCTAACGATTCCTGCTGAACATGGTTATCTGTTGAATATCTTATTGTACCATCACTTACCTGAAGGATTCAAACGTAAATATTCGACAATTATAAATCTCCTATTATTCTACAACAAGAATAAGGCGATATCGAAAACAACTTATAAAATTAAAGATATAAATCATTTTACTTCGACTACTGGGAACTTCCTTGGATTCAAAAACCAAATGTTTGTTTATGAATTCTATTCTAGTATTGTAGGTAAAATTGCTAGAAACTCATATATCGGTTTTAAAACCGGAGAAGAGATATCTAATTTTCCTTTAGCCAAACTTGAAAAGGATTTAGTATCATTTTATAATGATTACTTTGATGGTAAGTTAGATGAACCATTTAAAGAGATTCAAGATAAATTAGATTCACTAGTATAAGAGGATTGAATGGTTATTAAAAATCCTGAGAAATTAATTGAAAAACTAAATAGTTTACAACAAGAATGGAATGAAGGTCAATCATATCATTGGGGGTAACGATGATCATAGATATGACGAAGGTATCGAGACAGGAAAACAAGGATGTGCTTCGGAACTAGAAGATTTACTTCTAGTTCATAATTTACTCAAACCTAAATAAAGGTTAGTCAATAAGACTAATTAATAAGAACGATATTAGTTTATGTAATCAACTGTTTAAGTTCTGCCGTATGTTTTTTCAAACCATATAATTCTTGTGCATACAATGATGCATAGCGTTTATGAGCAGCATCTTTGCATATTTCTATATCTTTAGTAATTTTTGGAATTAATGTGGATACAAAGAATTTAGCTTTCTTGTTATCATCTACTTCTTTTCCCATTTTGTACAACCTGTATTGTTTATTATATTTATACAAAATTACACTCATAACATAAACGGGATGTCTTTTTGCCAATTCTTCGAGTGGAAGTTCCGCAGCCGTTTCTTTCATGGAAGAAAATTTATCTTTACGTAATTTAATAAACAATTCATTAATAAGTGCTAATATTCCTGCAATTCCTGCAATTTTTCCTAATGACAAATTTTTGAAAATAGGAACTACATATGGGTTGGAAGGCACCTGTAACCAAGATAATATCCCAGCAAATGTTATAGATGTTATCCCCATTCTACTCAAAACAAATCCTATTTTGCCCCATACTCCACCATCTGGTTTAACTCCATCTTTTCTCCACCGATCATTACTAACATTTGAAGTTAAAACCTTTCTTTTTAGTTTATCTAACATTGATAAATTATCCTCTAATACTAATATACGATTTACTTCATTATACTTATTCATTTTTTTTCCCTTTATTAAATAATTTTTTCACTGCATTAACGGTCGATAATTTATTAAAAAGTTCAATTATCTTGAATTCTTCTTTATCTTTTGATTCTAATAATATAGCTACTAACGTATATTTGTCATTCATTTTTGTTCCTTCAATAAAAGATTTTTTACTGCGCTATATGTTGAGTCAAATAATATTTTCCTGGATACATCATACGGTATTTCTGTCTCGTATATCGACAGAACATTTAACCAATCTTTTTTGATCATCTCAACTGGATCAAATGTTCCCCCCTCGTTCCCAGGATAAGGTTTCATATTTAAAATATTCTTGGTTGCAGTTACGTGAGTCTTTATTATTTTTTTTGCATACTGTACATTAGATTTTTCCCATTTAGGTTCTAAATTTAATGAGAATGCTTCATCATCATAAATAATATATTTTTTTTGATTTTTAGATAACCACTTTAATAAAAAATCAAAACTTTTATAAAACTTTTCTGATTTATCTTCTATGTTTAATTTATTAGTAAGAAGTCTAAGTCTCTTTAAATTATCTAATCCTTTCTTATAATCTGAAATAAAAATATTTTGAGTGAATTCACTTCCATCAAAAGAATCTCGGCTTTTAACTTTTATAAATTTAAGAGGCTTAGACCCAACTAAAAATATAAAAGGAATAATCATATATACATTTTGAGAATATATACTAGAATATATAGAAAATTCACCTTTACCACTATCGTCATAATCCTTTGGAAAATTATTAGATCCATGTATTGAACATCTTACACCCATAATAAATTATCCCTTCGGAATGGCAACCATTCTTACATGCGCTAATAGTTTCTTTTTATCAAAGTTTCTACCAGGACATGCATTTTCCATTTCCTTGTCAGTAGTTACTTCACTATGCAACATAATCTTTGTGTACGGTACTCTAAATAATTGAGCTATGGGAGCCAAAACTCTATATGCCAATTGTTTATACAGCCTAGCATTAGGACTTTCATATACAAAATTACCCATAACTGCAATATGAATAGCGTTCTTATATGGATCAATAATATCATCAAAATCACAATGTGCTGTAATTGGACGACCAACTACTGTTTCGTAGTCATCTCCAATTCGTTCTGCGATAAAATGAAAACTTAAATCACTTTCACCATGCAAAACATAATCATTGACCCTAAGTCTATTAGACTGCATTTTAATTGAGTCTTTATAGAAATCGGATAGGTGAGAGAACTTACAAGACACATCATGGATAATAATGTACCTTACTTTTTTTAGTCGTTTAAATGACGCTGGTTTATATGGGATTCTCACTATCTAGCTTCTTTATATTTTTGTTCTAATCTTCAATATCTGATATTATTAATGTGGTAGGCAATACAATAGGATTCGTAACTGGTAGTTCATCTTCTGGACCTTGAGTTGATCCGGGTATAATTCTTTCTCCGTTAGGTTCAGGTGGAGTTGCCACAATTCCAGAAACCAAAGAAGATATTGATGTGCTTGACTGTTGGGACACTTTAGAAGCATCTATATTTACTGTACCACTTGCCTTAAAATGAATTGAATTACTAATGGATGTTTGAAATATTCCTCCATCCACTTTTATATTACAATCCCCTCCAATATTCTCACTCAACGAATTACCAATATCAATATTCGCATCAATATTCGCTGTAATATTTATATTCTTATGAGCTAGTAATTCAATATTATCAGCAGCTTCAAAGAATATAGATTTTCCACTTTTAATTCTAATATTTTTAGTAAACGAAATATGTAATTCTTGATTCTCAATATCAAAGTTAATAAAGTTACCTTTATGATCTTTGATTAAAATTTGTTCTTCCCCATCTCTCTCATTCAACAAGATAATGGTTTGATTATCTTGAGTGTCATATACACTCTCGGGGTTACCAGATACATCATCCCCACTCAACTTTCTTTTTTTACCCGTTATTTCTACACGTTCATCATGAGGATCATCAGATACTATAATGGTCCGACCTTTGCTAGACTTGAATATGGTAGTCTTGTTGTAATATTCATCACCTTGTTGATTCTCAATAGGGACTTTAGACTGACCAAAATCTCCAGCAGCAAAATATCTAGGTTCTGTAGGATCATTATATTCAAAAAATATATAAACCCAACTCCCAACAGGAGGTATATAACATGTTCCTTGGTAATGGTGATTTGATCCGTTTTCCACTACGTTACGGCCACCTAATGGGTTATTAGCAGGTCTCGCCCATATACCTTTATCATCATCTATTTCGGGCATAGTATCAGGACACCAAATTTTAACTCGTCCTTGATACTCAGGATCTTTAGCGTCTATGACCTTAGCTCTATAATTTCCTGTCCAAGAAAACCCACTATCTTCTCCTGGATTTGGCATATATTATCTCCTTAGGTAATTACAAGACGTCCAACAATTTTAAACGTATTTATAAGATTCTTCTTTTGCCATAATTTAATTATATCATTTTTAGATCTTAGTTTAGACAATCTTTTGCTTTCCATCTTATATCGTCTATTTTTATTTTTAGATATACCAGCATAAAATACATCAGCTAAAGTTATATCATATACAGAATTATTATCTATATTTCTTCTACAATAAAAATTAAATGAAATACTACCAGCCGATGATGACATGGAGCAGAACATCACTACATAATTTTTTACTTGCATATTATGTTTATCTTTAGGATAATCCACAGATATGGTTTTACCATGAGTTATATGACTAGGGTCTACAACTTTTAATTCATCATTAATAATATCAAGTGTTTTATTTGTAATTGGTCTAAACATATTAGCCAACGTATCAAATTCTCTAATTTGTATATGATGAGGCTTGTCTTTAAAAAACCCTTCGGTTAGTATGAATTTATTATTCATTATGTAATGTCTTTTTTCATAGTATCTATTATTTTCGTAAACAATTGCGGATGATATTTTGCTATAGCTGGAGAAAATAAATCATTACCATTAATAGTAGATGCTCCCAATGTGGCCATAAATCTCATACCATCTTCAAACATAGAAAGACTTTGTACTCCAAATGTTCTAATTATCTTAGATGCAAACTCATATGTTGTCAATCCATGCAGTACACCACTATCAGATAAACATCTAAGAAAGTCTTTAGCATCTGAAAAATCAAAATCAGTTAAATCAATATCAAAATCCTTAATAGTAATTTGAGATAGATTACCTGCCTTTTTGAATGCTTTACTTAGACTTGCATTAAAGAATGACTTCATTGTAAATGTAGTTACAAGAAATCTTAATTTATTAATTTCCCCTGCATAACTACCCATTAGTCCATATCTCTTTGCAAATAATTTAATATAAATACTAGACATGAAATCACAAATATCATTTTCAAATGCAGGCTTTATTGGTTTAACTGAATAATATGCACAGATGTAACCATAAATTATAATAGAATATAAATCTTGTGGGGGAATATTAAAAACATTCTTTCTCCCCCATACAGACATGTTTATTAAAATCTTTTTTGTGTTAGTATTAAATGCTGCGGGTAGAATATATTTTTGAATATCCACGAACGTATAATTTTTAAGGTCGTTACCCATTTGTCTCTGTACTAGTTCGTATGCAAAATTACCTTTTGCTTTATTCGAAAATAATTCTACAGTATCAAGAATTGCCTTTCTGCCTTCTTCTTCTACTTCGAATGAACTTAGCTTAGACTTTGGATAGTCTAAAATATTCTTAGCATTGTTTAATAAAACTAATTTTTGCTTAGCCATTAATTAGCATCCTCATCTTTAGCATATCTAACCTCTAAAATATCATTAACTTCTAATGTCCCATCCATTCCATCACCCAATGCGTTATCTACTGCTTTCCATGATAATCGCTTTGCATCACCACTAATATCATCTATTAAAACATAATCTTTATTATATACAGGAAGAGCTGATAACTTGACCTGTGTAGGAGAAGCTATTGCAATATCTACCGATTCAGGATGCGGGACATAAGCCAAATCAATAAACCCATTATCTATGTTCGTATCGGTAAGATCAAATTTTTGTCTGATAAAAAATACACTTGTTGCCACTGTGGTTTCCTCTGCTGCAAAAATACTCAATTTAGGCTTAACTTTAGTTGAAAATAACTGAAGAGTTAACGTATTAGTATTAACTTCTGGAGATGCATCTAAATTAATCAAATTAACTGATATTTGATTATCTCTAGCTATATCCAAAATAGCCGAATGAGTAGGAACTAAAATTTCTGATTTTGTAAAATCTTCAATTGATGCCATGTCATTTATATATAGGAGCAATGTCCATAATCCAGTAACGCTATATTCTTCATATGAAAAATAATCTGGTCGGTAATGAAACTTCTGTTCTACTTTCTTCTTAACTGAATTCTTTAGAAGATAATATCTGAATTTTTCATATGTAACTATTTCAGGTGAAACAAACTGGACAGTTACAGATCCTTCTTTTTTTAGGAATCTTCTTCTATGTTTATCGACATCAGTAATAAGATTCCTAAGCTTCTTTGCTTCAACATCTATTGTAGCCACTTATACGTCTCCTAGTTACTAATATGGGAGAGTACCAACGACTTTCCCTGTTTCTGTAATCATTTTAATTTCAGGCTTAGGTGGAAGAACTGATGTAGAATCTTTCTTCTTATCACTTGATCCCGGATACATATCTTTTCCCCATGTCATATTACATTCTTCAGTAGTAATAGTCGCTAACCCCATTATCCTTTCACGTTCGTCGTCATCAACAGGGTAAGTCTCTATTATATGCTTCCAATTCCCGCTTACGTGGTCAATAGGAAGGTTTAAGTATCCATTATGATACTTAGCATGTAAATCAGATAACAATGGCATACATCCTACTTTGTTTTGAAAATGTAATTCAATAACATCCTTACATATATCAAATGTACAGAAAGATAATCCTTTATTTAATTTATCAGATATTACAGCTTTACAAATAGTAAAAAGGTTTATTGGATGGTGATGTATTTCAATGCTACATTCAGAAGATAACTCTTTAGTCAAAGAACATGCATTCTTCCCTAAGTTTTCAACTAAATATCTTATCCATTGTTTATACTCTAAACTACTTCTAATCAATCGTTCAGTATTTTTTATAAACTTGATAAAATCACTTTCAGCATAAAAACATTTTATACGGAGAGACAAAGTGAAGGGACTATCATTTACTTGTATAGTATTATCTTCTTCGTCGTTAGACTGTTGTATTAATTCTTTTTCTAGATTCATTTACTGCATCCGTAAATCCATCGTGATACATAGATAGCCTGTTAATAGCTTCATTCTGTACATCCATGCTTTCTTTCATTTTCTTGAGATTAGTTCTCTTAAACTTACCAACTACTCGTTTAGTAAATCCTGATAAGGCTTCTAAATCTTTAAATAAATCTGAACCATTTAAACTATGGAACAGATGTGAATATGGAATCTTTGTACACATTCCACCTTCATAATAAGAGCAAAAGATCAATTTCTGTTCGGTATCATTCATTACCCCAAAACTATTCCATCCTACTTTAAATAATTTTGAAACCTTAGCTGGGTCTGAAAAGAAATCTTGTTCTTGATGGCGAATATCATCTGCGCTCATTAAAACTATTGCCGCTGAATATTTTTGATAACTTGGTCCTTGTGTACTCGATCTAAATGTACCCGCATCAATGTATCCTTTCTTATTCAAGAGAATATCTTTGTACAATGAAATATCCTCACCATCTATAAAAATATTGGTAAATTTTCTAATCATTGTTCCAAAATAAGAATTAAGTTTTCCTGCAAATGCCCTAAATACTCCTTTATAAATAGAAGAATATTTATTAGCATAGTAATCATCAACTAGTACATCATATATGCTTGAAAAATTATTTGCTATCATTGGAACTACTTTAACACTTAATGGAATTGATCTTTCGTCAGGCTCACCACGGGTAGGAGCATCAAAATGTATCTTCTGTCTTACCTCTATCTTAGCGGTAATAGAAGTAGACGTAGGACGCAAATCTAACATCGTACTAGTATCTACTCTAATATTAGTTGCTCCTTTTGAATATGTTGCCTTAGGAGCTTTATCTTTTTCTTTAGCTGCTGCAGCTACATCTCGCTCTGAATTCTGTATTAGTTTTTGGATATGGCGAATATCATCTACTATTGCCTCTAGACTATCTTTTGCGGCGACATAATCACCATATAACTTCGAGTCTTTATATCTGCGTTCGTTATCTGGGCCACCGCCAGAATGAGCTGTTGCCTTTCTTATAACTGCTAGAGCTTTATCTCTCTTTTTTGTGAGATCTGCTAAATCAGTTAGTTGTTGATTTAATTTCTCTTCTAATTCTTCTTTGTTATCTTCAAATAAAATTGCTTTATTTACATCAGTATCAGTAGACTCCAATCTGATCTCAGAAAATTTACCAGTTATTCTATTTTGTGTAATATAAAACTGGAGAGTTCCACTTGAGACCGCTTCAGTTATGTGGTGCAGATAGTATAACTCTATAGTCTTTATCATACCGGGAAGATATCTCTCCTCAATATTACCTGAAATAATGGCGGGGTATACAAATATCATCTTTATAATCCTATTTTACCAAAGGGTAACAATATCTCTTTTTTTATTAACTTTTTTCTTTTTAAATTTTTGATTGATATTTTTCAATCTAGAAATTTTAGTTTGAGCCGTTGTCTCCTCAACAATAGCACTACTATCTTGAGGAGATTCAATAGCTTCTTCTACCTCAGGAGCTTGTGCAATTACAGTTACTGGTCGTTCAGTTAAATAATGTTTAACAATAGATTTCTTTTCAGATTCTAATCTATCAGCAACCTCTTTATGAATTGCGGGCATTGCGGACATCTCGAGCATTTCGAGTACCAACTTGCGCTTTCGAAGGCTCTAATCCATGTCGTTTATATAAATCAGCAAGAGCACGTTCATATTGAGAAGCAGAAGTAATCTTTCCAGCTGAAACAGCTTGTTTTAAACGAAGAACTCCAATTTTTAAATCGCTATTTCTTCCTGTTCCTATTCTAGATACCTTTCTAGCAGCATTAGCCATAGTTGTTCTCAAACTATTAGAAATATTTAATGGATTTAAATGTCTAACAGCTTTTTTTATTCCATGTGTAGTGTCTGTTTTATCTCTGTTATACTTTCTACCAACGGCATGGACAATGAAACCTTCTTGGAGTGTTCCTGAGTCATCAACTTTTTCACATGTTAATGCTAAACGAACTATTGCATCTCTATTCATCTTATGTGCCTTTTCAAGAATCTGACACTCAAAACTACAAGTAGAATTTATAGATTCACTTTCAAGCAAAGGAATACCGATTAGACAATTATCTAATGATATCTGCATAAACTTCTCATGAATTATTTTTCCTTGAAATGAATCTAGGTCTGTAATGTTTCTAGATGTAGATTCTGAGATTATATAATTCTTTAAACTAGTTTTTACACTATTCTTTGATAACATATCAGATGCTAACATTTTACTTTTCTTCGCAGTATTAACTGCTGATTCTTGTAAAGTCTTAACTGTATTAGGAATAACTCTATTTTTTGGTTTATAACCAACATGATTCCAATACTCAAACAAATTACTTAATAATCCAGCCTTTAATACACAATATTCCCGATATGCACTTCCTTCACGAATAATGTTTCTGGCATGGCCATTAAATAAAATTGAGTCAATAGAATACCAGTTTTCCAAGTTAGTTGAAACCCTTGTTTTAAATGTCTTATCCATAGTATAAGTAATCCTTGTGTATTTTTCGATAATAAAAAATCTTTTATTTTTGTTCTGTTAGTATTCAATCAAGTAAATCCGATAAGAGGGATCTATCTGGAATATCTTCCTTGTTCCTATTAGCTCTGTGTTCCATTCCTGTTATTTCATTATCAGTAAACAATAAACAAAATTCAGAACTATTCTCAACTATGACAGCATAGTAAAAGTCTTTTGCTTTCCAATGCCTCTTATTTTTATTTGGTACTTGTTCTATTCGGCCTAGTTTTTTAGAACTTCCGAATATTTTAGAGAATAATCCTGTATCTCGTTCTATGCAATCTTCTTTATTTTTTGATGTTCTAACCAATGCTCTATCATATTCTTCATGTGTGAGTAACCAACATCTTTCATTTGAGCCATTTGAGTCTTCAACCCAAATGGCATAATAAGCATTTTTAGCATTAGTGAATACAGGTTTATCTCTATTTATTATCTCTGTAACTATTCCCATTTTCGACATTTTTAATTCTCCTATTCAATTACGGCTTTATAACGATCTATAATTTCTGTTTGAATTGTCTCTTGTACTGCTGCGTCAAACTCTTTTGCAAACTCGGGATTTTCATTATATTTAACTAAACAATTTTTAGTCCCTTGCCATTTTACTTCTGGACATGTAATCAATTTACCCCATGCTCCAGGTTGTATTCTTTTATGATTTACTAATAAGTTATAATTAGTCCAAAAATTAGAAATGCCAGTATTGAAATCAACAACTAACTGGATAATTACATTTGGGGGAAATAACTTATTCTTTACACATTTAGCATCTATCATTACACCATCAAATCCCCATTGATCATATTTAAGATCAGATTTGACTTTCAATAGTAATAAATGAAATGCATTATATTCAATAGCCTTGCCTCCTGGCATAACTCTATTCTGGCCTAAGTATCTCAAAGGATTGGCTGTTTTAAATTGTCCTATATCAATTTTATCTCTTAATTGATTGATTGCTATAAGGCTAATATTACTCTTTCTCATTTTAGAAATATATCTAGGTAAACAAGATGATAAAATTCTAGCCTTTAAACCCATTGTTTTTGCAGGGTCAGTTTCTTCACTCTCTCTTTCTTTATCCGTTGACGTATTTGCAATGGAATCCCATGCTACTATAGCTGGATAGTCTTCAATGCCTTTACTTATCTTGTATGCCATAGTACCTTGAATAGTCTTGAAAACCTTCTCAACCGATATATCAGTTGAAATTTTTAATCGTCTGGCACCCATTGATGCACCACGTTCCACTGTCATAGCTTCCTCTGAATCCAGGAACTTGTGTAGCAATTTACCATTAAACTTTTTCTGACTAGTGCCTATAATCTGAGCTAGGAGTGCAGACTTAAATGTTCCTGGTTCCCCAACAATAATTGAAAATGCACCACATGCAAATCCTCCACCCAAAATAGCATCTAATACATCTACTCCTGTTGGGAAAGTTTCTATGATTCCTGAACTCTGACTTATATCTGCCTTTGTTTCTAAGAACTCAGAAAAGTCATCAAGTAATTCATCACTCTGAACTTGTTCTTCGTCAGATAGACCATTATCTTTCCAATTGTTGTCTGGCTTTAATACTTCTACTTCTTGATCTTTCTTAGAATCTATTAATTTCTGTTCGTCTTCATTTAAATTGAGAGTCATGCTCTCTAATGATTTTTTTGCAGCAGCATTAAGTTCATGTTCTGCATTTTCATCAAATAGCTCTTCAACGCTATCAACAGTATCTACATCGTCAGGACCTATGGTTATCTCTTTAGGCATTTATAACTTCCTCATCTATTCTACAAGTGTTAAACTTATTGTTAATTTATTCTTAATCGCCATTTATTAATCCTTAGTTGAAACTTTAAGACCTTCCGATTCTAGTCTCGCTACAATGTCTCTAACGCCCAATTCTTCATCACCACCCGCAGCACTTAGCTTTCTTCTCACTTCAATTTCTTGTAGAATAAGTTTATTAATTTCTTGATTCATTGTTAAAATAGTAGAGAAGAAAGATGTAGTCGTTTTAACTTTTTCTTCCATTATGAACTTATGTTTATAATCCATATCCTTAGGAAAAATAGCAGAGACCCCATCTTTCAAATCATATAGATCTTGTAGATCAGTTTCTATTCTTGCTTTCTTCTCAGTTAGATCAGCTAACAGTTCATAAATTTTAGGATCAATTTTATCTACTGCAAAATCATCTGCCATTATTAATCCCCATAATCAGATATACCCTTTATTAATAATCCCTCCGCTACACATGCTAGAGGATCTTGAGCATGAACTATGTCCTGTATCTCAAATGGAAATTCATCATAATCACCAATGATCCCTTTAAACATATCCATGAACCCTTTAGCCATACTAGTTCCACCAGATACAACCACAGGGACCGATTCGGGCAATTGAACGTCCTGTAGTTCATTGTCTAATTTATCTTTAATGGTGTCTAATGCATATGTTATTAAATTCTGATAGTAATAACAAATAGCTTCTCTAATTCTACGTTCTTTTTTGTTTCCTTGTTTATAATCCGAAATATCTGTATTATTTTCTTTTATTGATGTGATTCTGTTTGGAACTGTTCCAAATTGTCTAGCTACATTGTCGTCAATCCAATCTCCACCTCTACCAACACTAAATTCCAAAACTAGATTTCCTTTAAAAGACATAGCACAATTCGTCATACCCGACCCAAATGAAAATGAAAGCCCAGTAAAATTACTATCTGAACATTCATTATATATTATAGCCATTGCTTCATTGACAGGAACTGCTTTATATCCTAACTCGTTGAATATTCGCTTAAATACATTTGTATGGTACAAGATATCATTATTAGAATCTATTGATGCAGCAGGAATTGAATAATAACATATTCCGTTTTTGGTTCGACCAACTAAATGTTCCATAACTAATGCAAGAACATCTAATGAATCAACATCTGATGATGATATAAGACCGTCTTTCATTGGTCTCTTTACAGGATTACCAAAAATATTAGCCATCCTATAAGCATCTTCTGATATGATGTATATCATATCTTCTGTTTCAACATAACTAAGTTGAGTTAAATCGGAAACATTTGACGAATCCTTTTCAATTGGAAGATACATATTTCTGATACTTTTTACTGATATAGCCGAATCATTATCATCCTGTCGGGCACAAACTAAGTTCATTGTACCCACATCGAGTCCAATAATATCTAGCTTTTCTTCTTGTTTAGATGTTAAATCTGTTATTTCGGATTCATCTTTTTTCTTTGGCATCTTCTTTTCCTATATTCTTAAGGTTTTTTATTCTGTCTTTTATGTTTTTTAGTGGTTTCTTCTGTTTAGTATTTACTACACCCTTTACAGACATTCCACCTGTATCAATAGTTGGAATATAATCATCAACATCATTCTTGTTAGTTCTTTGTTTAGATGTATCATCATTTCCAGATACAACAATTCCACTAGTCACCAATATCTGAAGTTGGTCATTTATTAGAGCTAAAGACTTATCTAAAGATCCAGATTTATCATTAACTAATTTTTCCAATTCACTAAACCGTTTATTAACACTAGATCTTAATCTATTTATAGATTTTTCAATTGTTGGTGCATCTGTATCTTCTTCATCATTACCAAGAACAGGAATATTATATTGATTGTGCATAAGGTCACACATCATGTCAAGATTTTCTAATACCCGTCCTTCCCAATTTATCTTAAGTTTTTCAGCATCCCTTTCAAGTTGCTTGGTTCTCGCTTTTATATTACTCACATTCCACTCAATATGTTATGATTATGAACAACCACTAAATCCACAGTTTGTACACATTATGCAACCATTTTCATACTTTAAGGATTTAGTTTCACAACTGGCACAATAATCTGCGGATGTTTGTCCATCGTTGATATATTTCTTTAACACTCTTGAAATTCCTTTCTCAAAAGTAAACATATTTATATCTGATGTTTTGTGAAGTTGCTCACATATAAAATGAATCGGTACATAATGTCTCAACATTGTTGATACCATTCTAGTATACGTTCCCAAATCCGGTCTAAATGAAGATGCTAAATCCTTTATTACCATTCCTTCATCCCCATCTACAGATCCTAAATACAAATCATAAGTCCTAATACCATTATCACTTCTTTTATTTTTCTTAATCCACCCTGACTTATATTTAGACGGAATAGATATTTCTCCCTTCTGACCACCAAATATCTCATACGGTTGGCCATCAATTTGTCCTACAAAAAAGATCCATTCGTTTCCTTCAATAGTTGAATAGTGAATATCACATTGTAACATATCAGGACGTTTAGATGGAAAAACTTCTTCATTTTTATCTTCATCAATTGGTTCTTTTGATATTAGAACTCCACTTCTGCAACCATCTCTATAAATTGTAATACCCTTTAATCCATGTTTCCATGAGTCCATATAAATATCACAAACTTCATCAACAGTAACATCACTTGGTAGATTAATAGTAGAAGATATAGAATGAGTTATATATTTTTGAACAATGCCTTGAAGTTTAACTCGTTTGCTCCAATTGATGTCCGACGCAGTACATCCCCAATATGGAGATTCTTCTAAATTAGTTTTCTTTGTTGCTGTTCTCCATGCTGCTAACTGTGGATGATCTGTATCAAATTCCATCCATGAATCACCAAGGTCATCAACAAAATCAACTTTTGCACCTGGATCATTTGGATTTACCTTTCTGCGTCTTGTATATGATAATTGGTATACTGGCTCAATGCCGGATGAAACGTTAGCCATAAGTGAAACTGTTCCAGTAGGAGCAACTGTACTTATTGATACATTACGTCTACCATATTTCATGTTTCGGTTATATATCTCAGGAAAATCAGATTTAAGCATTTGAATGAAGTCAGAAGTTTTCTCTATGTTGGGATCGAATCCTGCAAATGGACCCCTTTCAACAGCCATATCAATAGATGAATCCCATTCAGCTTCACACTTAACTTTCATTATCATATCAGTAATAGTTAAAGCATCATCGCTATCAAACTTGATATTTTGTGCCGCTAAACAATCACCTAATCCAGTAAAACCTAATCCGGTTCTTCTTCCCTGTTCTGCCTGAAAACGAATCTCCATCCATGTTCGTTTTTCTATCTCTTTTATATGTACAGGACAGTCATCAGAAGCTACCTTTTCTAAAATTCTATCAATGTATTTAATTTCCAAATCTACAACATCATCCATAAGGCGTTGTGCTTCATACGTGTACTCATAAAACAATTCAAAATCAAACTGTGCATTTTCAATAAAAGGGTTCTTTACAAAGCTATAAAGATTCATACACATCAATCTACAAGTATCGCCGCCCTGCATCGCAATTTCCGAGCAAGGATTTGTAGAACTATTCTCATACTGAGGATAAACTGAAGATGGCGAATAATTATGCTGAGTATCCCAAAAAATTAAACCAGGTTCTGCTGTTGAATGAGCAGATTCATTTATCTTCATCCATAATTCTTTTGCATTAACAGTCTTGTAAATATTATCTGAATTACATGGCCAACACAAATCAAATGTATCATCATTTTCAACTGCATTCATAAAATCATCACTAAGACGTACTGATATATTTGCACCAGTCACCTTAGTCAAATCGGCTTTAACTGAAATAAACGCTTCAATGTCAGGATGCCTAACGTCCATTGTAATCATCAATGCTCCACGCCTTCCACCTTGTGCAACTTCACGTGTAGTATTAGAGAATCGCTCCATAAAAGAAACTGATCCAGTTGACGATATCGCCGCATTACTCACATGTGTGCCTGCTGGTCTTAAATCAGAAATATCGACTCCAACCCCACATCTCCGTTTCATCAATTGTGCTAACTGTTGATCACTATAACATATACCCGCATATGAATCATGTGGGGGATCTATAACCACACAATTAGATAGTGATCCAATCTGTTTATCATTACCCAATATGGACATAATTGATCCTTGGGGTATTATATATCTAAATCCGTGTATAAGATGATAAATTTTAGAACGAGTTAATTGTTTTCTATTTCTGCCATACTCTGATAATTTTCCAGTATCTTTTACCTTTTTAGTTGATTCTACTTCAGATTTAAAAAATTCATCAGCCAATCTGCTATGCATATCATCTGGGGTTAATTCAAAATAGTTTCCACTAGAATCTTTTACACAATATTTATTTATCCACGTTGTTGATGGTAAATCTTCTCCGTTGAAATAATTAGTAGCGGCACCTAATACATCCTCAAATTTATAGCTATCCATTTTCTTCTTAGTTCTCCTAGATTTTTTAACTACAGTACTCTTCTTTAAGACCATTAAAAAAACTTCCTTTCTTGTCGGATTCTTCAAATCCTAATCATTCTAACTTCTTATGTAAACAAAGAGCGATACCGATAGAATCCGCAATATCTGAAGATACTCCAGTTTGTGAATAGATGTCATTTCCTATCACGGATAACTCTTTGTCGATTTCCTTTTGCTCAATCTTAAATTTGATTTTATTATTTTCATAGAGCAAGGTCTCATCCTTTATTTTGTTCTCTATTTCAACTTTTTCATCTCCACTAAATGGGTTTCGTTTTCTCTTCAATGACGACTTTAGTTTATCTAGAAGCTTCTTTTCACCAACTAATTGCTTTTTAAAGTTATCAATATAAATATTCTTTTCTGCTATTAAATAATCAAAAGTTTCAAAATCACCAGTAACACTAATGTTAAAAGTTCGACATACCTCTAATTGTGTTTTCCATTTTGGTGTGTTGGATGCAATTCCATTCAATGAATTGGATTTCCAATGGCTAGGATCATACAATACAATATTGTCTTTTACTGCTGAATATGCAGCATGTATAAATACTCCATTTATCCTAGCCAAATACGTCAAAGTCTTAGCTCCTGAAATAGCCAAGATTACATCCTCCATAGCAACATAATCAGGTTTATATCTATTAAATAATCGAGTAGCTTCATTGTGATAGAAACTTAATTTCTGAGGAAGACTTAATTTAGACGATGGGCAAATAGATCCATAATCAACTAACAATCCATCATCTAATACCGACCACCCTGTTGTGGTGGCCGGATCAAAGCCTAATATTATCATTATGGAGTAACCTTCTCTCGTATATCCATTAATATTTTACCTAATTGATTTTGACCTCTATTTGAATAACCCCAATAATTACTAAACGGTGACATTTCCCGAAGTTCTTTATCTCCAGTTGAAATTAGACGTGACTTCAATTCAGGATTCTGATCAAATTTAGCATAGCAGCCATCATACATCAACTGCCACTTGTTATTATCCCAATCATCTATTGACTTGCACCCTTTAGATATAGCTTTAGCTTCTGCTGGAGTAGTTGCCGCCTTTATGTATGCCCAGTCTCCAGGTTCATCACATCTTCTAGTATAATACCATTGTGCCACACTATCCCACCATTCATCATCCAAATAAAACTTTGATGGATGAAATACTGATAGAAAATAAAACACACTGCTACTATGTGGACCATGGAAATCTATATAAGATACTCCTCTTGGGATATTTATAACTTTATCTCTTTTCTGTTTTTTTAATGCCATTTTATAACCTCTCTATTATAAAGACCAAGATTGTGTATGTAATTTCACAATCTCAGAAGTAACATTCTCATTATCAGGAATACTAACAATATTACAAGCTAAGTCAAACTCATCTACTGAATTATCAAAGAATACTGTACATTCCAATTTGTGACATAAACAATATGTAATATATCTCGACGGAAATCCAAAGAATCGTTCACATGAATGTAATATATTTACTATATTTTGATCCGTTACATTTGAAACTGGCATCACATTCAATAATTCTTTTATTTCAGACATCTGATGATATGTATAATGTTCACTTAGATCACCTAATATGTAAACTATCAGTGATTTATGTTTTCTTGCTAAAAATTCTAAATAACTAAACTCAATCATTTGGTCCTCATCAGATTTCTCTAAGTGAAGAATAATAAATGGTCGGTGTGACTGAATTCTTGCAGTTGGAGGCATTAAAAAGAAATCATCTTTCTTTAAAGAATTAAATTCTTCTATAACGCCATCCTGTTTATTATTACCATGAATAGTTTCAGGTTTACCTTTTGGTGTTTCTACTATTCTAGGATCCTTTTTCTTTTCCTTTTCAGTTCTCATATCAGAAGCAGTAAAATCAGTTATGCAATCATGATCTGCTTCCTCATCAACTTTTCCACATTCTACACATAAAGATTTCTTTCGTCTATATGATAAAATAGTTTTTATTCGCGCATCCAATTCAGGAATAACCTTTAATGGAGTAGATTCTTCGGGTTTAAGTTCGGGCTTACCCGAAATTATATCTTTGTCTTCTAACTCAACTCCTCTCATATCAGATTTAACATAATTTTCATAACATGTATGTTCTGATTCAGCTTCCGCTGTACCACACAACACACATAAATCTTTCTTTTTTCTATATCCGGAGATAGATCTCTTTTTGGGTTCTGATACTCTTTTCACTTAAATTCCTATAGTTGTAATAATCTATTTATTTTTTCGTGTGCCTGTTCAAAATCAATATTATTGAAACAAGGGGACATTCCATTATCATTAAATGGACATGGGGTATGACCATGTAAACAACAGTATCGCCCACCATAACTACATACATCACTTGGCTTAGGTTCTATGTAATCAACATTATCATATAAACTAACTCGTATATGACCAGGAAATGGACCATACAATGAAAATGCAGGAACCCCCAATGCAGCAGATAAATGTACAAACGATGAATCTGGTGTTATAACCATTTTAGAATGGGCTATAATACTAACAGCAATAGCTATCGTTGAACTTAACTTTGATATGTTATATACATTCTTTCTTAAATCAGGAGGGATAGTTGCTTCAATAAACTTATCCATCTGTTCTTTTAAATCTGGTCTGTCAACTATGACTATAGTTCTACCTTGTTCTAATAATGGAGTTAAAATATTCTTCCAGCATAGCAATGAAGGAGTTCTAATAGGTGACGAAGCTCGTATCTGAACTCCTATAAATTCACCTGCGGTTATACCCATCTCTTTCAGTTTAGCAGCTACAATGTCGTTATTTTCAGTTTTAGTGTACTGTATGGGTTTTAATTCATTATCCGGTATATCAAGTCCCATCCACCTTGAAAATAGTTTATATGCATTTACTTTCTTAGCTTCATTGCATCGCTCTATGACTCCTTCAAATGTTACATGATAATCTGCTTTCTGAAAGTAGTTATAATCAATTGGTAGGTGGACCAACTCATCTATACATTCCCAATTATCAACTAATGAAAAGTAATTAGGAGCACACGAGAAGATTATGTGACAGCTAGGATATTTCTTTTTGAGATAGTATAGATTAGGCTGGATAAACATCAAGTCACCTATTCCTCCAGTTCTCCACACCAATATTGATTTGTTAGTTAAATCTTGTCCATTGTATGGACGATATATATCTTTGAATTTAACCTTGGAAGGTTCTAAACATTCATCCCCATTAGGATCTTGTTTTAATCTATCATACAAATAGATAGACATTACCTTTGATGTTCCTTTTGTGAATTTATGCTTTGCAAATCTATCTATTGAAAATTCAAATGTGACTTTAGATGTTCCTATAACCATACCTGGGGTAGATTTTCGCAACTCTTCAATATTATCATACATAGTAGTAACATCGCTATGGACAATACCTAACTCAGTTAATAATTTAGGATCCAATTCTAATTTTTCCTCAGGTTCAATATTAATTCAGTTTGCTTATGTAATATAGAATCGTGTAAACAATTCAAGGTAGTTGAATCAAACAGAGTAACTGCTCTTCTACCAGCCTTCTCCAAAAAATCAAAATATTGAGTTATATGGGTTTCTACTTCCTCCATTTGAGAGATCGGATTCAATAACGATAAAGATATAGCTTTTATAATCGAATCATTTCCTTCACGGTATAACTCTTTCTTATCTTTGTTATCTAATATTTTAGATCTACTTCCTATCTTTGAAATCTTCCTAAGAAGTATTCTCTTAGTTTTTCTGTAACTTCCAACTTCAATTTTAATTTTTGCCATTTACTCATTTATTCTTTATATAAGTAACAGTATCTTATTTGTGAGTATAAAAAGATATATTATATATATTAATAATTGGAATACTTCTTATGTAGTATTCTGTGGTGGTAGCTGGTGGGATTTTTATTATCAATATTATTTAGAACATATTTAAAGAAGGTTCATCAACGATACAGCCTTCAAAAAGAAACTAAAAAAAGGAAACACAAAATGGAAAGCAACGAACAAGTACCAGTACCAGTAGCGGAAGTAGAACTAGATGCATATGATTCAACTATTTCATCACTACAAGGCAAGTTCACTGCATTCGTAACTGAAGCTCAATCCGGAAAAGGAAAAAAAGCCTCTGCTCTTAGAGCAAGAAAACTAAGTCTCGAACTTAGAAAGGATCTACAAGAATTCAGATCAGCTTCAGTTACTAACGATAAAGCACACTAAGATTTTATTTTTTAGTAAAAAAAAAGCGACTTAGGAATAACCCCCTAAGTCGCTTCTTTCACGTCTTGGACTACTCTGGTGACTTCATCAACTTGATTCCGAACACTTGTTGGGCATCGGTGATGAACGAGGTCACCGCAGCATCCCGTGCACTCAAATGCAAAGCACGAAGTCTATCAATTTGATCATCGATTTGATGGAGGGCTGTTGCGTATTGTGTCGGCGTTGTCGCTGCCTCCACATCATGCTGAAGCATGTCGAATTCAGTACGACGTGACTTCGGAGGTGTGGGGGTAGATGACGGAGTAGCCACCACCATCTCCTCCACATCCAAATCAATCAGATGCGAAACATCCATATGACGTTTTCCCTTGATCCGGTTCTTTCCCTTGTTTCCTTTCTTCCACCTTTGCCTATCAATGGTGGTTATCCCGAGGATGTTGCAAATATTCGTCGACCGCATCGTGGGATATATGGTCGCGATTGCATTGTACTGCCCCAAAAGAATTCCCTTCTGATCTTCGGACCACATCCGGGAAATTCCTGAACGCTTCTTCTTCATACTGATCGGACCCAAAATAAGGTCCTGTTGGACGTTGATGGTCATGATGTTCCCTCTCTGTAGAGATGTTTTTTGTGAAGGATGAAACTAAAGACCAAATAGTTTCATCCTGATTTAAAAGATATATATATAGTACAGATTACTCATAAAACAAGAATTTATTTTAGAAATAAGGAATAACAGTTAAAGGAGCTTTTAATGTATAAAATTACCAGCAGTCATGCTGATTGTAACAATTGCGAATTACTAGATTGCGCGTCCGCCACATCTGATACCAACTGCAAGGATAACTTAAAGTCAGTAAACGTATTTATTGTTTCAGAAAATCCAAGTAAGGAAGATACCATCGGGGGGACATGCCTAGGTATAACATATCCACCCGGAACCCCATTGATAGGCAAAGGTGGAAAATTATTCAGGGAAGTATTTAATGATACAATTATCCCTTTAAATATTAATTATTTTATTACAAACATGGTGTTGTGTCATAGTACGAAACCAGATGAATCTCCACAATCAAAGATTGCACATACAGAACATTGCAAACCAAACATGTTAAAAATGTTAGAGGTATGTGAACCTGATTTAATCATTTCATTAGGCGCAAATCCAATGAAAACATTTGGTATTCACGGAGGAGTAACCAGTAATAACGGAAGAATGTTTTCATACACACACGAAGGAAAACAATATCCAGTATTAGTTGCAACTTCCCCTAATTATATTGACAAGAAAGGTGGACTGAACTCTGAAGCTGGAGATGAATTCATATTGGCATTTAAAAATGCAGCAGCATTCTTAAATGGAGAGGAAATAGACGATGGGGCCGAAGAATCAGAAGGCCAGAAACATTTATTCAATATTGATCCTAAATATTACAGCGAAGATTACAGACTTGTAGATATTCAATATATCGCAAGACAACAAAAATTGATATTCATCTTTAGAGATAAAGATAATAATAAAATCTTCTATGAACAAGATCAACAAGATAAAAACTACTACTGGTACACTAATAATTCAGAGGGAAAGTTAATTGAATCATTTGAAGATTTAACTCTTAGAGTTGGCAATTATAAGCAACGTGGATTAACCAGTAACTGCTATGAATCAGATATTAGACTACCTGAAAAACATGCAATAGATTATTATATCCAATCAAAAGGAGAATGCAGTATTGAAAAACAAAATATTTTATTTTTTGATATTGAAGTCTATACTTATGACTATAAGGGTTTTCCTGGCGTACAAAAGGCCGAATGGCCAGTAAATGCTATTTCGTTTGCTTTAGATGATGACGATACAGAGATGTACCTTTACCATATTGAAGGGAGAATTGATTCACGGATAGAAGACGAAAAAGATAAATATCCAACTTTAAAAATCTTCAAAAGTGAAAATCAAATGTTAGAAGCATTTATAAAACGTATTCATGAATTGGAACCAGATTATATTGTTGGATGGAATAGCATCCGTTTCGATATGAGTTATTTATATCAACGAATGATGAACATAAAAGTCAAGTTCAACAATATGTCCCCCTTCAAAAGTACATGGGTAGATGCAGAAAAGGGAAAATGTGATGTAACGGGTTATATATGTTATGACATGTTACAGTTATACAAAAACTTAACATATATAAATGAGCCTAGTTATAAATTAGATAGTATTGCACAAAAGGTACTCAAGACTAATAAAATAGAATACACTGGCAGTTTAAATCATATTTATGAAAATGATATTGCGACATTCTTAAAATATTATGCGACTGACACGGATCTTCTAAAAGGTCTTGATAAAGCATTAGGTCATGTTGCATTACAAGACGAGTTGAGACGAGCAGCAACAACAACTCACCATGGAGCAAATTCTACGACTGGACTTGCAGATGGGTTATTCAATTATGCATTGAAGACTGATGGATATGTAATGAAGAATTCCAGTAAGGGTTATAAAGAATCTATTATAGGTGCATATGTAAGAGATCCAATAGGTGGAGTATATGATTGGGTAATTGATTTTGATTATACTAGTTTGTATCCATCTATCATCTGTTCATTTAACATTGGACCGAATACATGGTTGGCTAAAATCAATCCAACGTTGGCACACGATTACACCTATAAAACAGATGAAGTAACCGATAAGACGTTTGACATAACACTTGATCCCCTGTATAACCCCACAGTTGAACAATGGTCCTATGACACGTTTACAGCGTTTATAAAGGAACGTAATGCCATTATAACCCCATCGGGTTGCATATTTAAAAATCACACAGAAGAGAAATCTATTTTCTATAAAATCATCAAAACCTTATTCCAAAAGAGAAAGGAATATAAAACCTTGATGTTTCAGTGTAAAGAATCTGGAGATTCATCAAATCAACAGATCTTTGATAATAGACAAATGGCATACAAGATTTTATTGAATAGTTTATATGGCGTTTTGGCACAAGAATACTTTCGATTTTTTAATCTCGATTTAGCATCAACTGTTACATTATCAGGTAGAGAGTTAATTAGATTTGCTGGAGAACATGTAGATAATTGGATGATAGATGATACTAATACTGATATTAACTGTAACTTCAATGAAGATGTAGATAGTCAGAAGGAGTATTTCAAATATGCAGATACTGATTCAGTATTCTTGCACGTTCAGCCTTATTTAGAAAAAAAGGGGCTTCCTGTTGACAAGGAAACAATCGTAGATGAAGCATTAAAAATTCAAACGTATCTAAATATCGAATTACTTCCAAGATATGCAATAATTCATAATATTGATCCTGTTGAAAGTATGTTTGAGTTAAAAAACGAATTGATATGTAGACGATATTACACGTTGAGCACTAAAAAGAAATATGCTTTACATGTAGTTGTAAATGAAGGAGTAGATACAGATGAGGTTGATATTAAAGGTCTAGAAATAAAACGATCTGATTATTCAGTGTTAACAAAAACAATGTTAACTAAAATATTAGATATGATTATAAGACCTGAAGGTCAACCAGATATTGATAAAATATTAGATTACGTTAGTGAGACTAAAACGTATGCAACTCAGTTAGCTATTGATGGCAATGCTGATTTATTCAAGAAAGTATCATTCAACAAACCATTAGAAGAATATAAAAATACTCCTCAACACATCAAAGGTATGTTAATATGGAATGCTCTAGAATATGAGTATTTCCAATTAGGTAGCACAGGTATCTTATATCCTCTAAAATCATTTGAATTATTTAATGCACCAGATGAGATTCAAGATAACTTCCAGAATTTATTTCTAAAGAAGTTTGAGCAAAAGGATTTAGATGTTATTGTTCTCCCAGAGGACGTTGATTCATTACCTGATTACTACGGAGTAGATGTAAATAAAATTGTAGATTTTTCAGTTAATGATCGTGCTGATATATTATTGGAGCCACTAGTCAAAAAGACAGATGACTTATTATTATGGTAACACCTATGGAAGACCGAACAAGATTTAGAAAAATTAAAAAAGAGTTAGATATGAAACAATAGAATGAACGGATACACCCATAGGGAAGAGTATCTATACATAAAAGGTAATTATGGACATATTGAAAACATACAAGTTAAAAAAGGGGAAGTATAAAGATATACCCATTATAGAAGTACCGAGATGGTATCTAAAATGGGCATTAGAAAAGTGGGATGAATGTGAAGACACAACAATGTGTGCAACTGTATTATCTTTAGATAATAAACGAAACAAACCACTAAATAATATAACTGAAGAGTGTATGTGTACTATGAATGACATGGATGGAATTGTTTTATTTCATGGAAAAATATCAGAACTACAAACAGAAATCTTTGGTAATGATAAAAGTCTTAGAATGGAAAAGCCAGGATTGATAACTAAATGTGCATTTCCAGACAGAGACCCATATGGTACTAATGAAAAATATGCGACTTTAAGTATAACACCAATAATGACAAAAAAATGACTAATAAGATAGTTAGATCTGTTTATAAATCGAAAGAACAAAAAAACGAGGATCGATTATTTGGAATTAGGATACTCTACCATAATACGATAGTATCATTGGAGACTAATCCATTTCAAGTCTCATCCTTCCCTATAAGGGATGAGTAGTGATCATATTAATAATACTAATATTGATCACTGCCTTTTAACTCTCAATAGTTTTTGGGGTTCTAACATAACATAACATAAGAATAATTAATTGAAGTTAAGGAGATTTTATAGTCCTATGAGACTAATTGGGTATTCAAGTGGGGCACTAGCTAAAGGGAAATTCAACGTTGCAATTGATATGTTAAATAAACATAAAAATGTTACAGCAATTGAATTATCCGCTCTATTATACTCTGAACTAAAAACATTAATAGATGCAATTCATACATTAAATTTATCAAAATATGAATACATATCCATACATGGTCCCAAATTTGAAAATGAAACAGAGGAAGAAATAACAGTAGAAACATTACTTCCTCTAATAGATTTAAATTGGAATATTATATTACATCCAGATGTGATATGTGATATTAATAAATGGAAAGTATTTGGGAAATTACTATGTATTGAAAATATGGATAATAAAAAATCATTTGGCCAAACAGCAGAAGAATTACAAACCATATTTGAAGAGTTACCAGATGCGTCAATGTGTTTCGATATAGGCCATGCCTTTCAAGTAGATCCTACAATGAAAGAAGCAAAGAAAATTCTATGGATGCACGGTCACAGATTACAAGAAATTCATATGAGTTATGTAAAACCAGATGGTAGTCATAATCCTTTATCAGTTCAATGTTACAAGCAATACCAATTAGTAGCTAGATATATAACAGAAGATATACCAATAATATTAGAATCTGGAATAGAAGCTAATAAAATACAAGATGAACTTAAAACCGCTCATAAGTATTTAAAAATAAAATAAATCTAATCTTTTAACTTTTAAAAGAATGTTTTTATTTTAAATAAGAACAACAAACAATTGCTACAATGGTATGTTGAATATTATTCTCAAGTCGTTAGACAATTCAACAGTAAATAGTCCTAAGCAATCAATGGATGTCAGTTTTTTTAGTTCCGAAAGGAACTTAGGATGTTTCTGGCCTTGGAAATAATCACCCAAGTATTAAAACCAAAAAAATAACCTGAATAAATAGGCCAAAGTAATTTCTATCGGGTCAGAGAAAGATTCGATGCGTCAGCTTTAATTCCTGCACTGAAAATCAGATGGAAGGTCAAGTCATTTTAATCGGATGGTGGCGCGATCGGAGGGAGGGCGTAGCCCTCCGATTAGCCCAAGTTCAAATATCCTATTAACACCTGAAGATTAAATATTAATCAAATAATCAAGCAAAAACAGAAGAGCGCGGAACGCCAGTGGATGTGCCTCTACTGGAGCTAGAAGTTCAGAAAGAATCCAATTAAAGGGGAAAAAAAGGAAGTTAATTAAAGAGAAATTCGTCAAGATCCAAGTGCCCCAGGAAGGCAGTCCTGACGGACAGCTTCCCTCCTAGGTCTCAGATAAATCAATATTCTTTGATTTCTTCTTTCAATTGAATATTATTAGATTGTGAGTTAATAACCTTTTGAACCCTTAAGATTACTAACTTCTGACAGATTACAAAGATGACAATTAATAATATTTCAAATGTAATCTTCTTCCATGTATAAATATCAAAGATACAAGTTAAGATAATCAATGAAAGGGATATAAGTGACAACCCCATTACATATTTAAATATTATCAATCCTATAAATTCTTTTTTAATTGTAAATGGTGAAGGGATAATATCCCATCCAACTGTAAAAGTTGATACTCCCATTAATATGCATCCTACTGCAAGAAAAAGAGTTAAAACATCCATTTTTTTTGATTCCGATTAGTGTTAGAAATGATTAGAACTATTTTAAAGTTCTAATTGTGAGATGAAGGAGATAATATTCAATAAACTTCCTTCGGTCGAATTACCCTCTTATTTTCCTACCCGGTGGGGAAACCCTTCGGGTTTATCCTGTCCTTCGGATAGATAAGTTTATCTTGATCTTTAAGTTACGAGGTTAAATATTATTAATGATATAAATGATATAATTACATATCCAATAGAAGCCTGAAATGCAGGTTCGCTTTTTCTAATAGTTGAATCATGATATGTTGCACCAGCCAGAAATGCGAATCCAATAGATATGATATGAGACATAAAAATAATTACAAATGATACTATCTTTAAGGGATAAATTATCATTGCAAGTATGACGAGTACCACACATGCTGTATTTGTCCCTTTTAATTTTTCAGTGTTTGATTGGTATAAATATCCAGCTGTTGCAGAACACCCAACTGATACTATTACTAATACCATAGTGATAAGTAAAGATGATAAAATAATCATTTGATTTCCAGATTGAGTGTTATAGATTCAGAAGAAGTGGAATCTAAAAATATATAGAAGTTCTGACAATAGGCTAAGTAATATCAAAACTCTTACATTCTCTAATTTTATTAAAGACCACAAGTTAATCAATTCTTAGATTTTTATTTGGATCTTAAGTTTAGAAATTATCTGATTTGTTATAGATATTTTTATTTAAATTAAGGCTTATTAATCTTCCTGTTTTAAAAGATAACATATCTTCTTTGGTAACTACTATCCAATTTAGTGTCTATCATATACTGATGTATGGGATGTCATCATTTGTGAGATTCATTAGTTGATACGCACCCTGATGTAATAACAAGTATGATTATTATGAATAGATGTCTCATGAATAAAGATTCATGTTGGGATAGATTGTTAATTCAAAAATTAATATATATAGATAAGAATTCATTTACTTATATGAGAATAAACAATAAAGGAAATTATATATGTCAATTGAATCTGATGCATTAGATTCGTTATGGGTCGAAAAACATCGTCCCAAGGAACTAGCTGAAGTAGTACTAGAAAAGGAACATCAAGATAAAATAGAAGAATGGTTAAAGAAAGGGGCGATTCCTCATTTATTAATGGTAGGTCCAGCAGGATCAGGTAAGACCACCACCGCTAGAATTATATGCAATTATATTATTAAGGATGATGCAGATATTTTAGAACTGAATGGTTCTGATCAAACTGGAGTAGATACTGTTAGAGATTCTATTAAAGGATTTTTAAAATCTCCCCCACATCTTAGTGCTCATAAAATAGTATTCATTGATGAGTTTGATTATATGTCCCAAAATGCACAAGGTGCACTTAGAAATATATTTGAGACATATGCAGGCACAGGCAGATTTGTATGTACGGGTAATTATAAATCAAAGATCATAGATGCATTACTATCAAGATTTCAAATTTTTGAGATGAAAACAGTATCTCAAGAGTTTGCGATTAAATATTGTCAAAGTATTTTAGATTTTGAAAAGATAGAATATGATATTGATACGGTATCGGTTATTGTTGAAAGTCTTATTCCTGATGTTAGAAAGATTGTTGGTACATTACAACAAACCGTAATAGATGGAAAGCTACACAAGATTGATAAAAATTCTATAGCTACAGCCGAGAAAAAACTAGTAGGGTTAATCTGTATGATGTTAGACTCTATTGGAACTATTGGTTGTAAAGAAATAGTTAATTCTAGTATTGTAGAAGTACATGAATTATTAAATCAAGGAGAGGTAGATTATCTTTCTATTTATGATTTATTATTTCATAATAAGAAGATTCCAGTATGGGCGAAGATCGTTGTAAATAGATATAGTAATATGCATTATCAATGTTTATTTCCGAACATGCATTTTGTTGCAATGGTTTATGAGTGTATACAGAATGGTAAGAAATATCACGAAACATTTGAATAAATAATATAGGGACCAAGGGGTATATGATTAAAACTATACAAGAACGATTAAAGAACATAGAAGAAATAAAAGATACAGTCTCAGAGTTTGTTGAGGACTTAAATACTGTGATGGGAGAACCAGTTTTTTCCCATGAATCAGATATTGTATATTATAAAATATCTAATATAAAAACTCCATTATTAGAAGTACATATTATGACAAGTAGGCTTGATGGTTTCCCTGTTAAACTTCATTGTGAAATAGATACAAGATTAGGATTCAGTGCTGAATCCGTTGAGGAATTGGAATCTAATTTATCTATGTTTTCAAATCAATCGGTTATTACTGAATTGTTATCTAGAATTAAATCTAAACTATGAATATAGACAATCTTAGAAAGCTAATAAAAGATAAAAAATTATGGGTAAAGGAAACTACTAAAAATATAATATGCATATGCCCTTATTGTGGTGATCACAAAGATGATAGAAAAAAAGGACATTTGTATGTTAGTAAGAATCCTGAAATTCCAGTGGTTCATTGTTTTATTGGGGGATGTGCTAAAGGATTAGTACAATTTATTGAAGATATTTCAGGTTCAAGAGTTGCTGCTGATTTAATCATTTCTAAAGAAGAAGTGAATAAAGCAAAAAAGAAGTCTAAATCAGAAGGAGCAGTACAAAAAAATCAAGATGTATATGATATACCTAAACTCGACATTAAACCATTTCCAATGAAGGTGTCACACATCAAAAAAAGAACTAATGGTAATTTGACACCTGAACAGGTACCAAATCTTATTTTTGATTTTCAAACATTCTTTAGTATGAATAATCTTGGAAGTGTAGTTGAAAATGAAGTTGGGGAATTTTTAACTACCCTGCAACGTCAATATGTTGGATACTTAGTTGAAAATCAATCATATATAGTATGTAGAAATATTGATCCTAAATCTGAATTTAAACATAGAAAGATTATGATCAGAGAACGGAATTTTGGATTATTGGATTACTACAAAGTAGATGGGGGTAATCCTGATAGTGATAAAATTGTGTTAGCAGAAGGAGTTTATGATGTATTGGGTGAATATTCAGCCAACTCATTAAAGTACAAAGGCAATGTTAGATTATATGCATCTGGACAATCGTATTCTTATGCATCATTACTTAAAGCTGTTTTATTTGACGAATGTTTATGTAAAGCAGATGTTGTTATTTTAAGTGATTCTAATATCAGCACCCCATTTTATAGAAAATTATTAACTAACTATAAGCACGTTATAAAGAATTTAAAAGTGTTTTATAATAAAAATAAAGGAGGAGATTTTGGAAGCTTCCCACTCGCACCTGTGGAACTCAGAGTACAACCATACAAAAAATGGAATGGCTCTACAAATAAACAATATCGCAGATAATTTAGATGCACTTAGATTCAAAACAGTAGTAATGACCAATGGGTGTTTTGATCTATTTCATATAGGTCATTTGTATACTTTGCAAGAAGCCAAAAAGTTTGGTGACATCCTTGTAATTGCTATAAATTCAGATGAAAGCATAAGAGCGTTAAAGGGTGCCGGTAGACCCATTCTTAATTTAGAAACTAGAATGGCGATATTGTCATCATTAGAAATGGTAGATTATGTTATCCCGTTTTCAGGGGAAAGAGCAACTGATGTAATAGCTCAGATTGAACCAGATGTATATGTCAAGGGTTCAGATTACACGTTAGATACGTTAGATGATGGGGAACGGGAAGCATTAGAAAATGTTGGTGCTCAAATCAAATTCATAAATACAATAGCTACTGAATCCACTAGTGATATATTAGATAGAATTAAAAAATCTGATAATAATACTGAAGTTAAGTCTAAATTTATAAATGATGGTAATCAACTTTCAGTGGGTTGGAGATATGGTGACGAAGAGATAAAAGTCGGCATTGATGCATCTAGTGGTAATGTATTATGGGTCATGGGTGTTTAGAAAAAAAGGGCTCATGTCCCTTCTTTTGTTGGATCCCCTTCCACCCAAAGTGGGTGCTTTCGAATCTCATCTCGAATCTCTGGTGTTGAGTGAAAGTTACTGCGGGTAATTTTCGAGGTCGTACTGCGCTTCGGCATCTCCCACTTCAGCGACTTTACGGGTGGCGTACGAAAAGCCGGTAAAGATCCCGTTCCGGATTTTCTTCAGAAAGTTCTTTAGGCTAAACATAATAAACCTCTTGATAAATTGTTGATTAGAACTCCCAATCATATAATTAGTATATAATTGTATTCCTTTCAAATTATTATATATATAGACGGATATAATATATAACAAGTAAGAATCTAAAATTAAATTTGAGAACAACAAGTAATAATAAACAATTTTAATGGATTAAATAATATGGCTAGAACGCAATCGGTAGTTAAAAAATTGTATAATGAGACTGTATCTGGTGATATTGTTTTGGATTCAGAAGCACTACCAGTTGACATTATTAGAGAATGTAATGACAAAAAGACACTTTGTGAACATGACGGATTTTATATGGCATTCTGTAAAGCAAAACATGAAGACCAGAAATGCGTTAGGATGATTTTTGCAATCAAAGAAGGAAATAAAGTAAAGAATATAAGTAAGATAATGGATATGATTAAAAATTTAGAATCAGTTTTTGTTTACATGGATCAGTGTTTGACAAGTAAAGAAAATGGATTCTCATATATTGATGCAATCAAGATGGCATAACAAAGGACATTAAAATGAATTTAGTTGAAGACGTAACAGAGGAAATTAAAAAGGAACCATCAAAGGAAGTTTCATTAGAGGATTTTCAAAAGTTGGTAGAATGTTTTAGAATAATCACTGAAACAAATTGTACTGATTGTGACATCGAGAAGGGGGTTATCAGACAACGAACGAATGATAGACATTCTCTATTACGAATGGACTTGACTCCAATTCTAGGAGATTTTAATTTAGGTATTGCATCCACTAAACAGAAAGTGGGTATAATGAGAATGTTTTCAGATTTTGAAGATTCGAAGAATATTCTAATAACTGATAAAGGTACATTCTTCAGATATAATGATCAACATTCAAAGATTGAAAGCACAAAGCCAGATAGAGCATTACTTGACAATCAATATATTTCAGATGAAAAATATAATGATTACACCAATATAGATTCGGATGAACTTCTATTATCTACTGAAATTGAATCTAATTTTAATAAAAAGATTAGTATTGTAGGTGAGCATATTGATTCAGATATGGTTATCATTTCAATGAATAAGCTAACTGCAACTATTGGATTAGAAGAAGCAAATAAAGAAAATAAAATAACAGTAGTTAAGGATATTCCTCTTAATCAGGAAGTTGAAAAGTCATCTTGTAGGGTTTTTATTCTACCATTCAAAATGGAAACAATTGGACCAATCAGTCTTAATATTTATAAACGAAAGAAGAATGTTGCGTTTTGTCAGTTCGATATGACACTAATAAACGGAATTACTTTCAATGTCTATATCTTAGCAAAAATAACTTATACCACGAAGTAATAATACATAGGAATACATTAGAATGAAATTCATTGTAGTATGGTTAGCAGGTATGATTATATCCCCAGAAGATAGATTAAATTGGAAGATTGAGTTTCAAGTAACAAAAACTGGATACACTGGAACTTCGTTTTTTAATACAGCGGGGATCGTGGGTCTCTTAATTAAAGGTGGTTTTAGAAGTTATGAATCTTGTACTATTACTAAGTTGAAAGGTTGAAAGAAGTAATTGGGAATACCCGAAATTAAACTAGTATGGAACATAATCTGTGATTATGATATACGACATACTGACTGACAATTTTATAATACAGCTAGAATTGATGGGAGGGTCCTGTAGTTGCAGAAAGCAACGAGTGAGATTTACCCCTATCTCATATGAACAGGTAATAGAAATAATGAATCATAAAAAACCATTTAAGGTAGTAGATCATCATAACCGAGAAGACGAATGAATATATCACAACTAATGAACTATTATCCCAAATACTCATATTTGGATCAGATAGTATCTTCATCTGGTAAAGACAAAATAACGCTCTTTATTGATTTAAAGAGTTGTATGCAATCTCTTTATCAGGAGTGGGCAGTTCGATATATCATAGATCAATCAAGAGGAACCCGTCAAGTGGATTGCTCTATGTTTGGATCTCTGTTAGAGTTTATCTCATGGCATAAAAACTATGCAAAAAAACGAGGATTGGGGATCTCCTTCTTCGTTTTTTTGGAGTCAGGAAAATCGGGTTACCATACAAACATAGAACCTCGGTATAAAGCAAATCGTAAACTAACAGATTTTTTTGGTCTTGATTCAGATACCAAAGAGCTGTTCTTTAATGTAATGGATAAAAACTACAATGTAATAGAAAAGGTATGCAATAAGCTTCCTGATGTTACTTGTATCAGGTTAAGGTATCTTGAAGCTGATTTTATTCCATGGTATACTGTCAAAAATTTAAATGTAATGGATGAAGATCAGGTTGGGGTTATATATTCAACTGACAAAGATATGTTACAATGTTTAGATGATGGGAAAATGTATCAATTTTATAGGCATTATAAAAATCATAAAATCTTATCTGGTAAAGATGTGTTTGATCATTACTTTAAAGATACGTTAGAGTGGAATTATGATCCTGAATATATTGCTTTAATATTAGCAATTGTTGGGGATACTGCCGATGGAATCGAAGGTATAAAGGGAATAGGGGATAAAACTATTAAAAAAGTTCTCCCTGAAATTATTGAATCATGTGGGTCTATGGAAGATATTTGCAAAAAGGTACTAAATAAAGAAAAACTATTTGAAAATCTCGGAACAAATAAAAATAAACCTCTAGAAAAAATTGCAGCAAATGAGGATATTGTAACCAGAAATTTGAAACTTACATCATATAGAATATTATCTGATCATGTATCTAATAGTATTGATTATGTAGAAAGAGTCAAAACGATAGGAGATACGGTATCCAACAAGCGGAAAATAGTTAACGGCGAAGTGCTAAACGAAGCACTATCAAAGTTAGGGTTGCATGGAATGATGTCAGAGGACGCAGTTTTTAATATCTTTTGAGAGATAACTAATGATAAGTTGGAGTTTTATAATTGAGCGCCTAAAGGAAGAGCTTGGCCTTCCTTTTCAAGTGTTAGAACGAAGCGATGAAGAGATAGAAGAGTATCTCAAAAAAAATACTGTAAAAAAATTCTCTAAGTTCTTTCCTACTAAATACAGAATTACTCTAGAAACTAGTGTATCAGATGTACAGGTACCAAATAGACAGAGTGAATTTTATGTAGTTGATCCGGACGATAGGACTATTTTAAGTATAATAGATTTCATACCAACATTTGGAACTAAACTTTTAACAGGACATCCAGTCATGGGAGCATTTAGTTATAATGCTATTCCTGAATATGCACTAGCTGTTAATGCTGCAAATACCACAGAATTATTTTCGATTTATAACTATACTCATGAATTTATGGCACCAAATATTATCCGCATCAGTCCTATATTCAATGGTCAAGCAGTTATTGAATATGAGAGATCAATTGATCCAGAGTTATCTGATATTCATCCTGAACTGGAAGATGATTTTACAGAATTATGTATCGCCATGTTTTTTCAACAAATAGGACGTATCAGACGGAGATATAGTAATATCAATACCCCATTTGGGGATATACAATTAAATGCCGAAGAAATCTTCTCGGAAGGAGAAACTAGGTATAATGAATTAATGGAAAAGTTTAACAATGGAACTATTCCTAACGTAATTTTTTCTAGAGGGTAATTTACTATGAGAATAAAAACCGGTACAGATTTATATAGACGACTGTTACAAAAAACACAGAATTAATAATATAAACATAAGGTAACTTATTATGCCAGACTTATCATATTCAAATCCTGCAAAACAACTTCCCGGTAGAAGACCAGGTGAAGTCGGAGGACCACCACTAGATAGACGTAACGCAAGAACTAGAGTGGGAAGTGGTGATTACAACAATCCACAACCTCCAGAAATGCAAGGAAATGGACTATCTACTAATCATGACAATGATGAAACTAATGTATTTGATGGAGTTAGTCCGAATGATTATGGAAAGACTGCAACAGTAGAAATACTAGTAAGTAGTACTGAGAGGAAAGTTAAAGGGGCGTATATGGGATTCGAATATTGGAATGGATCATCATGGGTGGCCACTACAGTGGAACCTAGATACGGTGGAGCGTTGTCAATGACATTTAATGTCGTATTAGCTTCGACTCCTAGATTATCATTTAGAACTAGAGGAATGGACAATATGACATTACCAACTGGAACATATTCATATATCATGAAACTAATAGTAGATGGTAAAACAAAAGCTGAAGATTCAGCAACATTTGATCATAGTGAAGTTTAAATACTAACAAAAATAAGGAATGAAAATGAGTAAATTATACGGATATATTGCAGAAGATATGATATTTCACGGATTTATTAATTATCAAATTTTAGTAAGACAATATAATGCCTAGTTATAAAAGAAAGCAATTTCAAGATGGAGATTCTGTTCGTCCGGGTGATATCCCTAACGAGGATCAATTAATACCGAAAGCTAATCTCTTTTGGTATGGAGCTAAAGATCTTATTGAGAGATTGAAAGCTCAGGGGATAATGACACCGAATAGATTACTAAAAACATATCCGTCACATGAGGAACATATACGTGATGTATATGGGACTTATATAGATGGGGTATCTAAAGGGAATGCCGTTCCCGTTTTTTTTAGTCGGATTCCTGAAACGTTAGATAACACAAGATCGTTTATAGAAAAGAATTCTCCAGTTAGGATTTTGATTCCTAAATTACTTAGGTCAAAAAAGAAATTTAAGATCCTAGCAGCAATGCCAAACAACCCTGACAAGTTAATCATTATAACAGAAGAACGATTAGCAAAGTTAACTATCAAAGAAGATGTATGGTATAAGTTTTTTGAAAGAAGTAAAGATCCTTATTTTAGGGATGTTCCACAAGCATTAATATTTAGTAGTGAAGGGATAATTCCTCCTTTTGCATGTAAAATTTTAAAAGTAGGAAAATGAACTCAAAATTTAAACAAGTGCCAAATATTTTAAATCGTAATAAGGATATCTTAAAACGAGGTGGGATTGGTGCTGCTGCAGGTGGTGTAAAGGCGGATTAAAAATATCCAATGCGAATGAACGAGTTCAACACTGGAAAGCCAAATTTAAATCCTCTCAATCTGATACCCAGAAAGAATTTGCTAAACAAAAATTAAAACATTGGATATCTGTTGCAAGAAAAAAGAGAATGTCTTCTATTAAATCTAAAGCAATTAATTCTGGAATTAGGGGAGCAGGAATTGATGGAGCAGCTGGAATAGTATCTCATCTTAGAGTAAGTTCTAAAATGAAAGATTATTTAAATACAACTTCTAATTTATAATTAACAAAACATGGACAATTTAATATGGCTAATGTAAAAGTAACAGTAACATCATCAACTACATTTTATAATGAAGTTATGGATGAAACAACTGTTGCAGCATATGTTGCAGCAGCAAACACGGCTGGATTTTTTGAAAATTCAGATTCTAATATTTTTATTCCATTTGCAAATGGATCAGTAGTTGTGAATGCAGAAGCATATGATCAAGCAGATAGAGAAGATGCAGGGAATTTCGGACCTGGTGTATAAAATTTTAAATTAAAAATGAAAATTATACAAGAGTTTTTAGATAGAGGTAACCATTTATATCATGCATCTAAGACTTCGGGTATTAAAGTTCTAGAGCCTTAATCTAATAAGGCTGAATATTGCGATTGTTGTAAACACTTCTTACTACAACAATAAACACTAACATTATTTATTATGTTTTAAATTACATATATGTTTTAAATTACATAAGGGAACCTATACATGAAACTTCCATCGAAACAGCATATAAGTATTACTGCTGTAATTAGTGTGTTAACTGCAATAATAGTATTCTTATCAACTCAAATATGGAACTATGGAGTTGAATGGAAAGCAGAAGTAGATATAGATAGGCAGAAACTAGTAATAATGGATTCACAAAAAACATATGTTGAAGCTCAAGCTAGAAAGATGCAAAATTTAGAAGAGAAGTTAAAGGAGATTGAAATCCAAACTAGTGTTATGGATAGATTGATAACAAAATATTTATTATCATCTAGTAGTGGAGTATCCCTCAATTCAACTACAGTTAGTGATGGGGCAGAATTTGAACCAGAAGAAGATTTGAAAATACTAGAAGAATTAAAACAATTTGAAATTAAAACGTTTGAAGACTATAAAGAAGATTTGATGTTTGATCATGAGCAGATGCAACAAATGCAACAACAAATGCTACCCCAGGAGACTAGAAAGTAAATATTACAATAAGAATAAATTAATGTATTAAAACAAAAGGAAGTTATAATGAGCCAGATACAGGAACTAGTAAACCAATGTCATGCTACCGCATTAGATAAAGGATTCTATGATAAAACAAATGAAATCATAGATGTGTTAGGTAGTCATAGTGAATTAGTAACGAATTACAAGAAGTCTGAAATTGCAAAAAGACTAATGTTGATTACTAGTGAATTGGGTGAAGGAATGGAGGCGGACAGAGATGATAATTACGGCTATGAAAAGAAAAGTTCATTTGAAGATGAAATGGCTGATGTGTTTATTAGACTATTCGATTTGTGTGGATGGATGGGTATCGACATTGATAGGCAAATTAAATGGAAAATGGGGCATAATAAAACTAGAGAAAAACTTCACGGGAAACAATATTAAAAATGATAATCTCTGAAATGTTCTATACTCTTCAAGGTGAAGGGTATTATTGTGGTGTTCCTTCTGTGTTCGTTAGGACCAGCGGATGCAATTTAAGGTGTTCTTGGTGCTTTTCAGAAAATACAGCAGTGGATACCCCAACTGGTGGAAAAAAAATAAAAGATTTAACTATAAATGATGAGGTTTTAACTATAAATCCAGAAACTAATGTATTATCTACTGATGTAGTTATGGATGTATTAACCAGGTCGGTAGATATAGAATCTATGATTTGTGTAAAAACTAAAACAAAGAAATTCTTTGTAACTAAAGATCATCCATTTAAAATAAAAGGAAAAGGGTTTATAGAAGCTCAAAACTTGAAAGAATCGGATACTATAATTTCAGCTACATCAAATCAATTAAATTCGTATAGGATGAAAAATAATAATCCTATGAAAATAGAAAAGAATTTAAAAAAAATGATTGAAACTACATCAAGAAGATTTAATTCTGGTGAAATAAAACCATATACACGGACAACTACTCAAAAACAAATCTGGAAAAAAAGGATGACAGAGAATAATCCTATGAAAAATCCAGAAACTGTTCTAAAACAATGCCAGAATACATTTAGAGGGAAAAGTAAATTAGAAGGACGGTTTGAAAAGTTTTTCGAAATTAATAATTTTCCAGTTAAATATACAGGTAATAATAAAAAAGTAGTTAGAAATAATAACAAATTGAGATTTCCTGATTTTTGTGTGGAAGATACATCAAAGGTTATTGAAATTTATGATTCTACTATGGGATATTTAAATCCTAATGGTAGAAAAAAAAGAGATAAAGAGTGGGAAGATAATACTATTTCTTATTATAATGAATCTGGTTATTCTTGTATGGTATTGAATGAAAAAGATTTGAAAGATAAAAATAAACTTAAAACTCATGTAAGTGAATTTATTTTTAATGGTGAAGATGTTGTAGGTGTATCTCCCTTGAATGATAAACAGAAATCATTATTATATGGGAATAAACATATTACTAAAGTTGATGTCTACAATTTAACAACTAAAACTAATACATTTTTAAGTCAGGGATGTTTGGTTCATAATTGTGATACACCATATTCATCTTGGTGGACAGAAGGAGACAACCAAAGCCCTCAAGATATTATAGACTTAACGGACCAGTGGCGTCATGTAAAACACTTTGTTGTTTCTGGTGGGGAGCCTACTATCCAAAAGGATCTTCCTGAGTTAATAACATTGTTAAAAGACTTGGGTCATATTGTAACGATAGAAACTAATGGGACTAAATTTGTAAAAGAAATGGATCCTCATTTATACAGTATAAGCCCAAAGACATCAAATAGCTATCCGATAGAAGGAGTAAAGACTCCTACTGGTAGTTGGGAAAAGGAATTGAGAATTCATACCCGTGGAAACAAATTAGATGCATTAACAGACTATATAAATAGTGGAATAGATTATCAAATAAAATTTGTAACCCAGAATGATGAAGATTTACAAGAAATAAAAGACATGATTGAAAAATATAGTATTCCTCATGATAGGGTATATTTAATGCCTGAAGGATTTACTAGAGAATTACAACAACAACGAACATCTGAAATTGCAGAGTTATGTAAGGCAGAAGGATTTATTTTTTGTCCTAGAATCCATATAGATATATGGGGGGACAAACGAGGAGTTTAGAAAAAAAGGGAGATGGGAGTCTCTGAATGCCCATCTCCACTTCTTACAAATTGTATCCCTAAGACACCCGAGTAATTATCAGAATAGTGACAACAACAAATAAATATCACTATTCTAATACATATCCGCTCAGGAGATAGAATCCTAAAAAACTTCCGCCATCTAAGAGAATCTTCGAAACAATGGCACAGACCAATGTATTACATTGTAACAATACCTATCTCTAAGATGACGGAAATAGAATGCAAGAGTCAAGAACCGAGACGATGATTAATGCGTCCCTTAAAGTTCCGTTCTCTTGCAAATTCAAATCTATTGCAAATTCAAAATTCAAAAAGTTTAAATTTCTTTGAAAAGTATCTTTCTTTCAACTTTCCTGCTTGGTATGCACTTGCACCCGTAGCAATCAAGATTATAGTGAATCTTAATACTAATACAGTCATAAAATACCACATTGGTAGTTGAAGCTCACTCATCATAAGTTAATATATATAATAAAAAATTGTTATCCAAACCACGAAAAATGAAACCAATAATATACTTATCGGCAACTGTAACGGAATTTGAATATAGAAAAAAATGTATACATGACTATTCAGATGATTTCGTATTTATAGACCCTATACACAATACTTCAAAGATAGTTTTACTTAAAGATGATTTTCAAGGAATAGTAGATCGATCTGTCAGAGCTTCCGATACGCAAGTTATAGAAATTGTAGAGAAAGATAAAAATGATATTTTAAGTTCAGACTATATGGTTGTATATATAAATACTCCAACATTTGGAACAATAATGGAGATACTATACGCATATGAATATGATATACCTGTATACGGTATAAATCCAAATGGAAAATATATAAACGATATTTGGTTTAGATATCATGTGCAGAACATATATGAATCTGTCGATGAATGTTATAATGCTATTAAATTATTGGGGTATCCGCAATTATGAAAGAAGTTGTTGCAATTACAGGAAAGGCGAGAGCAGGAAAAGATACCATAGGCAATTTCTTAGTAAATAATTATGGATTCATTAAGTATTCTTTTGCTGATGCTATACGGGAAATAGTTAAAACTGCATTTGTTTTATCTGATTCCGAAGTTAGATCTGAAACATTAAAGGAAGCACCATTAGCTGATTTTCCAGAATGGTCAGTTAGAAAATTATTACAAGTCATTGGCACTGACTTATTCAGAAAATATATACATGAAGATATATGGGTATATAATGTTGCCAAGAGAATTGAAAAAAATGATAACTCTAGAGTAGTTATAACAGATGTTCGATTTCCAAATGAGCTAGATGTATTAGATACCATTCCTAATGCAAGAGTAACTACTATTAAAGTTACTAGACATGGAAGAGATGGGGATGTAGGTCTTACTGGGCATGAATCTGAATCATATGATTTACCTACAAAATATTCTATTTCAAATAATGTATCTATAGAGTCTCTACATACTAGAATTAATCATATTATACAAGACATCAAATTGCATATTTAGGAATAAATAAAAAGGAGGTTATACATGAATGAACACGTATTATTATATACGCCAGGAATTGATACATTATTGGTGGAAGATTATCTTACTAGAAAAGGAATCACTCCAGAAAAAGTTTACTATGACATTAAAAGTAAATACTCTAATCAAGAACTAGAAATGTTAGATTCTAGAAACAACGTAATTATTGATTCTAGTTTCAATTTTGCTGACATTGAAGATGAATGGGCATATATTCCTAATCGAAATTTACATTTTGCTTTACATGCGTCAGCAACATATGGTAATACTGTATGGGTAGGAGGAACCCAATCGGATAGAGTATCTGATAATAACAAAGAGATATTCTCCGATTTAGGTGTAGTAATAAACAAATCTCTACCAGGTCAGAAAGATATTAGATCTCCGTTTTGGGATAGATGGAAGAGTGAAATTGTAGCGGAATGGATTGCATTAAAGGGGGATCCGGTGACATTGTTAACTGATACGTTTTCTTGTTATTTTCCCAAATCGACATCCACTGAACATCATGGTCTTTATATTAATGCAAATGTAAATAATTCTCTGTCATTTGAAACTTATGAATGCTTACAATGCAGAGCATGTTTTAGAAAAAGCGTAATTCTATTTGTAGCAGGAATTAGTAGAAAACATAGTAATGACCAATTAATGACATGTAAAAATGAATTTATGAAAAATGAGTCCATTCATGGAACTCCAAGATATTTAGCTACTTTAAACTATATCAATTACAATACACAATGAAAAAAATATCACCTTATGCTATTCTTTCTAAATGGCTTCATGACGGATCTATGGAGTCCGAAATACCTAAACAGTTAGTAGATGACAAGAGTATAGGGTGTCATTATGTATTATATTATTTTCAAGATAGTCCTTATATTCAATATATTTCAAATACCTTTAATAATTATGAAATATTTAAATTAGATAGGCTTGAGATATTTAAGTTTATTAAACAGACGATAAGATTATGTCATCATAAACCAAGATTCATTTCTAGAGTAAACGCACAAAAAACAAAGTTTGAACAGCTTATGTTTAGAAGACATCCTTATTTGAAAAGGATGGAAATTAGAAGATTGTGTGAAGTTATTGATAGCTCTGAAAATAAAGATCTTATCTATGAATCATTAGGTTTAACAGTTACTAAGAAGTCTAAGATGACAAAGAAAGAAAAGGAAGGATTTAAATCAAAACCAGTAGAAGCAGTTCCATCTGACGCTATTTCATTAGATGTGTTTCTTTTGGATTTTGGTATTGAGGAAATTTAATTATGGAAGATGAAAAGACATATTATAATCAAAACCTAATATCTATTTTTGATAGTAGGATTTCAAACAACGAAGTAAAGGTTCAGGCACATTGTAGTGAAAATGAATACGGATTAGTTAATCCAATTATACAATTTTCAGTTAATGATTATAAAAATAGATCATTGAATTCAATATACATGCCGTTCCATGTACTAATGGAATTTATAACTCAATGTAAGAAAGTTATAACTTCTGCAAAACAATTTCAAGATGAGATAGCAAAAGATTCAAATTTTAAAAAGGCATTTTTGGTATCTAACAAGAAAGAACTTAAAGTCACAGTATGTAATAAAATAGAATTTAGTGGGATGTGTTTTAGAGTTGCAGTATCATTAAAAGAAGGTTCTAATAATGAAGCTGAATGTTCATTTATAACTCTATATGAACTAGTGTCTATCTTTAAAGTTATGAGTGATTTCTGTGATAACTATTCTGTGTATGTTAATTTATTCAGCCAACGATCAAGTAATGATAAAATGCTTAATGAATTAACTGACGTAAAATCTCTTTTACGAAGACTAACTCAGAAATCACAAGAGCAACCTACTCCAGTGATAACTGAATCTAAAAATTTTGTATTGAATGATCTAATATGTTCAGTATGTGGATCACCACAGAAGATATCACCAACTGGGCCTATTTGTGATAATAACCACAATGGAGCAATGGGGATAACTAAAGAGGAATGGGAAGATGAAAATGAAAATGATGACATGGATGATTATCTTAATACTAATCTCGATACGATTGAATTAGATTCTGATATTCAAGAAACCATTGATCATGTTCCACGTGTCCCCGAGATCATTCAGCCATCACAAACATCATTTTTCACAGATGTTATATTAGACAAATCTACTGAAAATCTAGAGAACATGATAAACAGTTCTATATCGTCCACTACTTTACTTCATTCAATAGTTAAAGTAATGAATACTAAAGCAGGAAAGGACGAAATGGATATAGAACATTTCTTTCCAGGTTGTTCAAATCAAGACTATTGGTTGATGAATTACTCTAGCACAAGATTAGTAAAGCATTTCATCAATTTACACCTTAACAACAATAAAACTCTACCAAAATCAACTTCACCGTTGAGATATAAACGAGCCGAAGGAACAGAGGTTCCTGAGTTGAATCTTTGTATCATGTATGAGCTTCTTATGTATTTCACAGTTTATTCAACTGTTAGAAATCAGTTACAAGAAGAGGATGCGAATTCTACTAACAATAAAGGTGTAATATGTTTTGCATTGAAATCAATTCTGGCCCCAATGATTTTTTCTATTTTTGATTTGATTCCAAATCAAGAAATACTAATTTCTAGAGTATCTGAGCGATTCTTTAAGTGTAAAGACGAAGGAGTATTCGATCACCTATTCGATCACATAAAATCAATATACGGAAAGGAAGTTACTATATCATCTGAAACCATATCAACAACAATGTCCACATTATCAACTGCAATAAAGAAGCATCCTGATATGTTCTGGATTCCTAATTATTTTGAACAGAGAGTCAAAGATGGTTCAGTATTAATCAGACATGATATATTTGACGATGTTGAATTAACCGAAGATAAAGTGAATAAGATTTTATTATTGGAATCTAATTTCAAAAGAGGAGGTTTTATAGATGTAGATAATTTAAAGGAAAAACATAAAATTAATAATTTTAATGATATTCCTGAAAAAATTCTTAAATTAGTTGGTGTGGAATCCTCAACTTTTAATACAGCTAATTTAACTAGATACGTTAATGAGGAGATGGAAGAAGATACATATTTATCCGAAGCACTGAAGATTTGTGAACATATTAATGAGAGCTACCAAGATCTTAAAGATGGAAAATTTGACTTTTCTAATCTTCCAAGAAACGTATTGGTCTCATTTTGTATATGGGATATGAAAGCTGATAAAAAATTATCACTTAATTATGCTTACCTAAAGAAGAAAATAGAAGAATCTTCATTAGATAAGGACTCTGCACAAGCTATACTATCAAATATTGTAAGAAAATCTAAGGAATATATTGATTTAGTTGGAAGCCTCAACCTAGAGTAATCAGAAGGAAATATATAATGTTAACACTTGGAAGTAAAGTAAATAGATCATACGGAATGCGACTTCCATTTCAAGGAGATTATGTTGATATAAATGTATTTTTCAATAAAACAAATACATTTATTGGGTTTAACCCTGACAAGAAATTAAACGACATGTCGAGAAATGGAAAAGTTAAAATTCAATTTTTTAGAGATTTGAGTCAATCAGATTTCGCTACAACATTTTTAGATCTACAAGATTTTAAAGGACCAAATCTTGATATAAGATGTCAGTTTTCAAATATTATATCTAATCATAAAGATAAGATTCAATATTTATCAAACGAATCAATTAAATTAGCTAAAGTAACAACCAACAGTGGAACGTTTAAGAGCTGCTTATACGTGTATAGTTTTTCATTTTCAGATTATGAAGGTGACTTTATTTATGTATTAGCAGAACGTCAGCACATTGACGTAGCAATGGGGAAGAAATTAGTAAGGACAGGAGCGATCCAAATTGGAACCATAGAATGTTTAGACAACATGACAAATATGGTTCAATATTATAATGGTGGCGAATCCAAAGATTTTGAAACTAAAGGTGAAGAAATAGATTCTATTTCGGATTTACTTGAAGGTGAACCAATAGAGGCTAGAAAAATATAAACATGGCAATAACAAAACCCGAAACACACCAGCACTTTTACATAAATAATTGCTTTGGTTCCTTTTTTAGAGGAGTCTTGAATTATTTTGGAGAAGTATTTTATGATAGATTTGAATACAAAGTATTAGGAAGCTATGATAAAAGTGTAGAATTCTTTAATAAAAAGAAACAACTTGGTAGTGAGGTCGATACGAATCTGTTGCCTAGTATAACATTAGATCCAACATATGATTTTCAACCAGCAGAAGTCGGTGGCTTATTCTTTTGGCAATCCCAAAACTTTGCACCCGGTCAAGCTAGAATGTTATTTGATTCATATGAAGGCTTTGAAGATCAGAGTTTAGAAATAACTCCCATATTCAGTAAGTACCAAGGAAATTTTGAACTTATATTTTGGGTTAATTCGGTATATGAGTTATTAGATATTAGAACATATCTATTTCAATGGTCTGGCGGATATAGAAGAAAATTGAGACCAGAATTGTTTGAATCATTTATAGTTCTTCCTGAAGGATTAACTGATTTCAAATATAAAGATATTGATGATAATGATGTAGCAATTGACTTTGATAAATCTGATTTACTTATCAAAAAAATAACTAATGTAAATCAAGATAGAAGTACAATGCCTGTGTTATTGAGTCCTATGTTTTGGTTTGATAATATTGCTGATGCATCTAATAAATATGGCGGGGATGGCATAGCAGAATATAAATTATCTGTATCCGTTTCATTTGAAATAGATATTCCTACATACGTGGTTGTAACGCCATATATGGGGCTAGAAAAATTAAATCTATCCTTTTCAATGGATGCGGTATATAGTAGATATGGTCCATCGCCACAATATGACGAGACAAGTGGGAAATATATTAAGGATTCGGAAGGAAATATACCAAAAATGTATTCTAGTCATGAAATAGCAGATGAACCACCTAAAAACAATCAGTTTTCACAACGTGCATATTATTCGTTTACTGCATCAGATGAAGTAATTACCGCTTTGCCATTTGAAATAGATAATCCATTTGATGTATCTAATGATGAAACTAAAATTATAGTGGTGTCATATTCTGGCCAATTGGTATATGGTCAAGACTGGACCTTCAATGATGACAAGTCAAAAATTTTAGTACAAGTATCACCTGTCGATGGAGAGTTAGTAGAGTTTTATTTATACTCATAATAAGATTGTTTTTTCAATAATTGGAATAACAATAAAGGAAATTATATTTTAACGAGGAACTTTTATGGCGGCATCGTCTTACGTTATAGCTGGAGTTGATACATTCGTGCAACTATTCAGTAAATTCTTAGACGCATCTAATGATGAGTTTTTGAGTAATCCCCTATTCGCATCATTTCTAGCTGATACGGTTAACAAGTATCTGTTTAGTTATGGTACAGGGATAAATTATAAAACCAAAAAACTATCTAAGAAACACGATCAACGCTTTCTCAAAGTTGTAAATAAAGTCAGATCATCTGAATTTATGAAGGACACAAAATTATTTTGGGACTCAGGTGGATTCCAAGTAGCTCAAGGTGGAGTTAGAACAGAAGATATGCCTACATTCATGGACAATTATTGTAACATGATCTGTGAGCACAATGATAAATTTGAACAAGCATTCATTTTAGATCTTCCACCGGGACCAGGATCAACAGAAATATTTGATAGCTACAAACAAATTGAAGATATCAATCGAATATCCTATAATAAATTTAGAACGGATATACCTGATGATATTAGGAAGAAGATTATTTACATTCATCATTTCAGAACACCTTCTCTATATAAAACATGGAATAAGTTTCTATTTGACGAGAACTTAGGGGAAGGCTATGAGTATTTTGGCACAGGGGGAATTGTAGCCAATTTAGCATCGGATGTGTTGATTCCTATAATCATATACACCATACCACTAAGTACGGTCTTGAGCTATGTTAAACAGAGAGGAATTAAAAAATTCAAGTTTCATGTATTGGGTGGGGCAAACTATGTTGATATCTTTTACCATCAATTATTCACTTATCATATAAAGCAGATTCATGACATAGAAGTAGAGATCACATATGACTCTTCTGCTATTTTCAAAGCTCTTGCTATAGGTAGATATATCAATGTGGTCAATGCAGATAAAAAACTTGTTAAGATGGATATACGGTCTGCAAACTTGCCTATGAGATTGACATTTGGAGACGGAACAGTTGAAGATACAGTATTTAAGTTGGTGAATAAGATAGCAGTTAAATATGGATTCAAGCCTCTGGATAAAATAAATAATCCTATTTATAATTTAGAGACTGGTACTTTAGGTAAAGAGAATCATATGTATTTGATGTGTTATGTATTAAATATATTTAAGACCATAGAAGAAGTATCTAAACAATTTGTAGAACGCATATATCCGATATATGCAGCATCAAATAAAACAGAATTAGTTCCCGATTCATCTATAACTGAATTTGATACAATATGTCAAGAATTCACTCAAAAGATCAATCAAGGAAAGAGAACCAAGAAGCAATTCAACAAGACATCATCAATTTTTAAATCATTACAGATACTAGAAAAATTAGATTTAGATATTAATGAACACTATGTTAAAAAGTATTTAAGTGGTGATGACGTATCCACATGGGGTGGTGGCGGCTCTATACTTTGGGAATGATAAATGCTTCTTTTGCAATCCCTTATGTATGTTTTAGAATAAATTATTAAAAAGGAGTTTATACACATTGCCTGCACAATCAAGATTAGGAGATATGGGAGTTGGGATTTGTTGCTGTCATTCAGACCCCACATGTATAGGTATGGTCGGTATTCTTATAACCGGATCACCAAATCATAACACCAATTCTCTTGCAACCGCAAGAAAATATGATATTATGTTAGGATTTTGTGGTCATATAGGACAGATGATAACAAGTTCAAATACAGCAGAAGTTAACAACAAAGGAATGGTAAGAATAGGGGATCAATTTACTGGATGCTTTAGGGGTGTTGTAGTAAGTGGATCACCAAATACAACAACAGGAAATTAATTTATGGTAACATTAGAATCGTTTTTAGCAACATCAATTACAGATCAAGTATCAGTTGCAGAAAATCTCGTCAATATAAACGCTGAGATAACTGATTTAACTGGAACAAGAACAGAAGTATTAAATAGAATAATGACCCCATCGGAAGCAGTCGTTGATACATTTATAACTGCTAAGTTTACTGAGTTACAGACGGTAGGGGGTTATGATGAATTTAGAATTACTAAAGGTTCTGAATACAATGTAATTCCTGCAATACCGGTAAGTTTATCAACACCTGGAGCATACCCAACAAGTAATCTTAGTGATTGGATGGTTGAAGCAAAACATACAGTAGACGACGAATGGACAAATCTTTATGATTACACTAACGCGGTTACAGATGTTATAACATCTGTTATAAATGCAAATGAAGAGTTCGTATATGCATATGATTTATTAGCACAGAAGCCGATAAATTTAGATGGCACATATGGTATAAATGAAAGAATAGCAAATTTTAATAGAGTTCTAACGATTTTCCAAGCGGATGAAGATAAGTTAGAAGATACTGAAGTTATTGTACAAAGAGTATTAGACACCGAGGGAAGTTAATGTTAACTGATCAAATTTTAAATATCATATGTATCGCATGTACATGTGAGAGTAAAAACTTTAACACTGAAATTGGTAGAAACTGCAGTGGGATATTAAAGTTTTATGATAATGATAGGGACGAAGAAATACCTCAAATTTCTTCTCTGAAATATCAATTTGCAAAAACTGCTGCGAAATTGAAACAGGATGGGTTAACAGTTGATACTATATTAGATAGTATTAAAAGCACAAGAAAATTTGATTCATTATCTAGTTATATTTCTATACTTGAACAAAGAGATACAACTAATTTAGAAGCACAAAAGATTTGTGAAGCAATCAAGAAAAAGAAAATGTTTTTATCTTCTATGCATAATTTTGGGGATTTAAGAAATTTTGTGGAAACATATGAAACTGATGGGTTTAATAGTACACATGACGCAATGGATAATTACGGCAAAGTCATAACTGATATGTATTCTACATATAGTACAGAGAAGAGGAATGAAAATGTATCATCCCTTAGATCATTAGATTTTAGATCAGATGGATATGAAAATGTATTTGGCCAGATTAAAGAAAATTACTCACAGAAAAATTCAGTCCCATCTGGCTTTGGTCAAATGGACAGATGTATGAACAATGGGTTTGAACCAGGAAGATTATATATCTTTGGGGGTATTCCTAATGATGGAAAGTCAACACTATTGATGAACTTTTGTAAAAACGCAATGTCAACCAGACGAAGAACTTCAGATGAAATTGATATCTATGTGTATATTACGTTAGAAAACTTTATAGATGAAAGTTTCCTTAGATTGTATAGTTCACTTAGAGGAACTCCCATCAAAAAGATATTAGCGAATTATGATGATGAAAAATCAAATTGTGTATCTATATTCAAAGATATACAAGAAACAAACAATACCTGCTTGGATATGGCATATTTTCCACCAGCTAGTATTGCTGTTCCTGATATAACAATGTATCTAAAAGAAGTAGAAGAACGATATGAAGGAAAAGCAAAGATTCGTTGTCTGTATATTGATTATCTTGATTTATTGAGATCAGGAAAAACATTTGATATGCACCGTTTGGAATTAGGACAAGTTACTATTGATTTAAAAGTATTAGCATCAGCTATGCAAATACCAGTTGTTACATTGACTCAGTTGAATAGAGCTGCTTATAACAAGAAAGAAGGTCTTGGACTTGATATGGTAGGAGAATCAATTAAGAAGGTTGAACACGCTGACTTTTTTGGACTTATTCGACATGAAGAAGATCCTAAAGATGTATATCAACAAAATGCAACTGGGAATGGAACAATGAATATTCATATTGGTAAAAACAGAAGTGGTCCTAAAAATAAAACAATTTCATTGAGAACTGATTTTTCTACTTATTCGATCATAGATATGGACCGAAAAGATACTATGGAATTTGAAGATGTTGATGTAGATGCAAGCGATAACATTTTGTAAAATCTTGTGAATAAAGGGTAAAATATAAACCCCCTATATAATATTATTAGGAGTAATAAAGACAACTATGAGTAAAAATAAAAACGCAAAAATAAAGAATCCTTACCTGCAAATGGTGAAGGAAAGTTTGGTACAGATAGATAAGACCACGGTTCACAAAGGCCCAGTCGAAAATCTTATATCATTTACAGGAAAAGGCGAACTTGAAACAAGCAAGCCGGTAAAGGATGTTGTTAGTATTTTAGAAAGAATGTATGCTTTAGAAGAAATGGATGAGCCAACCGTCGCTGCAGGGCAAGGTCCTGGTGATGCGGATCCAGAGAACTCGGAAGCTGAAGAACAAGACCTAGCTGATATTGCTAATGTAGGAATAGGTAATAAGCCAAATGGTTCGCAACCAGAAGGATTCAATGCAAATGCAGTGGATTCTGATGATTCCACTTCTGATAGTAGAGAAGCATCAGAAAAGTTCAAAGAAGAAGCAATTGAACTATTCGAAATGGATGCTCTTCCGGATGTAGAAACTGGGGACAATATAGCCCAAGGAAATGCACCTGGGGATACTTTAGGAGATGAACAAGACGAACTTGATTATGATGAGGATGAGGATGATGATACTTCAATGAAAAATGAAGGAGCAGATCCTGTTCTTCCTACCGCAGATGATAGTGATGATGACGATGACGATGATGATAAAGATGATGATAAAGATGATGATGATGATGATGATGATGTTGATCTTGAATCTCTAGAAGAAGAAGGATTCGACTTTGAACCAACTCTTGAAGAAATGGAACTTTTTGAGACGGATGATGATAAAGATGATGACGATGATGATGACGACGATGACGATGATGATGACGATGATAATGATGATGATGATGATGATGATAAAGATGATAATGATGATGATGATATTCTTGAATCTCTCGAAGGAGAAGATAAAGATGACGATGATGACGATGAAGATAAAGAAGAAGATAAAGAAGATGACGGTGATGATCAGGTAGATCTAAAGGTACCTGCCATTGACACTGACACTGATGATGATGATGATGATGTGAATGAAATGGATTATGAGATGGATTATGAGATGGGTGATGCAGATGATGATGATGAAGCAAACCTAGATTCAGAACCATCTAAATTAGAAGATGAAACTGGAATGGAAGAAGAACCTGTAGGTACTACAGAATTAGACCTTCCAACTGGTGAAGATGAAGATGATGATGATGAAATTCCAGGCGATGACGATGATGACGATGATGAACCAACTCTCGGAGAAGATATCTATGAAGATGTTTTAGGTGAGATGGATGAAGATAACGCTGCTGATATTGAAGGTCCTGATGGTAAGGAATTACCAGATGAAGAAATTAATGAAGACGAAGCAGGGCCAGCGTCTCTAGAAAACGTTATCATTGCAAGAAAAGAAATTGAAGAAAGTATTGTTGATCGTTTAATTAGAGAAATGGAAAGTTTCTCTGATGATGCAGAAAGATTATCTGAATCTACTGATGATCTTGATGATCTCGAATTCGGTGACATGTTCAACGACTAAGGGATATTAAATAAAAAAATAAGAAAGAGTTTAATAGATTCTTTCTTATTTTTTAAGGAAGTTAAATCCATAATACTTGGAATTTAAGAACAAAAAAATAAATGGAACTACAATTGAATCTATATACTGGAGTAGGAAATGTCAGAACGGAAATTGATTTTATATCAAGTAAATTCTAGTAAACCCATTGTCATAACTGATAATGAACAGGTTAAAACTAAAATTGAAGACATATTAGTCATCATAAGAAATGCCTTAAAATCCCCGACAAATAGTTTATTTGAATTAATAAATCAAAAAGATTATTTAGGATTTAAGACTCAAGAAATAGCAGGATTCATGTTATCATCTGACAGTATGTTATCTGTTGATCTTCAAATGGATGACACTTCTAAAATCGAAGTTACACCTATACAAGAAGAATCCGCAAAGCAGGATGACTATCAAACTGAATTGGTAATTGAAGATGTTGACTGAACTTCTTATTCTTGTATGTCTCATATTGATATACTACCAAGTAGCAACCTTTCTTAGTAGAAAGGATAGACGTGATTTGATTATTAATAATAAATCATATTATGATATTATTGATAAAATATTAGATACTGCATATGAAAGTATATATAAGGATCAAATAGTTCCATATTCTACATCTGGAATGACGCCCAATGATGACCAGTTGGAAACAACTAAACGTAACTGTGTAAAATTATTTATTCAATTATGTGGACCTTCAATACATGAAGATTTAATAAATTTCTATGGATCAGAAACAAGTATAGTCGAAACTATACTTTTGAAGATGCAAGAAAAAATGGATAGTGACGAAATTCTGGACTTAGCTAGACGTATGAAAAACAATGAAGACAATCCCGAAACTCCAGCTCTTATAAAGGATACTGAATAATAATGGCCGATGCAAGCGTAACAAAACTATACAATATACTAAAGAATAGGATTGTTGGAACTAGGACTTCGGATGTCGATACCCAAATAGATACAGCTTTACAGTCTATCAAAAAGGTAAGTCAACAACAATCTACTAATTCGTACATGGATGTGTTTAAGGATTTAGTACATAAGGTAGGTGGTCCTGAGACAGATGATTTTCTAAAAGATATGGATCAATCTACTGGTATTGACACTTATCAGCAAGGTGAAAGAATTTCACGTTATCACGAATATGAAGCAATTGTTTCTAATATATCCTATTGTAAAAGAGCGTTAAAGGTTTTAGTTGATAATATTTTATCTCCTGATGATATTACAAAAAGATCTTTACAAATAATAGTCGATGAAGAACTTTCAGACACTAATAAAGTAAGTGAAAATGATTCAATTGCAATTTCCAGATTACATGAAATTAGACGTGAAACTAAAATAGAGAAGCATTTAGAGTTTCTTACTTCTGTAACTATGAAAAAGGGAGACTTCTTTATAGAGCTTACCCATTCCCCTAAAGGTGAAAATGCGTTTTCTGTTGTTACTGAAGGTGTAGACAGCACAGATGATGCAGATTCTCTTGTTCAATTTGGGGTTGTAGATGTACCAGAATCAAAAAATGATGGAGATGTACCATTAAATTCTAGTAAAATCATTTTATATGAATATTCACCACCTGGAAGTTTGGGGGGAGCATTAGGTGGTCGTCCTCCAATTGTAACAGGAGCTGCGTCAGATGGAGCATTTAGATCAACTTCTAAAAAGGCCAGTACTACATCTAGATCGAAATCTCCTCAACAGGTGAACACTGAAGAACCAGAAGAAAAATTCAAGAAGAAGAAAAAGTTTACTGCTACACATGATGAAACTTTAGGCAACAATAAACTAGCAGAACTTAAAGATATATTTATTGCATTTCATGATCCCAAATATGTAATACGGTTAGAAACTGAAAGATTTAGAATATGTTTAGGGTATCTTGTTTTCCCTAAAGTTGATATGTCCGGAATGCAAATCGGAACATATTCTGCTCAATCGTCAGATGTTGATACTATCTGTGCTAACATTGTAAAACAATTACAAGATAGAATGTCATCAGGACGAGATGTACTGTCCTCTAATGGTGATCTCAGAGATGTTGTATCTGGTTACTTGAAAGTCATTAAAGATAATGAAGATTTAAAAGTTAGATATGTTCCCCCCCACATGATGTCCCATTGGAGGATGAATGCTGATAAATTTGATCCTTATGGTGAAAGTATATTTGACAGTGTTAAGTTTGATTGCAAGCTTCTCATGGCTTTAAAAACTGCTGTAACTATTAAGCGTCTAACTAGTGCAACAGATAAACGTGTTATTTCAGTAGAAACAGGTCTTCCTCGAAATGCCAAAAATTTAGTTGAAATGGTCAGAGAAGGATTGAGAAAGAGAAAGATATCTGTTGATAACTTTGGGAGTGTTGATACTATTCCATCTCATATTACAACATTTGAAGATATTTATATTCCTATGAGGGATGGAAAGAAATTTGTAGAATTTGAGAATATTCAATTTGGACCAGATCCCCAACAGGATATTGAGCCTTTAAAATTTATGAGAGATAATATTGTAGGAAATCTACATGTTCCTGCGCCATTCTTAGGGATAGAGGAAAACACCTCTAATAGAGCATTATTGACAGTTGAAAATATAATGTTCGCACGAACTATAATTTCTTACCAACGAGAGTTTTCAGAGTTACTTAAAGATCTATTTCAAAAAATCTATACATTAGTATATACGGATGTAGAAATGATTGATGGTATCAAAATCACATTTCCCCCACCAAAGGCTAGTCCATATGAACACCAAATGGAATACTTAGAGCAGGCTCAGAGAATTATTGAATCTTTAGCTACATTAGGTGTATCTAAAACATGGGCCAAAAAGAAGTATTTACCTGATTTCCCATGGGATGAAATTGATAAAGCAACTGCTTCAGATAGAACCAGAGAAGCAATTAATGTAGAAAAATCTGAAGATGGAGGAATGGGTGGCGGGTTTGGTGGTGGCTATTAATCTTTAGAAAAAAAGACCCAAGGTCTCTTTTTAATTTAACGAGTGGATGTTCAACTGGTTTAGAATCTTGTTATGGATTAGCCAATCAATTTGGCTGTTTGATAACCAGTATAGAATCCCCTGGTCAACGGTCGTTATTCGATTTGGTATTTCTGTGATAATTATTGACCCGGCTGAATTGAACGTTAGGAATGAAACTCCATTTGATTTGCAAATGAATCCCAAATTAGTAACCTCCACAAACTCATCGATACTTTCACCAATGATTTCAACCTTCATGGCAACTCCTGTTTTGGAAATTGAGGTTCAATTGCTATTTCTTATAAATTAATATATATAGACAAATATTCTATATTAATAACTTGTTAAAGAACAAAATTTAAAGACAATAAATGAAAAATTTCTTAACGCGATCTAATGAACTAAAAGAACATTACTATCTAGACTCTTTGCATGAGGCAGATGATGAAGCAGGAGAAGAAGTCGAAGAAGCTCCTCCTGAAGAAGAAGAAGTCCCGGAAGGAGAGCAAATGCAACCTGAGGTAGGGGCAGAAGGAGAAGCTATTCCTGGAGAAGAAGGAACGATGGATCCAGGAATGGGCGGAGATCCTGCTATGGGTGGTGGCGGTTTTGGTGAAATGTCAGGGGAAGAAATTAAAACGCCATCTGAATTGGGTAGAATCTATGAACTTAACAAGATATATGATCGTTTATATTTGATAAATAAGTTTCTAGAGAATAATCCAGATCATAAATTAATAAAACTTAGAAAGATGGTGGGTGAATCATTCTCAATATTCAGACTAGTATTAAATAATTTACCTAGTTTTAAAGATAAAATTGATGAAGTAATTTTGGTATACTATCAATTTATATCAAGTGTAGTATTAATGTTAGAAAAATACATGAAAAAGAAATCAAGTAAACAAAAAGAATAGGAAAAACACAGGCATATCATTATGGTTAGATCAATACAAGAAAGTGCTGTTTTTTCTCAACCTGAAAAAATTAAAAAATATACTGACGGCAAAGTCGTATTTGAAACATATCTTCAAGAAGCTGAAGAGCAAAATCAGAATAAGAGAGTTTATCCTAAAAATGTATTAGATGAAGGATTAAATCGAATATCTGAAAAAGTAGCAAGTAGAAGCTTCTTAGGGGAATTGGATCATCCAATTTCTAAAGATCAAGTTCGCCAAACTACAGTATTATATTCTCAAGTAAGTCATATTATTAGAGAAGCTGGTTGGGAAGGGAACTTATTGAAGGGCGTGTTAGAAACAACTCCTTATACGTCTAATGGAAAAGCTCTATCTGGCTTAATATTGGATAAAGTTAATGTTGGTTTCTCTCTCAGAGGATTAGCTGATGTTCAAGACAATGGAAAGAATCAAATGGTGATGTCGCCATTGATTATGATTGCATATGATGCAGTTAGTGAACCATCCAATGTAAAGGCTACAATCCAAGAAGTTCGTAACGAACAATTAATTCAAGTTGTAAATGAGTCTAAAAACATGATTTGTACAAGTGATGGAAAATGTTTTCTTCCAGATTACTTTGATATGCTGATTGAAAAGAATATAATTAACTTAAGAAGGAAATACTGGCAATAAAGTTTAGCTAATGAATAATAATTTTATAATATGTAATTTTATATTAAATGAATCTTCATCTATTAAAGATTTTTTTAAAAATCTTGGTAGCGGAATAGCAATCTCTGCAAAAACTCAAGCATTTTTAGCTTATAATATTCCGAAAATTATCCTAAAAAATCTAAAATCCACAGAGAAATCTCCAAAGAAAACTTTAAATGAAATTAGTAAGTTATTAGATAAAGCTGCAAAAGATATCAAAAATAAAACTGATACCAAAACAAAGAATATTGTAGATATTGTAACAACTATAACACTTCTGGGATTTATTTCTGGTATTTTTTTCGCTATAAATGCGGCATATGTTAGAATGGCAATGAATAAATGGACGGAAAAAGCACTTCGAGATGATACTCTTGAAGATACTCCAGGTAGAGATACAATATTATATATAAATAAAATTTTAGTTTATTCTATGAATGTATTAATTGCCCCTGCATTAGAAGAATTATCTAGGAATATATATGCTCGCCAAGGAAAAAGTTTTTTATATGGCCATATATTGAATATATTAGAATTGTGGCAAGCATTTGGCACAAATAGAAGATTAATAGGAGGGAGTAGCATGAGTGTTATAAAAGGAAGAATTGCTCCTACTGCGGGCCATTATGTTTTCAGTGCTGTTCAAGATAAATTAACTAAGCAGGGTCATCCTAATCTTGGCTTTTTATGCGCTTTCATTTTACATGCATCTGGTAACTTTGTACAAGTCACTCGAGCTTTTAAGGATGGGGGAATAGTTGTAGCCTAAAACTATTTATTATCTAACAAACTAGAACAAAACATTAATAAAGATTAAATTATAAATTACTTTATGGAGAAGTAACAAAAAATGTTAACTAAAAAAGATCGCAAAGATTTAAGATGGGCAATGAAGGTTGCACTTCTTGAACAATCAAAGAAAATAGAAGACGCCGAAGCAAAACAGATAGTTGTTGAATTTGTAAAACATGAAGCCACTTATGAACAGCTTCTAAATCTCACATTCAACCCATTTGATAGCGAACAGGTATACGCCGAGAGTAGAGTATTAGAGAACGTTGCTATGGTTGGCATATACAATCTAAACTACGGCAAGAAGGCTTTAATGGAAGCCTACAATGCTACTGGTATTGATGGTATTACTGATGGTAACTTATCTGTATATCTAGAAGGTCTAGGTTTATCAAGGAAAGAACGGACTATAACCAAAGCAGCACATAAGGTAATGAAGTATGATCGTGTTGCTAAAAATTGGATGCAGTCTGTTAGAGAAGAATATGTGACAGCGTTTGACAAGAAGAAAGCTGGAGCAAGTCAAGGTCGTTTAAGAAAATTAGCTACTGCTGCAAAAAAGAACGCTGGAGACTTTACAACTAGATCTAAAGCCGCATTTAACAAGGCTCGGAAATCAACTGGAGAGCAGGCAGCAAAACTCAAAGTACGAGCATCGACGTATGCAACCAAATCGAAAGAATGGACCAAGAGAGCAGCAAAGTATACGAAGGATGCATCAATAGTTGGTGCAAAGAAAATTACTCCAAAAACCAAAAAGGGCAAAGTGGGTGCAGGTATAGGACTAGCAGCAACGGCTGCTGCTGGGTTATATGCATATAAAAAGAGAAAGAATAAAGGAGAAACTAAAACCGAATCAGCTTCCATAGTGGCAGAATGTTTTAGAAGAAATGGTTTAAACGCTTCATATTGGGAAAACGTTGTAACTTATTCCTAAAAAAATAAGTTCTATTTTTTTACTTCTCCAGTAACTTACCCGGAGGCTTGCATTAAAGTTGTGAGTCTTCGGGTTTTTTTGCGTAATAAAACAATTTAACAATAATCGAGATTAGATAAATGTCAGACGCGACAACATTACTTGAAGGAATATTAGAAGAAAAACTCTTTACAAAATCTAAAATGGACTTCTATTGGGAAGAACTTCCCGCTATAATGGAAGCACTCAAGAAAGCACAGAAGTTTGTAAACAAATATAAAGAAGCAGCTAAAAAACTAGATAAAGACGACGATAATATTGATGATGTAGTTATTGAAGTTCAGATTGTATCTAATTCTTTACTTAGAAATATATTAGATACAAGAAAAGAAAAAAAGCAAGGAAAATCTAAAAGTTTCGCTTTTTCTGGAGAAGTTAATGTTATGGATGCTAATAGAGTAGTTCCTGGGTTACTAAACCCTGATTACAGAATTGCAACAATTCCATATAAAGGTCATACTCCCAGCTAAACCCTATTTCAAAATATCTCTAAGATTTATATAAAGCACATTACATATCCGCATCTAAAACAAAGGTTTACATATGCAAATGAAATTAGATTCATTAAGTTATAAATTTGGAGAACAAATAAATAATCCCTTATTTATAGATACTATAAAAGATATACTATCCCAAGATCAATATGGACTTTTGAACTTAAGGGTCAAAAGAACATTGAATAAAAAATCTAAGAGATATCAATTACAGATCGATAAGATGATTGAAGTCAATCAAGCCGCAAAAACTAAAACTGATGAATTAAAAAAGAAGCTATTAGCTTTAAAAGCTAGTAACGAAACCGAACTCGAAAAATTAAAAGATATTATATATGCAGGCTAACATTATAAATTTAGGTACAATACCTTCTACGGATTCCTCTGCAAAGAAAATCCTACTAGCGGAAGATATTATATCACAGTTGCTGCCACTCTTTCATGAAGAGATAGAAGAAAAAAAGAGCCAGCTAGAAAGAAACAGAAGTGATTACTTAACACTTAAAGATAAGATCGACAGGAATAGAATTCTTCTTAGACGTGTGAGCGTTGATACGAAGAGACAAATTCTAATAAAGCAAATATTAAATCAGATCAACACATTAGTTGAATTTGAAGTAATATTTGGTGGAAATAGAAATTCGATTATTCAAATTCTTCAAGATTTAGATTCAATGAGTATAAAGCAATTATCTTCTAGCATAAAAACACTTCAAAAAATAAAAAAAAGAAGTATTCAAAAGGTTCTAAAATAAAAAGATGAAAGATTTACTCCTTGAGTCATATAAAACAACCAAGAAGTTTACTGGTCTAGATCCTTCAAAACCTGGATGGATTCGTCAAATTGTAAACAATGACGAACATTTCGATATTTATACAAGATCGTTATGTGAGGGTTTGAAAGAAGAAGATCATAAGGGCTTTAAGCTCTTGGCTGAAAATACAAGAAAGACGCTGTTAGAGAATTCTCTATACCAGCTCAATCCATATGAAACATTAGCACTTCCTCTGTTAAGAGTTTTCTATCCGAAAACTATTGCAAAGGAATTAGTAACTGTTATTCCTATGGACAAGCCAGAAATCGTTAGAGGGTTCGTAAGAGCTACATTTAATAGATTTGGTGATTCCAATAATTATAATGCACCGTCGAATACTGATATCTCAGCAGGGCCATCTATTGGTACCCCTGTTGTAGCTACAGCGGCAACTAATGCAACTACCGATATTTTGGCAGTAGCAGGATTGACCGCAGACGTTGCACATATCGAGAAGACCTTCAAAATTACGAAGGTAACCGATACTGGTCTAGGTGATAGCTTAGAAGTTGACATTGAGCCTACAGTTGATGGTGAATTTTCAGCATCAGTATCACTTCCTGCCGGAGATGATGTGATCACGGGTCGTATTGATTTTAATACGGGTACTCTTGATCTTGCATCAGTCAATAGCATTGTAGATACTATTGACTTCACAGCAACAGTATCATTAGAAGAAAACACAATCAATCCTAGAGTAACATTTAATATTGATAAGCTGAGACTATTCGCAAAGGATCGTCAGATCTCGACCGAATGGACAATCCAGTACGAGCAAGACATTAAAGCGTTGTTTAATGTCAGCACTCAAGCAGAACTTGTTTCTGTTATTGGACAGCAAATTGTATTGGATATCGACAGAGAGATTGTCAATTCCCTAATTACAGCAGCAGAGAAGCTTGCCGGTGCAAGTCACTCAGCTACATTTGCTAAAACACCACCTCCAACGTACACCTGGGGTCCGAAGCAGTGGCTAGAAAATGTCACACCTAAGCTGAACGATCTTAGTGCTGTAATTTATAACGATACAAACATAGCTGCTGGTAATGTTATTGCTTGCAATCCATTAGACGCTGCTATTTTTGAGTCCTTACAGGATTATCGTTATACTGGAGGTTCTTCAGAAGATGGTGACTTAGGTTACGAGACTGCCACGGTAAATCACGGAAAATGGAAGGTTCTAGTTTCCAATGTTGTGCCACAAGGTAAATCAGTAATTGTTTACAAGCCAACAGAAGAAATTAGAGCGACATATATCTTTAGTCCATATGTTCCTGCCGTACTTACACCGTACCCACTTGGAAATACTCCGAGTTTAACGGTGTTAAGTCGCTATGGTACACAGTTGATTAGACCTAAGGGTATTGCTGTATTGAATATAGATCCTTGATGTTTTAAGTTTCTAGAAAATTTTCCCATGTTGTCGAAAGACAGCATGGGGATTTTTCCGGGAATAAGAAATGAGAGGGGGTTATATATTTGTAGAACATATAAAATAAAGGAGTTATTATGAAAATTGAAATCGAGAAAGCAATAGTTAATATTAATCCTAAAGGAATATCTAGATCTTTGAAATATAAACATCCAGATATTTTAACTATACTAGAAAAGCATAAAGAAACTCATAAAACATCTAATATATGTGAATCAATATTTTGGATATTAAATGATTTAATTAGCCCTCCATTATGTAGTAACTGTTTAAAAAAAATAAAATTTAAAGGTCTAACTATAGGATATCCTGATCCTTGTGTTCAATGTACTTCAGTTAAAAGACAAAAACAGACAACATTAGATCGATATGGTGTAGATAATATAAACAAATTAGAATCAACTAAACAAAAAATAAAAGAAACATGTTTAAAACGTTACGGTGTAGAAAGTCATAATAAATTAAAATCAGTAAAAGATAAAAAGAAGAAAACACTAATTAAAAATTATGGGGAAGAAGGATTAAAGCATTCTGATATTTTAGAAAAAAGAAGGAAAACATCATTAGACCGATATGGTGAAGAACATCATCTAAAGACTAAACGGGGGATGGAAAAACAGAAAGCTACATTATTTAAGAATTATGGTGTAGATAGCCCAATGAGAATAAAAGGGATGTCTGAACGATTTAAAAAAGTATGGGTAGAAAAGAATTTGGAATCATATGTAAAAAGATTGATTAAAGTTAGAGGTTATAAACTAATTTCTAGTTATGTTAATTCACATTCTAATATAACGTTAGAATGTGAGAAGGGTCACCATTTTGAAATTCTATGGAATTCATTTCAACAGGGAAATGGTACTTGTCCAGAGTGTTATCCTTTAAAGAAAGGAATATCTAAACCTGAGAAAGATATAAAAGAATATATTGAATCATTGGGTTTTGAATGTAGTCATAAAAATAGATCTATTATTACTCCATATGAGATAGATGTTTTAGTAGACGAAAAAAAATTGGCGATAGAGTATTGTGGTCTATGGTGTCATAGTAGTGGGGGAAATGTCCCATTCACTGCTAGTCCAGATCAACACTTAAAAAAGTTAAATCGTTGTGAATCTAAAGGGTATCATCTACTAACTATATTTGAAGATGAATGGTTAAATTCAAAAGATGTAGTCCTATCTATTATAAAATTAAAGTTGGGCAACGTAACTACTAAAATTCCTGCTAGAAAATGTGAAATACGAGAGATCTCATATAAAGTTAAACATGAGTTCATAGAATCTAATCATCTTCAAGGTGATAAGGCATCTACTCATAATATTGGCTTATATTATAATGAAGCTCTTGTATCAGTAATGTCCTTTTTATGTTTGAATAAACAACATAAAAAATTCGAGATAGCTAGATATTGTACTACCCCAGATACAATTATACAGGGTGGTGGATCTAGATTACTATCTTATTTTAAGAAGAATTTTGATTGGACTGATCTTATTACATATGCAGATAGAAGATGGTCTACGGGTAACTGTTATCATAAAATGGGATTCGTATTAGATTATACTACAAATCCTAATTATTGGTATTGGGGAAAATCTATAAAAGGCAGAAAGCATAGATTAAATTATTCTAAAAGATGTCTTGCACAAATGGAAAGTTATGATGACGAATTATCTGAATTTCAAATAATGACATTAGAGGGATATTCATGGATTCATGATTGTGGAAATATTAAATTTTCTATAAAAAATATCTAAAAAAAAGACCCGAAGGTCTCTTCTAAAATGATACAGAGCATGGGTCCACCATGTTGATTACTTACGGCTCTTATAGGAGAAATCCTATGCATTTCTGTCGACCGTAATGTCTAGCTTTCCACGTCACACCCCCACTTCTATTCATGGGAAAATGCCCGATCTATGCCACTAGATACCCAAAAGGAAACTTCTGCATGGATCTGATTATTTGTATGTGTGTGGGAATAATAATGTTTGGGTTACATTATTATTTGTTATGTCACATGCCATCCACATGCCATCCACAGGTTCTTCTAGTGTCAGAAGAACCTGCTTCATTCCACAGATTATTTGACTTCTCGTCAAATATGCGAAAGTTATATAGACTTCAACTCTCTTCTGCTTCATTTTGATATATGTATAGTAGGAATACCCCATAAAAAGACCCGAAAGTCTCTTTTTATGAAATGATTATTAGCATTCTTTCTTTCCTAATTGTTTTTTGAAATGAGTTGCCTCTGTTCTGCCCATTCCTGATGCAATAGGTGTGGCTTCTCCCATAAATATAGGACTTCTCTTTCCTCTTACATCTTCAGCGTAAAATACAGCATACGATCCAGTGTCGTCGCCGTTGTATTTTTTAATTGAATATTTTCTAGGCTTCATCTTCTGGGTGTCCTATATCGTTAGGTAGTGGAAAGGTAGATTGGATTTTTCCACAATCTGCACAGTATGAGAAAGTTATCCGGTTACCAGATCCGATTTTTCAGTTCAGGCGGAATATCCCCTTCCCATTCAATCGATCCCATTGTAGCAGCAAACTGCTCTGTACATTTTGCAGTTACCGATATTAACCTAGTACATATATGTGTAAGTACATCGTCTAGTATTGGCATTGTTACTCCTTATTGTAGTAGTTCGAATTCATATTGATGGTCAGATATATTGAGTTGAACACCAACATCCATACAATTGATATTCTTCCAATCCAATAAAATTGTTGAATGTGGATAATTACTGTCTAATACTAATCTAATAAACCATCCACACATGTATCTCTTTTGGACGGCTAACACATTATATATTTTGCCAGTCGTTCTTGATTTAAACCTCCTGTCACGCAACTGATGGGTATCCAATACTATTACTCTTTCCTTTGATTTCCCCACCGATTTGAATTCCTTTTCTACTTTTAATGCTAGACCTGCATCAAATCTATTTCTAGTTCCACTTTCAGACCATTCAATGACGTAATCACTATGGGGAAATAACAGACCCCCACCCCCTTCCGATAATTTATTTGAAATGAGGAACGAGTAGTAAAATAGAAATATAATCATCATGACAGTAACAACATACAATACAATAGAACCCATATCCAATCTCCGTTAAAAATTAATGTTCAAAGATAAATATATATATAATAGTATATTAAAAAAAGGGAATTTCCTCCCCCATTCTTAGACTTAGTTAAACGAATTTATCTGTGCTAAAAGATAAATATATAAAAGATGACACCCATAGGGTACAATGAAAATACCCTAGGGGTGTACATTTTAGATGCAGTTGGTAATGTCGTAAAGCTCACCACCAAACATCATTTCTGTTACTCCACGACCCAATGCCTTCCGCAACATTGTCTTTGTGCCTTTTAATGTTTTGAATTCTGCTGGTTTGAACGTCCCATTGACTTCTAAGAAGCTAACACTGATGGCATCTTCCGGGATGTCATCGAGTCTGAATTCATTGATTGTGGGTTCACTCACAAGAATTGGATCATCCTTGATGGCCAGGATGGGGGGATGAGGAGTACCCAATTCAACTACTTGAACGTCAGGAGCCTGATAAGGAGTAATAGGATACTTCTTGAGCAGTTCCCTTGTTAAACGATGTCCAGCCCCAATCAGATATTTCTTGAGGTTACTGGTCACCAACCTGTATTGTTTGTCGTAGTCACCAATCTGCAGATTTGGATCTGGGTACATGAACTTCTTTTCCATAACATCTCCATAGGATGTTGGGTTAAATGTTATATTCAAAAATTAATATATATAGACAATATTGTGTTATAACGGCCCACATATAAGAACAAAATTATAATAAACTTTTTTTTAAGATGAACTTATAAAGTGATGCTTTAGGAGAATTAGATGGATTTTCATGGAATTGATATGCAAGGGCCGTTTATCACGGAACGAGTTTCTGTTATTCCTCCCGCTCAAGAAGCTATAGATGAACCAGGACGTTTCATATTCAACCTAGCAGATGAAACTACTTATGTTGGAACAAGTACAGGTTGGAGAGGGGTAGTTGGAACAGGGCCAGGAATTACTAACCACTCCCAATTACAAGGATTACTTAATGATGATCATGATCAATACGCTTTAAGAACTGATTTAGAATCAGGAGGAGATCAAGATGTAGACTGGTCTAGATTAGTAAGTACCCCAAGTCAAATAACTAGTCTGTCATCTAATCAATTATTTGATGCATTAGATGCTAACTCTAAAAACATTGTTAATGTAGATAAATTAAATGTGGGTGCAGCAACTACTCCTACTGAACGAATTGAAGTTTCTAGTGCTATAAAAATTGGAATGTCGTTAGGTAGTGCTGATGGTACTATTAGATGGACTGGATCTGATTTTGAAGGTAGAAAAGCTGGAGCATGGGTATCATTAACTGGTGCTAATGAAGGAGGGTGGTTTAACTAATGGCTAGAAATCCAGACGATCCTAAAAAAACATTACATGGTCACATTTATCTTCCCGATCTTGGAGAAAAGGGAACGGAAGCTATAACCAAATTTAATGATGCACAAGAAGACCTAGATGAACATATTAGAACTCAAGAAGATAGATCATATGCACTACCTCCTGTTATTGCGTATGCACTAGATCCTCCAAATATTGAAGATCTATTTAGATTAGATTATCTTCCTAGTTGGCAAAATATTAGGGGATTATGGAATTTTAATGATGATAGTACAACTAATCATGCAGTTGATGTTAGTTTCTGTGGAACCTCAGGTGGAGCTAATTTTACAGGATTAGTAAAAGAGGATAATAACTGGTTCTCTGGCGTAGCTGAAGAATGGGATGGAGTTGAATGGGATGGAGTATTTAATAATCTTCCTGCTGAGTTAGAAGGTCCATTCTTGAGATGTGACTCAACTGAAGATTTCGCCGCTGAAGTTCCTGGCGTATTACATAATCCTGGAACTGGTTTTACTATTGATTTCTGGTTCTGTCCTACTAAAGATATAGATGGCACTACATATGACGGATTCACTTATCTATTTGCTAAAGTTAACTCTGCCCTTAGAAATGTAAACAATGTATGGATTTCAAATGAAATCTTTATGGGGGTGTTTTCTGCAATTGATGGAAATCAGGGTGGTCAACTTGGAGTATTTACTCACAGATCACCATCCGAAGGAGCTCAAGTATATGCAGTTGATGATGCTGATCCTTTATATTCTGGAGTATATACTTTAGAAAACTCATGGGGGGCTGGAACATGGCATCATGTTACTATATCATGGGGAACAACTAATGGTCTAATATTATGGATAGATGGACAAACTGGCTGGGCAGGAAGTTCAGTTGGAACCGCAACTACAATGTATACTCCGGGAAGAAAACACAATCTAACAATTGGTGGTTACTGGAGTGGCCCATCTGAAGCATTAAATAAACCCGATATGCTAGTTTCCAATTTAAGAGTTAGCAACACCGAAAGGGATCAATTGTATGTAGATACTGTATATGGGGGCGGAGATGGTTACACAGGCTCCTATGATAGCAATACAATCGCTTACATAAAATTTAATGAAGGGTCAGGCAAAGAGGCATACAATTCAATTCCGCTTCAGTCAACCAATTTTCCTTCTTATGGTAATCCTGGAGTTGTAAAATCCGGAATAGTTTATCAAGCAGATAGAACCGTATTAGAAGAAGAAGGTCCAACTGGATCTGCATTATTTAATGATGACAATGAAGAATATCTTGATTGTGGAGCAGAACCACATACTAATCTTATTGCACATGAAACTAAAGTTGCAGGTGGATTCACATTTCAAACTGCAATAAAATTAAATGAATTAAACAAAGATCAATGTATCATTTCTAAATGGGATGAGTTTAATGATCAACGACAATTATATGTTGGTATTGATTCTAATAATAGAGTAGAAGTAAAAATAGGATTAGATGGATTATATGATTCTACTGCAAGTCTTTCTTCTGATGTTGTCAGCTATCCATTTATAACAGTTGCAGATGCAGGATTAGATATAGCTAATGGAACATATGTTGATCAAGAAGGTTGGGAAGGTTTATCTCTAGATTCAACAGGAATATATGATGGTGTTCCATATCTTAAAATGGAAAATTGTGAAGATCCTACATACAATGGGGAATTTGTAACTGAAGCTGATTGGGAAACAATTCACGGAATAACCGATTCAACTCAATCATTTACAATTTCTAATGCGGGAGTGGATGATGTAAATGGAAGCTGGATGGATAAGACCAAACATGAAGAAGTATATCCACCTACTGGAGTAATGACTGAAACTAATTTTGATACATTCGATAGTACCGCATCGTTATACGAGGTAGTGATAACTGATATTAATGATGTAGTAGATGGAGTGTTTGAGTGGACCAATTTAACTGGAAGTGATGGCGTATCCATATGGGGTCGAGATTCAACTGCTGGATATGATTTATACTTATACAGAGAAAGTACTGGTTGGGTAATAAGAGATGGAACTACTGACACTGATAATTTATATTACTGGTTCCATAAGCGTCCAGGTGATAGATTGGACGTTCCTCCATCTCATTGGTTTGCTAGAATTAATGAACTTGATCAACAGCTAAGTATAGGTGCTGATCGTGGGCCAACTGCAGTAGTTAGAACAGTATCTGGTCAAATTGAAATTGATTCAGAAATAAAAACAACTGTTACATCTGCTGGAAATGATTATTTTAATGGAGATTATCTAAGACTTGGAGAGACACTAAATGGTGTCGATATATGGTGTAGCACTATACATGATGATGCATTAATTATATGTGATTATTTATATGGTGATACTGATTTAGCTGATGAATGGAAAAAATGGTGGATGGGTATTAGACCTAGAGATCATGGATTTGGTGGATTTAGATATCATTTTTATGCCCCATATCAAATAACTGATATTGAAGATCAAGCTCCTCCTGCATTTCTTAAAGGATATACTGGATTCAATGCTCTTGGTGAATACATCGATGAATCAGGATCTGATGCAGCACAACTTAAAACTTATCTAGAAGATGGATCAAAATTTAATCCTGATCTAATTTGGTTTCATACGGTTGAAGGGGTTACTGAAAATATGTATCGTCATGAAGATGATGATTCTCTTATCTTAACTAAATTAAGATTGGATGGAATGACAGTAACTCAATGGTATATGGCTCATTATACTGATTGGGATGAATTTGGATATTACTATACTTATCTATATGATAATGTAGCAGGATCTACAATTAAGGATATTCCGTCCTCATTCAATGGGATAGTTGACAATATTCCTATTCCTATTATTATAAAAAATAATAATAAGGAAAACTTTGTTTGGACTCAAGAAAGTCAACCTGTATGGAGAAATGTTCAAGATTCTAATGTAATCATGTGGAATAATGTTGCATCATGGGAACCGACATATCATGGTTGGTATTTGGCTACAAGTGATATATTACCTAGACGTGATTTCACTACGCCTTATAGTGCAGATTATTTTCCAACGACATGGTATTCATGGTCTGATTTTCAAGAACCAGTATCATTATATTATCCTCTACAGTGGACAATAGATGATAGAACAGTGTGGAGAAATACTGTTGATCCACATCTAGTTATTAGACGAAAAGATTTCGGTGATAATTTAATCTACTGGCAAATAGCATATGGGTTAGATAATAATAGAGATTATTATTTTACCGCAGATAATGTTTCTAATGATGGAAGTGTTCCTGATGGCAAGTGGGTTAATAATGCAACTCTTGCATCTACTCCACTTGCAACAGTTGAATATTTTGCATCAGATAAAATAGTTCAAACTATATCTAATCTTATTTTAAGAGATCCTGGAAGTGAACACGTATCTACTTTATCAAATAGTACTATAGATGATTTAAATTGGCATTGTATCCACGTATCATGGAATTCTCAAATTGATAACGGTAAGGCTAATATCTTTATTGATGGAGTAGAAGAAACATCTTATGATCTACGAGAATTAAATAAAGGGTCTATTCCTTATATTACACAAGATGGAACAATTCTACCTTGGGCAAACTTGAATATCGGAAGAGTACAATCATCATCAACTGGTCTTCCTGGTAACTATCTAGATGCCAGATTAGATCTTACTATTCTATGGGGAACATATCTAGAAACTAAAGATGTACTAAGACAATGGAAACATCTATTAGAAGGTGCTCAAGACGGAGACAGATTCTACATTGATGACCCTGGAAAGTATTACGATAACATAAGAAAACAATTTATAAAAAGACCAGCATCTGGAGTATGGGAAGGAAACGATACAAGATTCGCAGAATGGAGACTGGATCCAGTTACTGGCTTATTTGGTTGGAATATAGTTCCAATACAAAAGATTGCTGGAGTATTCTGGAATCAATCAAAAGCAGGATTAGACTCATGGATGCCACCTGAATTTTATGAACAATTTGGAGATTATGGAGCTTCTGGTTCCTTTGCAATATAATGAAAATTACATATCTAACTAAACAGAATTCAGATACAGCTCCACAAGTTGGAGTAGAAGTTGCTAGTTATGACTTTGAGTCTAACAAAATTGGTCCTGGTATAGTCAGTGACATTGATCAACTAAGTACCACCGAAGTTTCATTTTTGATGGTTGATACTGGAGCCAATTTAGTTATCCCACAAGATACTAAAATTTGGTCTACTAAAGAAGGTTGGAAAGAAGCTAAACAATTAACATCTGATGACATTCTAATAAGTGTAGAAGGGAAGAATATTGGCATTTTGAGTTGCGAGAATGTAACTCTAGGGGAACCTCATTCTTATTCTGATATTGAAACTACTCCACATCATAATTATTTTTTAAGTGGATTACTTGTACACAATCAAGGTGGTGGTGGGCCAGCACCTAGTCCTCCACCGCCTCCACCGCCATCTCCACCGCCTCCACCACCTCCTCCACCCCCTCCTCCACCGCCTCCACCGGCACCACCGCCTCCTCCTCCTCCTCCAAGTCCACCGCCACCTAGTTCTCTACCGCCTCCACCGCCCCCTCCACCTCCGCCCCCTTCTCCACCGACTCCACCTCCTGGACCTCCGCCTCCTCCACCGTCATCTCCTTCACCGCCAAGTCGTCCGTCCCCCCCTGCACCACCACCTAGTCCTGCACCACGGCCACCTCCAGCACCAAGACCACCTCCAAGAAGACCAGCACCAGCACCCCCTCCTGCCCCACCAGCACCACCAGCACCTCCACCCCCAGGTACTACACCTGTAACTATTACAGTGGGCACAAGCCTATCATTAGGTGCAAGCAATTTAACACTTAATAGAGTCACATTACAATTTGTAGCAGGTCTCTATACAGGATCAATTGTAGCTGCAGGAAGCAGTGTAGCAGTAGATGATTGTCCATAATGAGAAATTATAACTAATGTCTTTATATAAAACAACTGAAGGAAAATTATTAATTAAATCTGGCTCACTTATGGATGAGTGTTGCTGTTCATCAGATTGCAATGAAGATAGCCTTTGTAATTCTTGTACTCCACAGTTATGTGATTCTTATACAGTAACATTTAGCGGGTTAAGTGGAGACTTAGCGAGTTATAACGGAGTTCATAGTGTATGGTTCCAATGGTCCAGCATGGGACTCAATTGTGAGTGGAAGGTTTATCCATTTACATATAATCCATCTACAGTTAACTTGTTTTATAGTCTGTCTGCTCCCATTAGATGGGCTGTAAAAATAGACCATTACTATGGATCAGTGGGACCGAATTGTCATAAAGAGTGGGGACATTATATTACTTTCCCTGGGGAGGAATGTGATCCGACAGATAATTATACTCAACATGGTGCATGTATAGAGACTACTTGTGCTGGTATGTGTACAGCAAATACCGGCGGTATAGCTACAGTATCATAATACATGTCTAAAACCTTTTTCGATTCTGATCATTGTTTATCTAGATCTCATTGTAAAACATGTAGAGATATAAAAGAAGGAGATAGTTTTAGACAAAGTTTAGCTAATACGTTTTCCGATCTAGAGGATTCGTCATTTGAATGCCCATTTGGTGTCCCATGGTCAAATGAACCAACTTTTTTAGATAAATTAAAATCTATAACGGCAGAAGTTAAAAAAGTATTATCTGCTGAAGAAAAATTAGCAGAAGATGAATTAGTTGAAAAAAGATTATCTATTTGTCAAGGAACTGAAACCATACCAAAATGCGGAATGTATAATGAAGAAAAGGATACTTGTAGAAAATGTGGGTGTATTGTGAAATACAAAACAAGATTGAAAGAAGGATCATGTCCTGAAAAGAAATGGTAAATAGATGATCTTCAAGAACAAATTATTAAATTTTAATCTTTAAGTTAAAATCATGAAAAATCTACTAGATATATTTATGAAGTTATTTCTTCATTCATGGATTGGTGATATACAATTCTTTAAAGCATTTCCGCCTATTATTATAGGAAACGTTAGATATAAATTGAAAGGTCACGATCAACGAAAAATATTAAAAATCTTGAAAGAAGGGGATATTTTATTACGTAAATATGATAGCTATTTGACTGGTCTATTGGTTCCTGGAAATTATAGTCATGTTGGGTTATACGTTGGGAATGATACGATCATTCATTCTGTAACCAAATATGGTGTATCAGAAGAAGACATACTAACATATCTAAGAGCAGATCATATTGAAATATTACGGGTAGAAAAATATGATCTTGATGAAATTATAAAAGTTATAAATACTGCTAAAAGCCAATTAGGGGTAGATTATGATTATACATTTGAGGGTCATGATGATAGTAGATTCTATTGTAGTGAACTTATAAGGTATTGCTACAAAGATTATCCTAATGTTAATATTCCAACTGACGAAAAATTATCACCAGATGGATTATTAAAAGGTAAGTTTATATCAATATTTAGAATCTAATCAAAAAGAACAATTAAATAGGTAATAGTATAATGAGTGTTGACGAGTCTATGATTAATGTTGTAATTGTGTTGGGTGTCGGGGCGTTTGTAATAAAAATAATGTTTGACTTAATTAAACCTCTTATATTTAAGGACCCTGATCAAGTGGGAAAAGTGTTAGAGAATTTAATAAACGTTGTCCATATTGAAAAAACATTGTCGGGGTTATCTGCTAACCAACTAAGCCATTCGGCTAAATTGATTGAAATAGAAAATCAGTTTAATAAGATATGGGAAGCATTAGAACGACAAAAAGAAACTGAAGTTAGATTGCAACAAATTGAAAAACAAAGCGATAAAATATCTATGACATTGGAAGATTTAAGATCATTAGTATCAAGTCTTACTACTCATATTGAAGTTATGGCAGTTAAGATGGGAATAGTTCCGTAGAACAAATTAAAATAAAGTGTAATGGGATATAATCATGATACCTGATCAAACTAGAGCCGTAGATCCTTTCAGTTCATATGAAAGTGATAACGTAAATAAAATTACCCGCCTATTAACTGCGGGAGAAGATAGAATTGCAAGAGAGGTTGATCTCGCAGTTACAAAGTTAAATGATACTACTCTGCGTATTACTGATGGTGTGGCTATTAAAGATGATCTAATGATTCATGTTAAAGAATCTAATCTAAATGGTTATACTGATTTCGATGTTACTATTGCTGACAACTACATCGTGAGAGTTGGTGAGTCTGGATTAATGGATGGAGCAGGTGATGCGTATATGGTATTAGATTATCAGTATGCTAAAGTTGCAACCGCACCAGAAGCAAAATTAATGTTACTAAAAGATCCTGTAGATTTTACAACAGATCTATATGTATTCTTAGCCAAAGTAACTTTCAGTGCTACAAATGTAGTATCAGTAGTTGTTGATAATGATGGTGCAGTTATAAGGAAAGTAGCAAATTTAGTTGATGGGTACACTGATGTTGCTGCAAGAGCAGCGGATGCTACCAATCCTGTTACTAATCATCAAGCTGCTGCCGCATCAGATTACAACAAGATAATAACAACTAATAAAACAACTGGAGATATTGAATTACAGGCACCAGAAGCATTCTTACAACCAGGACAAAATCTTGATCTTGAATGGCCTGTTTCAGAAACCCCAGTACTAGTTACTCATAACTTAGGCATAATGCCATTAGTTCAAATTATTGATAATGATACAGGTTCTTCTGACAAGGGAGAAGTTATCTCGGCTATTGTAAAACATACTGATACAAATTGTTTCACTGTTGATTTTGCTCCACCACAATCGTCTCCATTTGATTTTAGAGTTACATTACCAATAGTCATAGCAATTCCATAAATGAATGGCATTTCTTAATTGTGATGATAACGATCGTAAAATAAACGACGCATTGTTTGTGCTATCTAATAACGCCGACGTATTAGAAAGGGCAGTAAATAATCAAGTTGAGGAAATTGATACTTATATTAATGATGGAATACTTAGTGCCACTAGTGTAGTTGATGACGCTATAAAGGAAGTAGATGGTAAGATAAAAGGCGTATTCCCTGATTGGACTGATAGATTGAATAATATAGATGACGCATTAGGGACATATGATAAAACTCTAGACGACTTCAAGAATGCAATATTAACTTGCAAACAATCACAGTTAGCCCCATTTATAAATAAACTAGGAATAGAAGTTCCTGAAGGTATTATAGATCCATTTGCGTTTTCTTCATCTGAAATAAGAAAGAAGATACGAGATCTAACATTCTTTCCTACACGATATCTACAATCTATTAAATCAGAATTAATAGAGGATGCTGTTTCTACTGTTCATGCTTTGTCTAATGATATAAGTGAATTTATAAATGGAACAATATTAGAAGAGTTTGATGATAGATTTGGAAAAAAAATAGCTAAGGTTGCTAGAGAAGTAGAGCTTTTATTGAATTGTTTTGGAGCTGTAAAATGCGGAAGTAACATAACAAAGTTTAAAGATCGTTATGGTGAAACAATGGCAAAGCTACCTATATATCCTCCATTTGAATTACCATCTGACGGGGCATTGAAACCATTTCCCCCTTATACATTTAATAGTGGATCAGTTATAGATTCAGTTACTACTCTTACTACTACTCAAAAAACTAACTTCAAAAATGCTGCTGCATCTGCTAAAAATGCAATGAACTACACTAGAAGTATAATAGGAAAGATATAA